GTATCCGGGCGGCGCCGCCTACTTCGGTGGCGTGCTGCTCCCGGACGGTCGCGTGTTTTGCGTGCCAGCCAGCGCGACGACTGCGCGCATTTACGACCCAGTCACCAACACGCTCACTACGCCCAGCGGCTCGTATCCAGGCGGCACCGCCTACGGCGGTGGCGTGCTGCTCCCGGACGGTCGCGTGTTTTGCGTGCCAACCAACGCGACGACTGCGCGCATTTACGGAGGCGGTCGTTCGTTCGATGTAAACGTCCTGTTGTCTGCATATTTCAACAAGTTCTAACAAAGCGAATAGGAGAATTAATACATGATTACATTTACTCACAAAAGTCGATTTGCCGTAGTCACCGCCATCATGGACGGTCGCTACTCGCTAGAAGAGTTTTCATCGGAGCAGGATTTTCGCACCTGCCAGCCGCCGCTTGTCACTCATTCGCTGCGCGGCAGGCCAAACTCAACCGACATCCTGGCTGCCCTGCCTGATGGATACGCATATTCCGGCGATGAGCCGCTGCCAGACGAGCCTAGTATTCCCGACTCCATTTCCGCCCGCCAGATTCGCCTCTGGCTCGTCTCGCATGGCGTCAGCCTCGCGATGGTCGATGCAGCCATCGACGGCATCCAAGACGTTATGACGCGGGAGAGCGTGCGAGTCGAATGGGAATACGCCCCGCACGTTGAGCGAACCCACGCATGGCTCGTGCAGATGGCTGCGGCTCTTGGGCTCACCGAAGCCCAGGTCGATGTCGCGTTCCGCGAGGCATCCACGCTGTGACCACCCCCACCCCTGCCGCCTTGCTCATGGCAAACGGCCGCTGCTGCGGACGGCGATGCGTCAACTGCCCGTATACGCCGAGGTGGGTGGCGGGGGCGAGGCAGGTGAAGTGATGCTCCTCCGCTGGCTGCGAGCCACCGTCGAGTCGTTCGGCTCTCCAAGGTCAGGCTCGTGGCCTCGCGTTCGTCGAGATCATCTCGCCAGGGAGCCAGCGTGCATCGCCTGCGGGCGGGGCAAGTCTCTAGAAGTCCATCACGTTGTCCCGGTGAGCCAAGACTCGTCTCGGGAACTTGACCCAGGAAATCTTGTCACGCTGTGCGGCGAGCCGTGCCACTTCGTTTTCGGGCACCTGCTTTCGTGGACGATATCAAACCCGCATGTGCGAGAAGACGCGGCGAGATACTTAGAGAGGCGGCAGGGAGCAAAACCCGCTTGACTCGCACTCCGGCGTCACTACCATGCGGCTTTGTCTGGATAAGGACACCGCCGCATGACTCTCCCCAATGAGCGAACCTGGGCCGTGATTCGGGCCCAGGACTTTCTCCTGCGGCTCTCGAACGTCTATGCCGAGGGCGGAATCAAGGGGATACGCCGCGAGGTTCGCGAAGAGGCGAGGCGAGTTCTGCGGCACTTCCCACACCCGCACGACCTTGGAGACAAAGACTCGTTCGATGCGGCTGCCGTCAACGAGTGGTACGAGAGATATGAGCCAAGACATCGTTCAGAGACTTGAGTATCTGGCTGAAAACACCACGTTTTTGGCTGCCAGGCCTGCGATTCGCGAGGCCGCCGACGAGATCGCGTCCCTGCGGGCCAAACTCGCCAACGCGAATCTTGAGCGGCGAGTGGCGGCGTTGGAGCGATTGTCCGGTGCCGGCAAATCGGCAGGCGAGGACAATGATTCGCCGGGCGAGGGCTGGCGGTGGGTGGAGGCTGACGAGGCCCTGATGGCTGGAGACGAATACATCGGGAGTGACGGCGGATGGCGCAAATCTCAGTTGCTGGGGCGGCCGTGTGAAGACGAGCACGCCTACCGCCGTCGCATCGACGCCAAATCAAATCATGACGCCGCGCCGGCGGCGAGAGCCCAGTTGCCGGAGGCGGATCATGCCGCCTGTCGGAGTCGCGAGAGCGATGCGGGCACCGGCAATCAGACTGCTCCACCATGCGTGGAGACAGATCGCGACTCGTCGCGCAAGTGTGTGCCACCAGCCGCCGCAACGCAGCGCGTCGGCAGCGACGAGTGGCGGCCCCTAGACGCGGGCGCCCCGACAAGGGATCACGCAGCGGGTGGGCGGGGGCGAGATACACAGGAGCCAGTTGCGTGGGCTGTCATGCTCGCGGGCGGTGAACGCATCTACGATGTCTATGCCATCGAAGAGGACGCCAAGGCGATTGACGAGGCAGTAACCGGGAATCACGGTATCGTCCCGCTCTACCGCCAGCCCGCGATCACCGCAGAGGAGTGCGAGGCGATTGAGTTGGCCGCCTACGATCACCTCTACCACCCAGACCCTGGCGGCCGGGCGCAGTGGATACGAGAGCAGTTGCTTGGGCTACTGGCGAGGACGAAATGAGCGACACCGCCACACTTGTTCGGGCCTTGCGTGTCCTCGCTCGCGACATCCATTGCGAGGACGGGATCGCCGTGCAGTGCATCACAGAGGCGGCCGACGCGATTGAGCGACTGCGGCTCACCGACGAGGAGCGGGAGGCGATTGAGATTGCCATCGGGAGAGAGTTGGACGCCGAGTGGTACGGCGGGCCTGAGCCCGGCAGAGTGGTGGCGCTTCGCGGCCTACTGGAGCGGACGAAATGAGTCCTGATGCGGGCATCATGTCATGGGAGCAGGCGGATCAGATCATGCAGGATCAGCGGGCCGAGATCGAACGGCTGCGCGAGGCCATCCGCCGACTCGCGGATCAGGACGCCACGCTGTCGGTGTGCGACGGCAACGTGACTGTGACGATGGATAGCACGCTCACCGACGAGGAGCGGGAGGCGATTGAGGTTGCGGCCATGATCTACGAGCAAGGCGCAACGCAGATGGGCCACGTTGAGGACGGAAAGCGGGCGGTTGCGTTGCGGGCCATGCTGGAACGGATAGGTTGAGAACGACACGGATCAGGAGCGGCGAACTATGAACACTGACAACACGCATGACGCGGCCGAGCCGTCTCTTGCATCCGCTGGTTCTCACGGGTCGGCATCGCGATGGAACGGCGTGCCTGTAGCCTGGGCAGCGGTCGGAAAGAACGGCGTGCCGCTGTGGCTGGCGTACCATCGGCAGGACGCCCAAGGTGCGGTTGTCGGGATGGCGCAGGTCGTCCCGCTCTACCGCAACCCGCAGCCTACGCTCACCGCCGAGGAGCGGGGGGCGATTGAGATTGCCATCCCGTTTCTGCCCGACGGCCCATACACCGAATACGACGGGACGCCACGCCCTGACCGCAGGGCTACGCTCCGCGCACTGCTTGAGCGGACAAAGTGAGAACGCTTGCGATCAGCGGCTCTGTCCGCTGCATCGCTTGGTTCTCTCTCGTCGCTATCCGATTGGCTACAATGCTGGCATGGCAAAAAAAATCGACCCCGATGAATACGTTCGCGTCGGCACCGCCGCAAAGATGGCAGGCGTCACGCGGGCCTACATCAACCGGCTCATCTCACAGGGCCGCCTGCCCGGCGTCAGGATCGACGGCCAGAACTTCGTCAGGCGGTCGGATGCGGAAAACTACGGGAAAGGCGAGAAAAACTAAACCGCTGGACAGCCTGTATCCGACTGGATACCATATGGGCATGGCAAACACAATCAAAAAGCCGCTGACGCAGTGCGGGATGTACGGCCACCGCGCCCGCGTTGTGGCTCGCGACGGCAGCAACGTCACCTATCGGTGGCCGTGCGGCTACGAGCGGACAGAGGTGCTGACGAACGGAGTCGGCAAGTTGAAGAAGCCGATGTCGCCAGACATGGTGGCGTTTTTTTCCCGCTACTGGTCGGACGGCGTGACATACGAGTGTCCGAAGTGCCGCAGGGCTGCCCAACGGGCGAGCAAGAAATAAGAGAACGCCAGCGATCAGCGGCTCGTCCGCTGCATCGCGTGGTTATGCTTTTTCAACGAAGGAGACAGACATGACGAAGATCGAACTGCTGCAAATGCTCACTGACATCGCCCGAGACTTCCGCAATGACGCTGACCACTACCAGCGAAATGCTCATATGCACACTGTCACGGAATGCCCGCCGCAGGATGTAATCGACACCATCCTGACGGGATTCATCAACCGAGTCGGCACGCGGCAGGGCGTCGATTACGCCTTGTATGTGAGCGACTTGGCGGCTCCAAAGACACCGGCGCTGCGGTAGTGGCATAACGCTTGCGATCAGCGGCCCGCGACCGCTGACTTACCATTCCGGCAGACGGCATCGCGGGTCCGCTGCATCGCGTGGTTATGCCATGAACTGGATGATGCCTGAACTGCCAACGGAAGCGACCGCCCGAGACTGGGCTTTGGCTGAGAGGTACACGCGGGTGACGAAGGCCATCGACGAAGATTGGCCCGACGCGCATTCCGCGTGGCTGACCATCGGGCCGCAGCATTTCAAGGTGGCGGATTGCAAGACAAAGGAAGGGGCCGGGTGGCACTGCTGGATGCTGGCAAAGGCGATGCGGGTAGTAATTGACGCGGCCGTAACTGGAACGACGATAGCCGGGCCAACTGTAGCATAACGTGAACGATCAACAGCCGCGAACAAAGGAGGCGGCGCACATGAGCGACACTGACGAGCGGTCTGTTGCATCGGCTGGTTCTGTGCCGAACGGCCGTCGCGGCCTCTGGCCTGCTGACTTGCCTCCATGCCCACAAGCAAATGCGCGGTCCTTGCACGGAGACGCTGTTTCGGTTGCGTGGTGGCAGTCAGTGCAGATTTCTGTGGCGAGGCAGTTGAGCGGCAAGTAGCCACAGAACACGCAGGATCAGGAGCGGCGAACTATGAGCGACGATAACACGCAGGACGGTGCCGAGCCGTCTCCTGCATCCGCTGGTTATCTGGAGGCCGGAATGGCGACACTCGCTGGGAAACTAAGGCGGATTGAAAGCGTAGATCGCATCCCCGATGGAACCTATGACGGGATTTGGGGCGGCTACCGCGTGACGTTTCAAGTCGAAGGCGTTCAGTATGAGGCCGAAACCCTTGACGGCATTCGGACTCTTAGGGCGTCATGTACGGTCACGAGTAAGGATGGCCGAATCATGGTTTCGATTTCCAGATAACGCCAGCGATCAGCGGCTCGTCCGCTGCATCGCGTGGTTCTGCGGCGAACCGAACGTATTTGAAAACCAACGGAAAGCGACGGATTACGAATATGAGCGGGGAGTGGATTCCGGTGACGGAGCGGCTTCCGGACGACGATGTACAGTGCCTTGTCTGGCACAAGAATGGCCGCGAGTGCCGCGTCGCCGTGCGTTGGGAGGGTGAGTTTTGGGAAGGAAGCATCCGAATCACCAGCAACGTCACCCACTGGATGTCGCTCCCGGCCCCGCCATCGGACGGCAAGTAGCCACAGAACACCAGCGATCAGCGGCCCGTCCGCTGGATTGCGTGGTTCTACCGGATTCACAAGAGAGGAAAACGATGGTCTGCCCAGTAACGCCGGATGACGATTTCAACGCCGCTTTTGGGGTTCTGTTCGTTGTGATCTTGGCGTTCTCTCTGGCGACGGCTGGGTACAGGCGGTCGGCAACGCATTCCGAGCCTGCCCCGCAAGTGGAGGCAGAAGCAAGTGGTGGTGGCGAGAGGTAGAACGACACGGATCAGGAGCGGCGAACTATGAGCGATGACAACACGCGAGACGCGGCCGAGCCGTCTCTTGCATCCGCTGGTTCTGTGGCGAATAGCGTGGCCTCGCAACTAGCGGCATGGAGAGACGAGCGCGGCTACCCAACGCCTGGAGAGATGATGGACGAGGCTGCACAAGAGATAGAGCGGCTGCGGAAAAAGGAAAGCCTGCTGCTTGCGGCTGGCGACTTGCTAGAGCATCAGTTGGTGAAGGTGGCTCAAGAGAGAGACGCCTTGCGTACATGCGAGGCGTGGCTGCAAAAGCAGGTTGCCGAGCGAGATGCGGAACTGGTCGAACTGCGAAAGACGGCGGCGGCCTTGATGGAGATTGCGGCATCCGTCTCGGACGCGACCACACGCAGACGGATGCTGGACGCTATGGCGGCGGAATCTTTCGCAGAGAACGGTTAGCCACAGAACGTGAACGATCAACAGCCGCGAACAAAGGAGGCGGCAACTATGAACGACGAAAATGAGCGGTCTGTTGCATCGGCTGGTTCTCAGCCGGTGGCGTGGGCGGTGACTGACGGCCCGCCGGGCGATCTGTCGGTCTATGAGGCATTCGCGGACCACCAGAAGGACGAGGCCATGAGTCTCGCAAGAGAGTGCCTTTTTGGCGAAACCAACCGACCACTGCCGCTCGCACCGTTGTATTTTGCCCCCACGCTCACCGACGAGGAGCGGGAGGCGATTGAGATTGCCATCCCGTTTTTGCCCGACGGCCCATACACCGAATACGACGGCACGCCACGCCCTGACCGCAGGGCTACGCTCCGCGCACTGCTTGAGCGGACGAAGTGAGAACACCAGCGATCAGCGGCATCGAACACAGGAGCAACCATGACAAACGAGGTAGATGAGATGTCCGCTGCATCGCGTGGTTCTCACGGCGACACGCTTTCGGTCCTTCGCACGCTGATCGACGGCGTGCGTGGCATGGGGCTGGGCGACCCGGACAGTGGCGACCGAGTTGAGGCGAGCGACATTGTTCGGTGGGCTGTCGATGAGATTGAGCAGCAGCGAGGGAGCCTCCAGTGGCTACACGGCCTCTTGACAGAGGCAGAGGAGAGGCTTGCAAGACTGCGGCTCACCGACGAGGAGCGGGAGGCGATTGAGCGTGGCATCGACTCCCTTGTTGGCGTAGAGGACGTTTCAGCGGATGCTGGACCGATGGATGCCGCTGCCGCCTGCACGCTCAGGGGACTGATTGAGCGGCTAGCATGAGAACGCTTGCGATCAGCGGCCCGCGACCGCTGACTTACCATACCGGCAGACGGCATCGCGGGTCCGCTGCATCGCGTGGTTCTCTTGTAAGGAGACGACATGGCAAGTCCGCAGTACGAGCATTTCAAGTTCAAGGTTGGCGACTTCGTTCAGCCGATTTCGGTGACGCTAGGCTTTGGCAAGCAGAAGGGATTCTTTACTCGCGAGCGAGGCACTCCCGCCATGCAAATCATCGAGCGGCTGTACCAAGAGTGTCCCGGCGGCGTGCAGTTGCACTACAAGGTGCGGGCGTACTTCGGTGAGGCGGCGGGGTACGTACGGGAAATCGACACGTTCAACGAGATCGAACTGGTGCCGTACACGCCACCGGCAGATGACGAGTCGGGTAAGTGAGAGAACGCCAGCGATCAGCGGCCCGCGACCGCTGAGTTACCATACCGGCAGCGGCATCGCGGGTCCGCTGCATCGCGTGGTTCTGGGGCGAACGGGCCACACGCGGGTGGTGAGTGAGCCGCGTCAGTCAAAAAGCGGCTTGACACTCAACGAAGATCATCGCCATGCTGCCTTGTCTGGACACGCAATAAAGACATGAGCCTCGACAAGTCCATCCAGCACGGAAAAGAAAAACGCAGGCAGTATCACAAGTCTGCTGCTGTAGACAGAACGTGCAGGCCTGGCGGGACGTGCCCATACTGCTCGCGAGGTCGGCAGCACAACCATCGGAAGCAGATTACTTCAGCCAAAGAAAGGCAAGACGATGACTATTGATGAACTGATTCTCGCTGTCGAAGACTGGGCGGCGGCCCGCAAGATCGTGCCGAACAGCACGCCGCAGGCCCAACTGATGAAGACCATGTCGGAACTCGGGGAACTCGCCGATGCTACTCTCAAGAACGACCTCGCAGAGAAAGTAGACGGACTTGGTGACGTTCTGGTGACGCTGATTATCTATGCCCAACTCTCTGGGCTCTCTATTCGCGGGAGCCTGGAGTCAGCGTACGAGACGATCAAAGACCGGCGTGGCTATCTCACGCCGGAGGGCGTGTTCGTGAAGGAGGCATGATGAATGAGCCAACAGCGTATGTCGTCGAGCATCAGGTACTTGGCAGGAGCCTTTGCTTCTCTCGCGGGTTGGCTGAAGAGAGAGCGGCAGAAAGGCCACACGGATCGACGATCACCCCACTGTACCAGTCCGGAACGCTGCTCGACGAAGAGTGGGCGGCAATCGTGTTCTGCACAGAATTGTGCGAGAAGCAAGGCATCGGCACCGTGCCAGAGACACTGCGGGGGCTGCTGAGCAGGATGGGCCAAGCCTATGAGTCTTGATGTTTCGCTGTACTTCCCAGTCGATGTTGGTCACGACAATCCAGAGTCTCACGTCGTTTTCTCGGGCAACATCACCCACAATCTGAACGAGATGGCTTCGGAGGCTGGAATCTACGAATGCCTCTGGCGCCCAGACGAACACGGCATCAATGAGGCCAGGCAGATCGTCGAGCCGCTGGCCGCTGGCCTGGCAGACATGGAGGCCAGGCCAGACCACTACCGGACTTTTAACCCCAGCAACGGATGGGGAACTTTTGACGGATTCGTGAAGTGGTGCCACGAGTATCTTGAGGCCTGCAAGAAGTACCCAAAGGCGAGCATCTACGTTTCTCGATGAGCGGCTACATGAAAGAACTCGACGCTCGAATCCGAAACGGAGGCGACGACGCCATTGCAGCAGCGTGCGAACTGGCAGACCTGGCGAAAGAGCGTCGCGGCTACGACGAGACGATGCGGGCCGGGGAAGACATCACGGACATCGTGACAGTGCTTCGCGGCGTCGGGTTCTCAGCAGTGTCGCCGCAGGCGGGCGACTCGGCTTCGCTGCTGCACTATTGCGTCACGCACGCGGCAGACGAGATCGAGCATCTACGGAATGAACGACGTTGGATTCCCGTGGGCGAGCGGCTGCCGGAAGAGGATCAGGAAGTATTGGTGTGGAACGGCGGCGGCCAATGCCTAAAGCCGTGGCAGGGACACGTTCTCTGCGAATACAGAAACGGCGAATGGCGAGAGTCACAAGAGAGCGACCTTTACCCAGGCATCACCCACTGGATGAAACTGCCAGAACCCCCGGAGATGAAGTGATGGGCCACCTCAAGCACCAGGAGATCGCCGCCATGGAACCGAAGCCGCACAAGTGGGCGCGACGGTGGATTCCCGTCGAGGAAGCGTTGCCGGAGCCGGGCGAATCTGTGCTGGTGTTCCTCCGGTTCCTAGACAAAAACGGCACGCCGTCTTGCATCGGATGCGACGGCAATGGCGGGATGATTACCGTGGCGACGTTGGACCGGATAGACGGCCACAACCTCTGGACGAGCGAGTACGGAGACGAGATGCCGCGACATTGGATGCCGCTACCCGCACCGCCGGAGGTGAAGTGATGGGCGAGCCCAACGTCTCGTTGCTGTACTCCGAATGGAAGCGACTGCATTGCGAGCCACGCGAGATGGTCAGGCTATGCAGACAGCCGAAGTGGAAGAAGGTGCTTTCGACGCCTTGGCTGTGGTGGTCGCATTTCATGGTTGCTCGCCGGCACGCGACAGTGTTTCAGGCCGCGAGGCTGGCGACGCTGTTCGTGTGGGCGTTCCTCACGGTCGGCGGCGCATCGAAACGAATCGGGGAGTTGCCCGTGAAGGTCTGGACGAAAGAGCCGCCGGAGGTGACGTGATGATCGGCCTTGTGCCCAACGTGGAGTACTCTCGCGATAAGGACGGCCGCGTGACCGTTCACTGGCCCGAGGGTGCCACTGCGACCGTCATTTCGAGGGAACTTCTTGACGAGATGGTCGAGGACATGAACGCGCGACGCTGGATACCCGTGGGCGAGCGGCTGCCAGTAGTGGATACAACCGTCTTGGCTGTCACAAGGGCTTTTCCGGAAAACATTCGACTTGCTCAAATGGCTTCGCGCGACGGCGTCATGTGGCGTTTCTGCGATATGGACGATGACGACGTAGATTCATTTGGCATCACACACTGGGCACCGCTACCCGAGCCGCCAGCCGACAGCGGTTCTTGCGACTCTGGCGGCTTCGACTGACGCATGCAAAGACACACATCAGGAGCATTGCATGAGTGATTCATCCACATCGCAGTACGGTGGCGACCGAGACCACTTCGCTCTGGCTGGGGCAGACCATGCCATGTCTCGCGGCTGGATGCCACACAGGCCTGAAACGTGGCCGCACAGGTACGCGACACTGAAGCGTGACGTGGTCATGCGGCACCTCCGCAACACGAAAGAAGTGGAGATTCCCGTTTCGGCTGGCGCCACCGTGAAACTTGTCATGGTGTCTAGGTTCGGGGACGTCGGTGTGACGGAAGACCTGACGGCAGAGAATGGGTACGGCATTCGCCTTCCGCTTTGCGACCTGAGCGACTGGCGCGACGACCCGTGAGTGTGGCAGGGGCGACATTCAGCATCCGCGAAAAAGGGAGGGTGATTCAATGAGCGACGTTGATGAGCGGTCTAATGAAATACTCGGCGAACCGCCATTCGTTTCGGCCGCGTGCCCTCGCTGCGGGCTTACGTTTTCCGAGCCTGTTGATTCTTCGTCGTTCACCGCAGAAGAGATGAGGGCAGTGCAGTGCGGGGCCAACGCCCTCCGTGTGGCGGCAAAGCGGGTGGCGTCATACGACGATTGCAGGGAAATGGAACTCATGGCCGACCACATCGACGCCATGTTGAGCCGTCTTGGGTGACACAGAACACGCAGGATCAGCGGCCCGCGACCGCTGCATTGCGTGGTTAGGTGCTTTCATGTTTGGATGGTTCAAAAAAAAGAAAACGCAGCCGGTGCGGATGGTTCAACAGCCGACATCGACAGACGACGGGCTGGCAACTTCGATTGCGATTGGCTACGCCATGAATGACGGGATCGTCGGCGGCATTATTGGCGGCAACATTGCCGGTGGACTCATCGGGGACGCGATGAACACATCCGAGATCGACAGGGCGACTCCAGAGGCCATGCCAGCGAGCGATTCAGGCTGGCAGCAAAGCGACGGCGGCTACAACGCTGGCAGTTCGTATGACTCTGGATGCTCTGGCGGGTTTGACTGATGCACCTAACGCCAGCCCCCGCCGGAGGTGAAATGATGCGAAAAGCCTACACGCTCGTCGAGGCTCTCGTAGCCCTGGCAATCATCGCCACGATGATCGGACTGCTCTTGCCAGCAGTGCTTGCCGCAAGAGACGCGGCGGCACGCCGCGGCGGCCCCGCCGAGCCGCCGAAAACGTGGCTGCTGCAAACAGTGAAACATGACGACCATCTGTGGGTGATCTCGGCCGCTGCGGCGTCGGTGCCGGCGACCTTCTGCCATCACCCGGATTGCCCGTGCCTGACGCGAAAGCCGGAGCGAGAGTGACTGCACGCCAATGTTCCAAGGCTGGCGAGTTGGACTCCAAATCTGACTGGCGAGGTTCGATTCCTCGGGCGTGCGTTTTTGGCTGGCAGAAGATCGAGAACTTCGGGTGACCTCAAGAAGAGTCGTAAAATCAGTGCCGTCCAAGGAGGGACAGCACTGTGCCTACGTTTACGCAACTCCCAGACACTCTTGACTTCGTGTTCGTCCAAGGCGACGAACTGAACGTGCTTCTGGACTTCGACCAAGACTTGACTGGATACACCTTCGAGACTCGGATCATCAAAGTTCTGTCTGTGTCTGGCGGAGACGTCGTGTCATATCAGAACGTGACGACTTTCACGCAGACGCCGGTTGACCTCACCGCCGGAAGGATGAACCTCTCCCTGACAGAGGCCCAGACAGCCGCCCTGGAACTCGGCGTCGCGTACCGCTGGTTTTTTCGCTGGGTCTCGCCTGGGATCGTGACCCGGACTGTTCTCTCTGGCGCTGTTGTTGCGAGGAGCCCGTGAGCGTAAATGTCGTCGGAGGAGGCGCGGTTCAAGTTGCCCTCACTCCCGCCAACGATGGAGTGATTCAGGTCGGACTTTCTCCAGGGATAGGCCCTTCCGTCATCGTCAACGGAACCAGCACGTCAATCCTGGGCGTTGCCGGAATAAATCCGTTTATCGCAGGGGCAAACATCACGATCACGACCACTGGCGGGGGGATCACTGTTATTGGCCTCGACCCTCCGGTCCAGTCAGTGAACGGCCAGTCTGGTGAGGTTGTCCTGAGTGCAGCGGACGTCACGGCTTCGCCTGCCGTCCATTCGCACACCACAACAGAGATTGCCTCATTCACGGCAGCGGCTGCCGCGGCTGCGCCAGTCAAGAGCGTGGCCGGAAGGACCGGCAATGTGTCGCTGACGACAACAGACATCTCCGGCCTGACATCGACTATTCAGACATTTGGCCGAGTCGTCAGCGTCCAAGGGAAGACAGGCACTGTGACTCTGTCCGTCGTCGACCTGACTGCCGCCTCTGCGTCGCATACGCACATCGCATCGGAAGTTTCTGGAGTCGCCGCTGCGTCGCATACGCACAGCGCATCGGAAGTTTCTGGAGTCGCCGCTGCGTCGCATACGCACAGCGCATCGGAAGTTTCTGGAGTCGCCGCTGCGTCGCATACGCACAGCGTATCGGATATCCAGAACTTCCCGACGCCGTTCTCGGTAGTCAACTCCGTCGTCAAGGCTGGGGCGAATGTCACCATCACCCAAAACGAGGCTGCTGGAACAGTTGAGATCGCCTCTGCGAGCGTAGCCTTGCCGCCGACGATCGCCGGCGCAAAGTACACCGATCCATTCGGATTTACTGTAAACGACTTGTTTCAGACCGGGTACGTGCTTGCGAACTATGGGTATATCGACGGCATGCCCGAAGACTCATCGGTAGATGTTTGGCTTCCTGCGGAAGAGACTGGCAAAACGAGGCTCTTGCTGAACAGAGGAAACTCATCTTCAAGGGTGAGCGTGTGGTCAGGCTCGCACTTACTGGCGACGCTGCGGGGTGGAGCGTGGGGCTTTTTTGTTGCGAAGACTGCTGCTGGCGCGCCGGCGCAGCCGCAATGGGTCTTGATGGGCGAGGGCTGGGTAGGGTCAGAGCCAGGAAAGGGAGTTTCACATCACGCATACGAAGACGGCTTCGATGCTTACTTCAACAGCAACGCCGGATTCCTAAGTGGTTCGTCCAAATATAGGATGCTCACTGGCGTCCCAGGCGGGGTTACGCGAGTGGTTAATCTCCCTGAGCCGTGGCACACCGAACACGGAGACGAGCGGCACATTGTGAATGCTGGGGCTAGTTCCTCTGTTATCGAAGTGGCTCAAAACTCCTTCTGGGAGTCGAGCCTAAGCGCCACTTTGAGCGGAGGCGAGTGGGGGCTTTTTGTGGCATTCAAGGGCGTGGCTGGGCCAGGCGGCGGAGCAGGATGGAGGCTTGTTGCCAAAGGCTCTGTGTCTTGAGCCCAGAGAGATTCTCCTTCTTTCAGCCCAAGCGATCTCGGCAGAGGCCAACCAAGCCCAGCGCATCCAAGCGAGGCTATGGAGGCAAGGCCTGGGAGAGCCTCCGGCTGAAGGTGCTGCTCAGGGACAACTGGCAGTGCCGGGCCTGCGGGAGGGTCTGCACAGACAGCAAAGAGGCCCACTGCGATCACATTGTCCCCAAGAGGCTGGGGGGCTTGGACACAATGGAGAATCTGCAATGCCTCTGTGCCCGCTGCAATGCCAAGAAGGTGCATGCAGACGCCAGGCTGCAATAGAGGCCCCTGGCGGCCTCTCTGAGGGGCGTTTGTCTGGATAGGCTATCCAGAGGCCAGAAAGCAAATCAGCCCTCATATCTCAAATGTGGGGCTCAGGCGAGGCTGGTACTTGGGGACTTCTATTTTCCAGTTCCCATATAGGAAAATATTGGAACTACCAATCCAAAAGCAGAGGTCTCCAAGTAGGAAAGGGTCAAAAACGGGAGTCAGACTCGAATGATAATAGCGTTTTGCCTCCTATATAGGGAAAGACTTGAACAGGAGAAGAGAGGTTCTCGGGTTCCCACAAAGCAAGGCGGGGCTGGCTGGGGAAATCCAGGCCTGCTGGCTGGGGAAATCATGCCAGGCCCAGCCCAATGCTCAGGCCTGCCAATGCTCAGGCCTGCCAATGCTCAGGCCAAGCCCATTCCAGGCCAAGCCCATTCCAGGCCAAGCCCATTCCAGGCCAAGCCCATTCCAGGCCAAGCCCATTCCAGGCCAAGCCCATTCCAGGCCAAGCCCATGCCAGGCCAAGCCCATGCCAGGCCAAGCCCATGCCAGGCCAAGCCCATGCCAGGCCAAGCCCATGCCAGGCCAAGCCCATGCCTGCCCGGCCCATGCTCATGCCCATGCTCATGCTCATGCTCATGCTCATGCTCATGCTCATGCTCATGCTCATGCTCATGCTCATGCTCATGCCTGCCAAAAAATCCAGAGAAGATTTTTACTTTACTGGACTTGGCTTCTGTGCGAGTCTTGATTGTGCCCACTCCGGGGGAGTGTCTTGGCCGAAATTGAAAATGAGGCCAAGACCCAGCCTGCGCCCTTCCGTGAGCGGCTGCGAAACTTTTCGAGGGGGCTTTTTGCCCGAGAAAACGCATATTTCCGTCGGCCACCCTGGAAGACCGAGGAGCCGCCGAAAAAAGTAGTCGGCATCATGGGACGTCCACCAACTCCCACCAATTTGAAGGTCATCCGGGGCAATCCGGGCCAGCGACCGATCAACACTGACGAGCCGAAGCCGCCTCCGGCGGACACGTCTCCCCCGGCCCGACTCGGCGGCCCGGCCCTCGACATGTGGAACGAGATCGTTCCGCTCTTGTCGAGCATGGGCGTCTTCACCCAGGCCGACCGGAGCGTCATCGAGCGGTACTGCCTCATGCACGAGCAGTGGCTCCATGTCGTGAAGCACGTCCAAGAGAATGGCATGACCCAGTTGACTCAGACTGGGTACAGCCAACTGACAGCGGAGGGGTCGTTGTTCAAGAGCCTGCCGGGGGAACTGATGCGAATCGAGCAACAGTTCGGCATGACTGCCGCCGCCCGGTCGACCATGAAGGTATCGAATGCCGCTGCCCAAGAAGACCCGCTGGAAGCGTATATCAAAAGCCGAGGCGCTTAGTCTCGGACACGATTACTACTTCGACGAGGCCAAGGCAGCCCACGCTGTCGGCTTCTTCGAGAACTTTCTGATCCACTCCAAGGGTCAGTTCGCCGGAAAGCCGTTCACTCTCCTTCCCTGGCAGAAGGACGAGGTGATCGAGGAACTTTTCGGCTGGATGCGGGTCGACAACGACACGCGAAGGTTCAGGGTTGGCTACATCGAGGTGCCCAAAAAAAATGGCGCCTTGGCCCCCACGGCGTGGTAGCCGCGGGGGCCAAGGTCGTCACAAGGCAAATCGACTCTTCTCTCGGGCATTTCGCTCTACATGACGGTGGCCGACTCCGAGCCAGCCGCTGAGTGCTTCGGGGCGGCAACGTCACGCGATCAAGCAGGGATCGTCTACAAGCAGATGGCGGAACTTGTCCGCTCCAGCCCGTACCTGTCCAAGCGTCTGGAGATCGTCGACTCCCGCAAGACAATCGCCTGCGTGCCGACGAACTCATTCTGGCGGGTTATCTCTAGCGACAGCCACCGGGCAGAAGGGCTCAATATCCATTCCCTGTGCTATGACGAGTTGCACTCCGCAAAGGACAGAAAACTTTGGGATGCGATCCGCTACGGCGGTATTTCTCGCAGCCAGAGCCTAGTCTTGGCGATTACTACGGCCGGCTACGACAGGTCGTCGATCTGCTACGAGCAGCACGAGCATGCCCTCAAGGTCATGCAAGACCCAAGTCTCGATCCCCAGTACTTCGCCTACATCGCGGCGGCCACGGCTGAAGATGACTACCGCGACCCAGCAGTTTGGCGGGCTGCAAATCCGTCCTTCGGCGTCACCATGGACGAGGAGAGTTTCAAGGCGGACGTCCGCGAGGCCGAGCAGTCGCCGTCTAGGCTCTCGTCGTTCTTGCGGTACAGGCTCAATGTCTGGGTGGCTGGCACAGAGAAGTTCGTGAACCTGACCCAGTGGGAGCAGTGCAAGGGCCACTCCGGACTGCTCGACTCGTCGCGGGTCTGGTACGGCGGGCTCGACCTTGCCCAAACCTGGGACGTCAACGCTTTCGTGGCTGTCTCGAAGGCCCACGACGACGTGTTCGACGTGATCTGCAAGTTCTGGATTCCTGCCGACAACGCTGACACCCGACGCGAAGAAGTGCCGTACATCCAGTGGGCTAAAGACCCGAAGACCGGCCTGACGCTGACGCCTGGCGACACATGTGATTACGAGTTCATCAAGCGGGACATCTTGAAGTTTGCCAAGGAGCGGACTCTCAGGCGGATCGCCACCGACCCATACAACTCCCATTACCTTGTCCAACAACTTCAGGCCGAAGGATTGGACGTGTTAGGCTTCTCCCAGAACTTTTCAGCCATGAATGCGCCTACTCGCGCACTCGACGGGCTGATTTCGCAGGGGCGACTGCGAACGAGCGACAACCCGATCCTGAACTGGATGGCCGGAAATTGCACGATCAAGACCAATGCCGATGGCTACATCAAGATCGCGAAGCCGTCTGCCATGAGCCCGGCCAGAGTGGACGGCATGATCGCTCTCGTCATGGCTCTCGCACTCGCCAGCGACGCAGAGGCTGCACCAAAGATGGCCGATCCGGAGATCATCTTACTGTGAAGGGGGCTCCGTGAGTACCGAAGATCGCGCCTTGTCTGACATTGTCTGGACACCAGAACGCGGGCTGTCTGATCCAGAGATTCGCGGCATCTCGTGGAACAACTTCCTGCTCTCGGGAGAAAACTACGGCGGCCGGTGGCGAACAGACGCCGAGGTCCGAGTCACGCCCGAGACGGCTCTCCAGTCCACTGTTGTCTTGGCCTGTTGCCGCATCTTGGCAGAAACGATTAGTTCCCTTCCCTTGCACGTCTATCGACGCGGCGAAGGCGGAAGCAAAGACATCGCCCGCGACATCCCCTTGCACCGGGTCTTGTCGTTCGCGCCCAACGCTTGGCAGACCAAGTTCGAGTTCTTCGAGCAGATGGTGATGAACCTCTGCCTGTGGGGCAACTCCTACACGCAGATCAAGAGTGGCCGGTATGGCGCTGTCTCTGAATTGATCAACCTCCACCCGTCTCGCATGGAAGTGGAGCGGCTTGAAAACGGCCGCCTTCGCTACATGTACACGAATCCAGAAACGGGCAGGCTGGAGCCGTCCACGCAAGACCAGATCATGCACGTCCGGTGGACGCCGGAGCCCGACGGCATCAAGGGCATGGTCCCGGTCGAGGTTGCCCGCGAGGCGATTGCTCTCGCGAGGGCCTGCGAGATTCACGCTGCCAAGTTCTGGGCGAACTCTGCCCGGCCTGGCATGGTGCTACAGACAGACGCATCGCTCTCGCCCGAGGCCGCCGAGCGGCTGCGAGACAATTGGGAGAGACTCCATCGCGGCGTCGATCGTGCGTACAAGACGGCGATCCTCACCAACGGACTCAAGGTCGAGCCTGTCGGCTTCACGGCCGAGCAGTCGCAGTTCGAGTCCACGCGAAGGTTTCAGTCTGAAGAGATCGCGAGGGTCTATCGCTTGCCTCTCAGGCTCGTGCAGGGCCAGTCGGGCGGCAACCCGGAGATCGAGGGCCAGGACTTCGTCACCTACACGCTGGTGCCTTGGCTGCGTCGCATCGAGAGCGCGATCTCTCGGTCGCTGATCTACAACGACGACTTGTTCGTTGCCGAGTTCGACGTCCGCGGGCTGATGCGAGGGGACTCCAACTCTCGCGCTGGCTACTACTCCACGATGACGAACCTCGGGATTTTTTCGATCAACGACTGCCGCCGGCTGGAGAACATGGCGCCGCTCGAAAACGGCGACAAGCACTTCGTCGGCATGAACATGCAGACCCTCGAAGATGCAGTCAAGCCGAAGCCTGACCCGATGATGGACCCCGCACCAGGCGGCCCGCCGCCGCCGGCCCAAGGAGGCGTGCCGAGTCTTCCGGAGGTCAAGACTGGCAAGTCTCCGAACCCTGCCGAGCATGGCGAGCAGTCGAAGCCGAAAGAAGAAGGCGTGCTTGTTTCTTACGGCGACGGCAAGACTGGCCGCGTCAAGCATGTCATGGAGAAGGGCACGCTTGACCTCAAGTCCGGCGAGAAGATCGAAGTCCAGCCAGGCGAGCCAGTAGCCCTCGTCGTCGACGAAGAGACAGGCGAAGAGGCTGGAATCAAGGTCTCGCAACTCAAGCCGATCCAAGAGAAGCGAGCCCTCTCGCCGCAGAACCAGGCCCTGTACGACGCCCAGGAAGAGATCGTCAAGAAGAGTGGTCGCTGGCCGCAGCAGGGCCCGAGCGGCGCTCACTACATGGAGAAGAATCCCTTCGCGTCTCGCGGCATCGCATGCCGGAACTGCATCTACTACGAAGAGGGCGGATCGTGCGAGGTCGTGAAGGGAATCATCTCTCCAAACGCGATCTGCAAACTGTGGATCATTCCTGAAGAGAAACTGAGCATGCCGGAGTCTCGCGACTGTGGCACAGGAGCCGGCGCCAGCGAAAGCGACGATCCTGTCCGCGGCTTTCGTCGCGGCGAAGGCGACAAAAAGCAGACTCGCGTCGCCAAGAAACTGTACCAGATGGGCACGTCCGAGCGTCGCATCAAGGACTTGGTGCGTCAACTCGGCGGCAAGCCTGGCCGGTCGTCGGCAAAAGTTGCTGGCGACAAGATCGGCATCAGCGTTCGCGACTCGTCCGGCAAAGACATCTTCTACGTGGAGATGGGCTACAGCGGCGCTGGCATTGTCCCTGTCGGCAAGACGCTGTCGAAAGATCAGGCGTCGAAGATCGAGTCGCTCGCCAAGCCAGCGTTCCCCGAGAAGATCAGCGACCGGCTCTACAACAGAGGCAAAGAGTACCCTGTCTCTGCTCACCGCGACGACTCGTCCCTCAAGACTGGCGGTCGCATCGCCAAGAAGGGCAAGCAACAGCGGGCGTTCTGCCCGACGGGCGTAGGCGGCGGGATCGACAATTCGTGCGGCGCTGGAGAAAAACTTGCTCCCGACACAGGCGGCGGCACAGGGGGCGGCAGCGGCAAAGAAAGCAGCAGCGCCAAGTCTGACCGAATCGCAGACATGGCGATCAAGTCTCTCGAAAAGACTAAGGGCTTCTCTATCCATCCTGTTTCGGAGTCGAGTCCCACGTCTGGCTACATGGTGTCTGTCGTTCCCGAGTCAGAGACCATTGTTCCGTCTGGGCAGAAAGTCACAGGACAGGTGATCTCCAAGTTCTTGGATGAGAACAAGTCTAAGTTCGCAGACAGGCCTGCACTTCACATCGGCGGCTGGTACAATGCCGAAGAAGATGCGGTGTACCTTGATCTGTCGGAGCCGTTTGACGACATCAACGACGCCATTGATTCGGCTGAGTCGACGAGTCAACTCGCGATCTGGGATTTGAACGAAAAGAAAGAAATCAGAAAGGATGAATACGATGGCAGACGAACAAGGCCAAAAAGAGAAACTCGTGCGGTTCGACTTCCCGTCGGGGGCGAAGGCGGACGAGATCGCGGCGGCGATCGAGGCGATGAGGGAGAGGGTCAGGGTCGAGCGGGCAGCCAAGCAGCAGAAGACCTCGCCGCAGAACTGAGAGAGTCCGGCGAGGTCGACGTCCCGAGCGTTGTGTTTCGGCCAGCAGCCGAATGCAGGGCTATTGCCGAGTACGACCTCGACACGGACTCAATCTACGTTTCTGAATCTCTGAACCACGAGGCTGTTGCCTCGTTCCGGCTGGCCTCTGCACGCGGCTGGCTCTCGCAGCCGAATCCGCTGCTTCACGAACTGGCTCATCGCCATCACGCCTTGGCCGACGAAGAGTCGTACGAGGCTTCTTCTGCTCTCTCATTCGGCGACGAGGGCCGAAAGGTCGCCGAGAGCGTCTCTCGCTACGCAGCGACGAGCCACCGTGAGTTCGTCGCAGAGACTCTGGCTGGCTTGTGGTCTGGGAAGGACTACGGCGACGACGTCATGCGGCTTCTGTCTGCGGTCACGAATGGAAAGTTCTCGACGTGATTTTTCTCGAAGAAGAGTACCGGGCCTTCTGTCCCACCGGCGAAGGCGGCGGCGTCAAGAACGACTGCTCGTCTGGCGAGCCTGGCGGCGCTGGCAAAGTAAAAGCCGACAGCAGTTGGAAGCGAGAGCAAGGCACTGTTGTGTACAAGGGCGACGAACTGAAAGAGTCGCCGCCGGCGAAGTCACTGGCTGGCGTCAGTTCCGTCGTGATCGTCGACGGCGAACTCGTCAATAAGTCCTTGCGAGAGATCGGCGTCACGCTCGACCAGGCCGCTCGCGCTTGCGCGGCCGTTGACCATGACTCGCAGGTCACGATCGGCCACGGAGGCATGCGCGCACTGACTGACTTTATGACCGGCAGTGATCCAGAGCGGTGGATCGAAGACACGGTCACCGTGATCAGCAGCATGCCCATCGCAGGGGTTCAGGGCGCAGCCCAGACGGCCGTCTCTCTGTCGCGTGAAGAGAACGACGACCTCGTCATGTCCTACACGATGCTGATGGTCAGCGAAAAGGCCAGACAGGCTTCGAGTGTCGCGATCGCAAGGCAGATGATGAAGGGCACGGTCAGCAGCATCGTCGAGGCCGAGAAGATCGGCGTCGACCGGATCGAGATGCTGGCCGCCGGCAGCAGCAGGCACAAGGAGTTCAGCGGGTATCGCATCTGGCCGAGGCTTGGATTCGACGGGGTGATCCCGCGAGGCCGCATTACGCCGACATGGTCGCTCGCAAAGGGGTTCTTCAGTTCCTACGGCAGCGGACTGTCTGACAGGATTCTTTCACCGCGAGCCAGGAAAGAAAAAGCCGCAGGCGCTCTCACGATCCAGGCCCTCTACGAGACCAAAGAGGGCCAGGAGTGGTGGGAAAAGAATGGCGGCGAGATGGAGATGTCGCTCAAGATCGGCTCGAAGAGCCCAGGCTGGAAGCGATTCCAGGCGATCCGCCAGAAGTTCTCGAAGCGGGGCCTGGACTTGGCCGACGCATTCTTTGACGTCGAATGCCGCGGCATTCTCGACGAGGCGTGGGCTGAAGTGCGAGCGTACTGCCCCACCGGCGAAGGCGGCGGTATCGACAACTCGTGCAGTCCTGGCGAGCAGTCGCCTTCTGCGTCGCCGGCCAAGGTCGACAAGTCATGGCAAGACTCGCAATCTTCTGTACTGCTCTCCGGCAGCGACCTGAAAGACAAGCCTCCGTACGCCGGAGCAGACAAAGCCACGAGCGTTGATATTCCCGACCCGCAGTCTCTCCAGGGCGGAATGGCCCAGGCTGGAATCAAGTCTCTCGACCACCTTGCCACGATGGGCGGCGCGACTGTTCGTGGCAGCAAGGCAGTATTTTCAGGCGCCGGCCATCCAGATTTCGGCGCCTACATTAGCGTTGAAAATGAAATCCCGCTATCTCGCGACGGAGACCCGTCTGAGGGCCACTTCAACGTAAATATCGCCGTGTACAAGGAAGGCAGAGAGCATGTCCTTGGACTAAATGGGATGCACCCAAGCCCGGAAGTCAACGCGACTCCGCAGCGGGTTGCGAGAGCGACGAGCCTCATGCAGCAGGCTGTCATCGAAGCGATGCTCGCCGCTGATGATACTGGCCTGAGTCGCATCAAGATGTCCGCCGCCGGAGGACCGGAGTACGACCTCAAGGGCTACCGACTCTGGCCGCAGTTTGGGTTCGATGCAGAACTCGAAAACACACAACTGCATGCGATCTCGCAGGCTTCTCCGCAGTTCGTAGAGAAGTTGATGCGAGCGGCGAGGCCAGACTTGTTCGCTACTCGCTATGTGCCGCCGCACGCTGCACTCGTCGCGGCTCTGCCGCGGTCCAAGATTACCGTCCAGCACTTGATTTCGTTCCACGAGGGAGATGTTTGGTGGAACGAGAACGGCTCGACGCTCAGTATGTCTATTGACCTCAATGACAAGAAAAGCCTCGGCTACGCGAGATTCCAGAAGCAGGCGGCTCGGCTCAAGAGGCTCAAGTCCCGCAACCAGTCGAGGGCGTTCTTCGAGTGGCTCGACGAGCAGGCAGAGTTCAGGGCCGGGGCCGACTGCGGCCGAGCCGCAGGCGGAAGGTTCGGGGCCGGCAACGACTGCGCGGCCGACGAAAACGAAGGCGGCTCGTCGTGGGAGGACGAAGAGAGCGTCGACATGGACGCAGAAGCCATTTCGTCGTCGCCCCCATTTAAGGGCGCCGAAGTCCTCGACTCGTTCGCCGTGAACGACGTCCAGTCTCTGAAGGACACGCTCTCTGACTTCGGAAGAGTCCGAGGCGTCGAGGACGTTGTCGCGATCAGCGGCGGTGTTCGGCCTGGCGGATCAGTCAGCATCGACGCCTTCGGCGAATCCGTCATCGTCAACTCTTCGATTCCAGTTGCACCGGACGGCTCTGGCCGTCTTGGAAATATCGAGAACATGGTGTCGCTGATGAAGGACGACGACGGGAATCTCGTCGTCAACTACGACAGCATGTCGCTCGATTCTGCCGCCATGTCTTCCATCAGCGGAGACTTGGAAGACGACTCGGCCGACAGGCGGCGAATCGTCAGTCTCGTGCTGGAGCGAATGACGGATTCGCTCTCGGTCGCCGAGAAGTCCGGAGCAATCCGGGCCGACACGATCGCCGCAGGAACATCGACCAGTGCCCTGCAAGGATATCGGCTGTGGCCGCAGTTTGGCTTCGACGGCCCTCTTGATCGGGCCGACATCGACACGATCAAGGAGGACGTCAAACTCACGCCACAACAGAAGCGGAAGGCCAACGCCGGCGCCATGACCGTTCAGGACTTGATCGCCACGCCCGAGGGCGATCGCTGGTGGAACGAGAACGGCACGACGATTGAACTGACGCTCGACTTCACGGACCAGACCACTGCTGGCTACAAGCGTTTCGAGCGAATGAAGAAGATGCTTGCCCGGCTGAAGGAACGCAACAAGACTCGCAGTGCGTTCGACGATGGCGTCGAGCATCGCGACGACTGCGAGCAGACCGAGAGCGGTCAGTTCGCCAAGGGCAACGACTGCGCGAAGGGCGACGGATCGCCGTCGAAGGAAAAAGAGAAGAAACCCCGCGCTGCGAAGAAAGCCGAATCGCCGTCGCAGGAGCCGCTCAAGTGGACACCTGGCGCGAGCCACGTCGACGTCTTCAAGGAGTCTGTCGAGAAGAGCCCAACCAAGCGGAGCGACGACGGCAAGAAGATTCTTTCCACGTCCATCCCAGGCGCCACGCCAGTGCGTGGACTTGCAGGCAAGGACGAGATCGACCCGATCTCGGTCGGCAACTACCTCGTCGCTAGGCAGGCCGAGCATCGTGGCCGCACCATCGACACTACGAAGCCGCTCGAAGGAGATGACTTCGAGTACATGGTGTCTGGCATCGTGTCCCAGGTTGAGTCCGCAAGGGCTCGCGGAGTCTCGCCCAACTTCTACAGCCCAGAGGACCGCCGGGCACAGATCGAAGAGTACGCCAAGATTCAGCCGCTCATGCGAGGCGGCAGGACAGCGTCAGGGTTCTGCGTCGGCGTCGAGACCCCCAGCGGAGAGTGCGAGCCGTCTGAAGGCATCTCGCCGCAGGCAGAGTTTCTGTTCCGTGCCGCTCAGGCTTTGACTTCTCCGGAAGCGAACCCGTACGAGAACATGCTCCGTGCGGACGCCGTGCTGACGGCGTTCTTCGAGGAGCCCGACCCAAGCAAGGCGAAACTCGGCAGCGGCATTCGCATTGCCGGAGCCGGAGCCGAGAACACGCTCGCTAACTTCGCGAGACTCCAGAAGATCATCGACCGTGTCGGCCTTGAAGAGGCTCGCCGGATATTCACCGGGCCGCCGATCAAGGTCAGCGACTTCGAGAAGTTCTTCCTCTCGAAGGTTCCTGGCACCGAAGGCGATCGCTACAAGGCGAATGACTACGCCGTCGCCGAAGTTGTCCCGCCGTTCAGCATCTTCGGCCCAAAAGTTGGCCCGTTCTTCGCCAACAACACCGGCGACGATGAGGCTCTCACCGCTGACATCTGGTTCACGAGAACGTGGGGCAGGCTCTCCGGCGAGTTGGTGTCCAAGTCGTCGGAGTCTCTCGCGAAGAAGCATGCCTCCGACTTGATGGCGTCGACCAAGGACATCCCCCGCAAGGAACTCACCGCGATGGGGCTGGACGGCAGGCAGTTCCGGACGCTCGTCGCCCAGATGAAGAGAACTGGCGCCATCCCGCAGCAGATCGCCGACTGGGCCGAGGCGAGAGACAAGCAGTACAAGAAGGACAAGTTCCCGCACCCCGACAAGGGGACTGGCACGGCAGAGCGGTACAAACTGGATCGCTTGGCTGTTGCCATCCTGAAAAACCAAGCCAACGTCATGCGGGCGCCGACGACGTCGGTCATGCGGGCGAACATGATCCGCGCGATGCGTGAGGCCGCCCAGCGAACCGGAGTCTCGGTCGCCTACATGCAGGACATCCTGTGGCAGGACGAGCAGGATGCGTGGGGCACGCTTGGGTCTCGCACGACCACGGTCCCAGGCGAGCCCTCGCTCTACTCGGAAGTGATCCGCAAGATCGTCACCGAGCCAGCGAACTACCAGAAGCGGCGGCGAGAGAGCAAGCGTTCTCTCGGAGTCATCGCCGAGCCGATGAGCCTGCCTCTGTATTCCGACCAGAAGGGCGGCCCCGAGCAGGCTCTGTTCGCGGACTTCATCGCGAGCATGGACGACGATGAGTTCGCCGACCTCGCGGTTGAGTTCCTGACCAAGCGAGCCAAGGAGTCTCGCGCCTTCTGCCCCACGGGCGACGGCGGCGGGATCAAGAACGATTGCAACTCAAGCGATGGAGGCGTTCTCAAGTCTGCTGTTGCGAGGTGGAAGGGATTCACCTCCGAGATTGACTTGCACCTGAAGGACGAGTTGAGCGGAAGACCAGCGCCGCAGTCCGCATCTGGCGCGAAGATGCGAGAGCAGGCAAAAGCCATTCTCCGCGAGGTCATCGAGAACGGCGAGCCCGCCCCGACGCTATACCGTGGCGACGACAAGCCACCGAGCGACAACGACTCTACGCTCCTGGGTTGGACATCCGACAAGCAGGTCGCAGAAAAGTGGGCCAAGAAGTACGGCGGTCAAGTCTACACGCTAAAGAACGCAACCGGCCTTGATCTTTCGAGATTCGGGAGTGCCGGAGACGGCACTGACGACTTTCAGGAGTCTGAGTGGATTGTATTGAACAATCCTCCAAAGAAGAGCAGCCGCGCCTTCTGCCCAACAGGCGACGGCGGCGGCGTCGACAACTCGTGCGGCTCTGACGACGGCTCGCCTGCGGCAGGCTCGCCTGGCCGCACGCAGGAGTCGCTGCCCAAGTCCTTCCCTCGCGGCTCCGATAAGTTCCGCGACGCCATCGACTCCGTCTCGCCCGATCCGAAGTCTGTCTGGGACAGGGCAAAAGGTCGCGCGGACACGCCGCCTGAAAAGATTCTCACGTCGGCCGCCGACGAGCAGACGTCTTCTGGGTCGTCGCTGACTCCAGAGGCCGAGAAGTCCTACGCCGACCTCGTCGACGAGATCGGCAGGCAGTACGAGGCCCTCGTGGCGGCCGGGCTCAAGGCCAAGGCCTGGCGAGGCGATGGCGAGCCGTACGGCGATCCGCCGGGCAGCACGAAGCCCAACTCGGACAAGATGCGAGAAGAGGTCGCCAAGACCGGCGAGTTCTCGTTCTTTATGACCGAGCGAGGGTTCGGCACAGGCTCGGCCACGCCAGATCATCCGATGCTTCGCGAGACGAAGTACAAGACCGCCGACGGCGAGCCCATGATCGCCAACGACCTATTCCGGGTCGTGCATGACATGGTCGCGCACGTTCGCGGCGGCTACTCGTTCTCGACCAACGGCGAATACAACGGCATGCTGACCCATGCCTCGACGCTCCCTGAAAGCGCGTGGCCTGCTCTTTTCGCCGAGACGTTCGGCCAGAACGCCGTCTACGAGAAGACCGGCAACTACGCAGCCCAGAATGCCTACGCCTCGAAGATCGGCCCAGAGATCATCAAGGCAGAGTTGGCGAAGCGGAAAAAGAAGTCGAGCCGTGCCGAGGGCAAGGGCGACGGCGACGAGCCGCTCGGCTACCAGCACATCAAGGTGCGGCCGTGGCTGATGCAGTCCCCTGAAGAGTCTCGCGCCTTCTGCCCAACCGGAGATGGCGGCGGCGTCAAGAATGACTGCTCGTCGAAGGATGGAGGCAGCAGCGGGGACGCAGTTCGACAGCCATCATGGATGGGAAAGGTTGACGCGACTGGCTCCACAAAGCACGGCAAATGGTTTCTGGAACAAAACACAAAGGGCAACAAGCCCCCCGGTCGCGATGAAGCGGCGAGCCACGTCGTCAGCCTCCTCGACGACAAAAGCAAAGTGAAGGCGTTCGTGCATGTGGATTTGTCTTCTGACAAAAAAGCACTGTACGTTCATTACTCGGAAGTGTCTAAGCCTTTCAGGGGACAGGGAGCCTACAAGTCGCTGCTAGACTCCATGTCTGAGCAGTTCGATGTAATCTCAGACGAGGAGCATAATGTAGCGCCCGCCGCAAAGAAGGCGTACGAGTCGCTCGGCGCTCGCCTGAATCGCTACGGCCGGTACGTTCTCGAAAAGAATCGCCGAAACGCCCGCGCCTTCTGCCCTACGGGAGAAGGCGGCGGCGTCGACAACTCGTGCAGCGCAGACGACTCCCCCGGCCAAGCGACAGCCTCGCCTGGAGGCGATCGCTGGTCTTCGAGCGAGTCGCTGACGTGGCCTGAGACATCGCGAGATTCGTCCTCGCCACCGCTTGGCGACGGCCGGTACGGCTCGATCAACATCTCGGCTCCGAAGACAGTGAAGTCGTCGCTCGATGCGGCTGGCATCGACCCGAAGTTGGCCCCAATGGTCGCCGGCGGCAGCGAAGATTCGGACGTGTTCGTCCGCCCTGCCCCAGACTTCTCTATGGAGTTTCCAGACTCAAAAGTCACGCCTGTGATGTTCGCCTTCGAGCGGGACTTCGCCGGCGTAGGCGGCGGCCTGCACGGCTCGTCGGTGATCGGCGTCACGGCTGCTGGCGAGACGGTTGTTTACCACAGCACGGTCAACGTCGCGGACGCCATCAAAGGCGACGACGCAAAGCGGCACGCCGCTGCTCGCGAGTTCTACCGAGCCATGGTCTCGTCCGTTGAAGCGGCCCGTAAGTCAGGCGTGTCTCGCATCGTCCTCAACGCGGCCGGGAACTCGTCTGCTACCAAAGGCGGCGTCACGGCCACTCCATGGCGTGGCTACACGATCTGGCCCCGCATGGGGTTTGATGCACCACTCCCGGCGAGCATCAAGTCGAAACTGCCGCCAGACTTGTCGCACGCCAAGTCTCTGCTCGATCTCCATGCCACCCCCGAGGGCACCCGCTGGTGGAGAGACAACGGCGAAGACTTGGACGTTACGTTCGACTTGAAAGACAGGTCGAGCCCGCAGTCCAAAATCATGGATCGCTTCATCAAGAAGTTCGGCACCGATCGTCGCGAAATGCCGCTCGGGTCTGGCGACGAATGGCTGTCCCCCGAGGACATGCTGCGGCTTGATGAAATGTGGAACGAGATTTGGGATGACGGGGAACTGGATGACTATGAGTGGGTCGAGTCTCGCTCTGCCGACTGCGGGAGGGACGACGACGGACGTTTCGGGCCGAAGAACGACTGCCAGGACAAAGGCAGCGGCCAAGAAAGCCCAAGGCCATCCAAAGGCGCGTATAGCGATGCCGCAAATCCGCTTGCCATAAAGCGAGTCAGAGAACACGTCGACAGAGGAAACGCCAAGCACGCGGCAGAGGACATCGCGTTTCTGATGGAGTCCATGCCGCCGTCCGAGGTGGCAAAGCAACTTGGGTTCACGTCGTTCGATATCGACGGTTCGTTCGACCGTGACGCCAGCAAGAAGCCCGGCTTTTTTTCTTTCTTAACAGGAGACCCGGCAAAGTCAGCGGCCAATCACTTGGCGAAATTGGCTCTCGCCGCCAAGCACGCTCCTGGCCTCAAGGACTCGTCGTTCAACTTCTCGAAGTTCAACGCGACGGTAGACACATTCGCCGCAGAGGCAGGCATCACTAGCATCATCGAGAAGATCAGGCTTGCCGCCTCGATGGTCGGAGCCAAAGCGGCGTGTAATCTGAAGAACGGAGAGATCACTGTCATCCAAGATCGTGCCGACGACGAGAAGTCTCTCTCGCGAGCGTACGACAGGGGCTGGTTTTCGACCGACGACCCGTCGCACTATGTCCTGCACGAATACGCACACAAGTTACAGCACGACGTGATTGCATCGTGGGCAGGCGGCAAGGACAAGGTAACGTCGGATTTCGTTGGCCGGTTCAGAAATCAAGTCATGGACGCCATCTCCGCAATACACAACAATCAATACTTTCGGGCGGACCATTCTCAGCCAAAGCCGCCGGCTGGGGCGAGCAAGGACATGCTTGATCGCGCCATGGACGTCTCGATGTACGGAATGACAGACCCGCTTGAGTTCTTGGCTGAGTACTGGACTGGCGTCACGCTCGGCTATGTCCGCAATGACGAGCAGTTCGATGAAGTGTTCAAGGCTGTCGACATGAAGCCGCCAAGAAAAAGCGATGCCGCCCAGTCAAAGTACGGCGAGAGCGGGATCGCCGACCGTCGTCGCGAGAAAAAGAAGAGGAAGTAAATGTTCATCGTTCCGAAGGATGGAGAGTCGCAGCAGGAGTTCCTGTCTCGCGTCGAGCAGGCCACGCAACTGCTTGGCGGCAAGTCGCTCTATTCGCTCATGCAGGGCAAGAAGCCAGCCAAAGAGCAGGAGCCTATAGAGGAGGACGAACATGGCAATCCCTGAAAAATACTCCCACATCGACTTCACCCCGCCCGACGGCGTCCGCGAGGAGGCCGAGAAGGGCCTCGCCTGGCGTCGCGAACACGGCCGAGGCGGCACCGCCGTCGGTATCGCGAGAGCCCGAGACTTGTCGAACGGCAAGAAACTCTCGCCGGCCACAGTGCGTCGCATGAAGGCGTACTTCGATCGGCACGAGATCGACAAGAAAGGCCGGGGTTGGGAGCCAGGCGACGACGGCTTCCCGTCCAACGGGAGAATCGCCTGGGCTCTTTGGGGCTCCGACGCCGGGTGGGCGTATGCCCGCAAGGTCGTCGAGCAGATGAACGCGGCTGACGAAGCGGAGGGCCGGTCGCTGCGGCCCTTTGGCTCAACACAAGGCATCAAGCCGAAGGTCTTCGTCGTTCACGGCGCCCCCGCCAGCGGCAAGACTTCCTACGTGATGCAAAACAAGGGCGACAATGACGTTGTCTTTGACTTTGACAAAGTAATGAGCGCCCTGTCTGGACTCCCTCCGCACCAGAAAAACAAGAACCTGATCTCTTACTGTACGGACATCAGAGCCCTTATCATCAAAAAGGCCCTTCGTCAGCCGTCGGTCGACAGGACGTGGATCATCGCCACGAATATCGGCGACGAGATGAAGGGACAACTGTCAGATATTCCGGTCGAGTACATCCACATCGACACTCCAAGAGAGGAGTGCCTGAAGCGAATCGAGGAAGACCCGGAACGCCAGCCCGTCGCGAAGGAATTGCGAGAGGCTGTCGAGCGTTATTTCGCCACCGAGCAAAGGAGTGCCCCAGTGCTGCCCAACGTCGAGCGTCGGTTTCTTGGCAACTTCAGCAACGTCGAGAAGGCTGACCCAGAACTTCTCCGGGTCGAAAAGCGTGCTGATCAGACCACGGGCAAGCCGCAGACCTACATCGTCGGGTACGCGGCCCGATTTGGGAAAGATTCGTTGCTTCTGGGGGATTTTGTCGAGAGAATTGACCCCGGTGCGTTCTCGCTTGTCGAAAGCCGCGAGGACAGTGAGGGGAGGCCACTAGAGACCCGCTGCCTGTTCAATCACGACCCCAACCACCTCCTGGGCCGATTCCCGACGACGATGAAGATGACCGTCGACGAGAAGGGCTTGCGGTACGAGTGCCTGCTTCCGGAGTCTCGCCAGGACATCGCCGAGTCGATTTCGAGAGGAGACTTGCGTGGCTCAAGTTTCAGTTTCGTGGTCGCAGAAGGCGGCGAGAAGTGGAGTTACGAAGGCGGACGGTCTACGAGGCTTGTCACGAAGATCAAGTCTCTACTGGACGCCGGTCCAGTAACCTACCCGGCGTATGGCGATGCCACCGTTGCCGTTGCGAAGCGGAGTTACCAGCAGTTCGTGGCCCAGAAGTCTGGACACGCTGACGCCCGTAACAAGACCAAGGCCAAGGCCGCTGAAGAGTTGGCGAAGACGAAGCAGTTCCTTGAAGAGAGAGCGTTCTGCGCCACGGGCTCCGGAGGCGGCGTCGACAACTCGTGCGGCGCTGGAGGCAGTGCCGGCAAGTCTCCAAAGAGAGCCGGCAAGGAAAAGGCCAAAAAGAAAGAGGACGCCGAAGAGACTCCTGTCGACCCGAACGAGCCGACTGTCTCCGGAAATGCAGCAGCGGGCGCTGCCATAGGTGCCGGGCTTGGCGTCGTCGCAGGCGGCGTCGTCGGCGCTGCCGCAGGGGCCGTCACTGGGAGCGTCGTTGGAGCAGCCAAGGGCGCGATCGGCAAGGTTGCCTACAAGGCCAAGACTGCCATCAATAAGAAAATCTCTGCCGCCCAGAAGTCTGTTTCAGAGAAGGTGCTTGGAAAGAAGCCATCCAAGCGAAGCATCGAAGAGTTGAAGCGTTCTCGCGAAGTCATCAGCGAAACGCTGGCCTTCCTGAAGGAACGGTCGAGATGAGTTTGCAGGCGAGGTACGCAGACCTCATCGCTTTCGTCGAAGAGCGAGATCGGCAGTTGATGCTGCCGATGGGCGAAGACTGCGGTCGCCAGTCAGGGCAGTTCGCGCCAGGCAATACTTGCGCTTCCGGCGACGGAGGCGGCGGCGGCCAGGACTCACCAGGCGGACAGGCGAGGCCTCCGCGGCCACGCCCCAACCCAGTTACCGGCGGCCCGCGAGCAAACACGTCCAACGGTTTTCCTGCGGCGTGGAACAAGGATCGTCCGCTGTCGCATCGCGGCGGCCTGCCGGGAGTTCCGGACATCCAGCAAATCAGCGCAGACAACGCCAAGCAGGTCACGGAGATTGCAAAGGAGTCTGGATTCAAGAGCGTCGCGTCGCTCGTCCGCTTCGGCGCAGGCGACGGCAAGAATGCAGAAGTTGATCTCACTTCTGAAGTCTTGAAAGTGAGGACTCCAGATGGCTTTTCCGACCGAAAGGGAGTCAAGATCGAGTCCACTGTCCCAGTGTACATGGGAGGCAACCCTGAGCCTGGGCAGAGGCCAGTCGGCAATGTCACGCTGGAAGTTCAGTTGCGAAAGAACGGCGATGATCCGCCGGTTGCCTATTACGGCCTCTTTTCTGTTGACTACGACATCAAGGCAGCAATCGGAAGAGAGAAGGCCGCTTCGCCTCACGGAGAGTCGGCAATCGAGCGAAACATCGGCGCGGCAATCATCGACAAGATGATTGCGTCGCTCGCCGAGGCAGAGCAAGCCGGAGCGTCCAAAGCCGCGACGTTCGCAGCCGGCAGCGAATCAGACTCTACGTACAAGGGGTACAGGCTGTGGGGCCGATTTGGGTTTGACGCTCCGCTTTCGCCCGCTCGCGTTTCGCAAATCCTCGAAGACAGCAAGAACCTTCCGGAGCCCGTTCTGTCTCCGCAGAACGAGGCCAGGGCACGCAACGGCGAAGTGCTGACGCTCCAAGACCTTCTCAGCACTAAGGCTGGAGAGAAGTACTGGTCAAGAAAAGGCAGCAGCATCAACCTCACGCTCGACTTCTCCGACAAGAACAGCGCCGGATACCAGCGATACAAGAAGATGCTGGAGCGGGTGAAGAAGGCCAAGGATCGAGGGCAGAGATCGTACGAGGAGTTTTGCGAGTTCGCCCTCACGACAAGCCGCGATCTCGCAGAATGGCGAGGATTCAGGCAAGACTCGCTTGAGTGTCGATACGCTAGTCTTCTGGCCTTCTCGCAGTCCCGCAATTGCGGCACGGGCGAAGGCGGCTTCCAGAAGGGAAACACCTGCGCCGGAGGCAAGATTGCCGACGCCGCAGCAGGGGCAGCGTCAGGGGCAGTCAAAGGCGCCGTGATTGCCGCTGGAGTCACGGGCCCGTTCCCGCCCTATGTCATCAAGGGTGCTGCTGTCGGGGCTGCCGTCGGGGCCGTGAAGGGGCTCTACGACAACAGCATGCAACCCACGCGGGTGATGAAGAAGATCGACGAGATCGGCACGAGCGAGAAGCAAGTGGCGAGCCTTGTCGAGCGTCTCGGTGGATCGCCGCAATCTGTCGCGACCGTCAAAGAGGGAAAATTGACGCTTCGCGTCAAGGACAGCAAGGGCGAGAAAGTCTTCGACGTCGACATGGGGAAGTCTCGGTACACGATCACGCCGTCCAGAAAGTCTGGCACGCTCACGGGCGACGAGATCGCCCAGGTGAAAAAGATCGCTGAAGAGAACGCCCCGAAAGAAGTCAACGTCGTCGTGAAGTCTCGGTCGCCGTCGTATATGGCGAAACTTGTCCGAAAGGGCTTTAAGGTCACGGCCAACGCGGCCGGGAATCTCATAGCCACGGTCGTTCTGCCGACTTCTGCATCGGTTGCAGTCGCGGCAATGGAGGGCGTCGTTGACTCCATCAAGAAGAAGTAGTGATGACGCAAAGCGGTGATAAATGCCGGATGTGCGGTCGCGGTCGCATGACCACTCGCACGAGCAAACCCTGCGGCGAATACCAAGTTCGCTATCTGCGGTGCAGTGCTTGCGGAGCCCAGGCTCGATCGGTCGTCTCTGCCAGTCGATCGTGGCGACGCGAAAAAGTTGTGTGACACAACTCTGAGCCTCTTCGGGTCTCTGTTCTTTGTCTCGTAGGTTGAATCCTGTCGTTTACACGCGGCAGGAACAACTCACCACGAGACCAAGGAACAGAACGAATGGAATCGTCCGCCAAGATCAAGTCTCTCCTCGACGAACTCGCTGCCGTGCTGGCTGAGATGGGCGCCCTTCAGGACGAGGCGCCGTCCGACGAGCGTTCCGAGACTGTCCCGCCCGTTGAGGGCGAAGAGGACGAGGACGAGGACGACGTCGAGGAGAACGGCTTCAAGCCCGAGGGCGTCGAGGACGCCGAAGGCGCGATGCCGGAGGACGAGGAGAAGGAGAAGAAACTCCGCTGCCTCTGCGAGCGGGCTGAGAAACTCCGCGAGAAGATCAAGTTCTACGAGGGCGTTGCTGCCAAGGAGTTGGAACTCCGGGCGGTCCTCGACAAGTCTACGCCCGCCACTGAATCGGCGGTCGCTTACCCCAGGGCCAAGGAGGGCCGGTCTGTGTCGATCTATCACAATCTGCCAGGTGCCGGTCGTCTCAAGAACTTCAAGGGCCAGAACGCCGAAGAGCGTGCGTACCGCGCCGGTCAGTTCTACAAGGCCACGCTGCTCAAGGATCAGAACGCCGCTCGCTGGTGTGCTGACCACGGCGTGATCGACAGCCGTGCCCTGAGCGAGGGCGTCAATTCGGCCGGCGGAATCTTTACGGCCGAGGAGGTTCTCAATGAGGTGATCGTCCTCGTCGAAGAGTACGGCGCGTTCCCCGCGAACGCCCGCAACCTCCAGATGAAGTCGGACACCCTCGTGATCCCCCGTCGGACTGGCGGCCTGAAGGCTTATTTTATTGGGGAAAATACCCAAGTGCAGGATTCCGACGCCAGTTGGGATCGTGTGCAACTCGTCTGCAAGAAGGTCGCGGTCGCGAACCGCATGTCGAGCGAGGTTCTTGAGGACTCCGTCCTGAATCTGGCGGACTACATCACAGGCGAGATCGCCAGGTCGCTGGCCGAGTTGGTCGACGTTGTTGGCTTCGTTGGCAATGGCAGCGGTGATCATGGCGGCATGATTGGCGTCGCCACCAAGATCAACGACGGCGCCCACACGGGCGGCGTCGTGACGGCTGCGACGGGCAACACCGGGGCCCTGACCCTCGACGTGGACGATCTGATCGCCACGGCTGGCCGGCTTCCGCTGTACGCTCGCGGCAACGCGAAGTGGTACGTGAATCCTGCCGTGTTCGCCGCCAGTGTGCAGCGTCTCGGCCTGGTCAACAACGTGGGCCTCGCCGGCGGCAACACCGCTGCGAACCTTGCGGCTTCCGCCGAGATGCGTCTGCTCGGCTATCCGGTGGTCTTCGTCCACACGCTTTCGAGCGCGGTGGGCGCCGATCCCGGTGTCGTGAAGTTCCTCTTCGGCGATCTCTCGATGAGTTCGTACTACGCGACTCGTCGTGGCCTGACGCTGAAGACCTCGACCGACCGCTATGCGGAACTCGATCAGACCCTGATCGTGGCGACGAGCCGCTTCGATTGCGTCACCGCTGACTGCGGCGACAACACGAAGGCTGGTCCGATCGTGGCCCTCAAGACCGCTGCGTCGTGATAAGTACGGACACACTCACCCTGCCCCATCCCTGACTGGAGACTCTGAACAGTGAATCATCTCGAAGGAACGAAGACCGTTGCGAGGATTTCGCCGAGTGTGGCCGCCGGCGCGACGCACAGCGCCGAGATCGACACCTACGGTGCCGACTACGTGTCGGTCGACGTGGTGTACAGCCACTTCACCGCCGCGACGACCTCGTACGCCACGGTGCTGAAGGTGCAGCAGAGCGACACGGCTGGCAGCGGCCAGGTTGACGTCTCTGGTCTCTCGGTAGTGGCCGGTGCTGGTCGGACGACCGGCGTCGGCGTGACCGGGGCTCTGGCCCGGTTCAACATCGACTGCCGCGGCAAGAAGCGGTATCTCACGGTCGTGACCACGCCGGGCAATCCCGCCGCGGTCGCGACGGTGGCTCGTCTCTCGAAGATCGAGGACATGCCCGTCGAGAAGAACGCTGCCGGTGTCGACGCTTTCGTGAGCGGTTGAAACAAGTTTCGGGGGGGAGCCAAAAACAGGCGGCTCAACCACGGATGGTTTTGACTGGGCACGGATGCCCAAGCCGCCTCTTCGTGTACTCCATCAAGAGGCTTGGGATAAATGCGAATCGTCGTCGGTAATGTTGAGCATGAAGTCAAGATCGCGGGCGCCATCTCGGTCCCGCGATTAGGCTTTATGGACAACTACTATTGCTCTATTCAGGCGTTCTCTCAGTTTGGCATCCCCCTCACAAAGGGGACCGGGGCCTTCTGGGATCAGGTCATGTCTCGGATTCTCACGGACTTGAGCCGTGAAGAGTCCGGATACGACTTCATTATCACGATGGACTACGACAGCGTGTACGAGCCCGAGTGCATCTCGCGGCTCGTGTCGGCGTGTCTTATCTCCGGCTACGACGCCGTCGCGCCGCTTCAGACGAAGCGAGACGATCAGAAGTTGATGTTCACGCCGAAGGGGCTGTCGGGTGACCACGATCGCGTCGTGACGCTGCCGCTGGAGTGGTGGGAGAAGCCAGTTCAGCCTGTGGACTCGGCCCACTTTGGCCTGACGGTCTTGCGGACGTCTGCCCTTCGCCGCATGCCGAAGCCGTGGTTCCTGGGCGTGCCAAACTCCGACGGAGACTGGGCGGACGTCGAGCCTGGCGACGGCAAGACCGCGAGAGTCGATCCAGACATCTACATGTGGCGCAAGTGGCGGGAGTGCGGCAACACGCTGGCGATCTGTCCGCAAGTCTCGATCGGCCACGCAGAACTGGTGATTACCTGGCCTGACCAGCAACTCAAGGCAGTCCATCAGTATCCGAATCACTACTGGCAGGCAGGCGGGCGGCGACCACCGGAGGCGTGGGGTTCTCCTGAACATGCAGCGAAGTGTGAGGCTAGATAGCGATGAGAGTTCGACTCCTGAGAGATTGGTCGTACCACAAGCGGGGCGAAGTCGCAGAAGTCTTCGAGCCAACGGCTCGCAATTGGCTTCTTAACGGGATTGCCGAGGAGTTCGCCGAGTCTCGGTCCATCGACGTCGAGCAGGCTGTCGACCAGACGGCCGAGGCTGTCGAGCGGGCTGTCGTCGGCCGCAAGCCTAGAAGGCATCCATGAAGTACTACGAGGTCGTCCAGCGAGGCAATCTCCGGTATCGGTCTCTTCGGCGAATTACTGGACCGACGGTGGAGCCGGTCTCTATTGCAGAGGCGAAGGCTCATCTCCGCATCGACTCTGGCTTCACAGACGACGACATCTATTTGCAGTCGCTGATCTCGGCAGCCCGCATCCACGTCGAGACCGTGAGCGACCGGACTCTCATTCGGTCGCAGTGGCAGATGAAGATGGACGTGTTCCCGTCATGGGACATTGAACTCCCCAGGCCGCCGTTCGCTCCTGGCGACGTGACGGTCTCGTACGTTCCTTCGGACGCCGTCTATTTGCCAGTATCGTTCACCAACTTTCGCATCGACGGCGACGCCACGCCGGCCGTGATTCGGCCCCAGTGGAACGGCTCCTGGCCTTCGTCCCGAGGGGCCGAGAACGACGTGACGATCACGTACTGGGCCGGCTACGGCCCGTCTTCGACGGACGTGCCCACGCCTGCTCGCCACTGCGTTCTCATGCTCGTGGCCTCGTGGTACGCAAACAGGGAGGCCGTCGTCCAGGGCGGCATGAACCCAGTCCCCATGGCCGTCGAGGTGCTGCTTGGCGCGATTAACTGGGGGCAGTACCGCTGACATGCCTATTCGTGCTGGCGATCTTCGCGAGTCTGTCACGGTTCAGGTTTCGACCGAGCAGACCAACGACTACGGCGAAGCCACTCTGTCTTGGGCGGACTTTGCGACCCGCAGGGCCGCGATTCGCAGCCTGCGAGTCGACGAAGTTATGAGCGCCCAGCAGCCCTATACCGTCGCCACGTACGAGGTCGAGTTTCGGTACGTGCCCGGCCTCAAGGCTGGCATGCGGCTTGTCTGGAACAGCCGGGCTCCCGCCAGGACCCTGGACGTGACCCAGATTACCGAGGACGCCAACCGGGAAGGCCAGAGACTTGTCTGTAGGGAGCAAGTCTCGTGATCACGGTCGAACTAAAAGGCCTGGACGAACTTCTGGAGTCCATCCGCAATGTCCCGACGTCCATAGACCGCAAGTCTGTCTTCGATGACGTCGCCCAGCAGTTCTCGGCAAGGCTCCGGGCAGCGACCCCAAAGGGGTACAGCGGGCGCCTGAGAGACTCGGTGATCTACTCGGCAGACAACGAGCAAGGCGAAGTCGGGTACGAGCCTGGAGTAGAGACCGCCGGGAACTCCAGCCTGGACAGCGTCACCAAACCAAAGCGGCGAGGCAAGTCCGTCTTGGCACGAAACTGGGTCAAGTCTTCAGAACTCGAATCTGTTCTTCAAGAGACATTTGACGCCTACGCCTCAGAAGGGTCGGTGTTCATGGAGTCGCGTTTCGCCGAGGAGTTGAGCCGTGGCTTATCCTGAAAAGTGGCTCCGATCCAAGTTGGACGAGGCGACGACGGCCGGAATCCATCCCATTCTCGCCCCGCAAAATGCCCCCTTTCCGCTCGTCGTCTACCGGCGGACGGGCACTCGCCGAGAGAGGGACATGATCGGCAACGTCGGCAGGCCGATTGCCACGTTCTCCGTCTCCGTCGTAGCCGAGACTTACAGCGAAGCGAAGGACATCGCAGAGTCGGTTCGCCTCAAAATTGACAACTTTACGGGTAACTACTCTGGCCTGACAATTGTATTTACCTCGCTCGTATCCGAGGCGGACAACATGGAACGTCCAGCCGAGGGCCAGGCGAAGCCACTGTACCGTGTCGATCAGGTGTACGAAGTTCGGTTCTACGAAAGCGTCCAAGGAGGGACGTAAAAAATGCCTTACGAATCCGCTCAGGGCTTGTCGTTCACGTTCAGCGGCAAGACGTTCCTGCTCACCAGCATCTCGTTCAGCAAGAAGGTCGCCGAAGTTGACGTGACTGACCTGAAGACAGCGCACGGCGCGTACCGTTCGTATCGCCCCGCGCCCGTCCGCGACGGCGATGAACTGTCGATCGAGTTCTACGGCATGGACTTCCCGCAGATGACCGCGACGGGCATCCTGGCGTGGTCGATGGACGGCACTGGCTCGAACTCGGCCCTGATCTCGTCTCTCCCGACGATCGCCCTTTGCACCTCGTCTCAGTTGCAGGCCGCGGCCGGCGAACTGATCAAGGGCTCGGCGACGTTGCGAATCACGCTGACTTGATGAATGCCGTACATATCACCGCAGGGCGCCACGTTTACGTGGGGCACGTTCACTTTTCAGATTGCATCGCTGCAAGTTTCTGCCAACGCCGGAAGTGAAATCGACATCACGTCGATGTCTTCCGAGGTTGTCAGCGATCCGTCGAACAGTGACCGCAAGATGATCGTGCCCGACTACGACACGTCGGTGTCGGCGAGATATGGAAGCGACTTTTCGATCGAGTTCTACGCATCACCGAACCTCACGGCGACGCATTACTTCGACGTCGTGGGGTCCAAGCGGGCTTTTTGGCTTCGGTTTCCGTCGAATGAACTTGGGCAAGGAGTAGGTCTTTCTATTCAGAAAACGGCAATCCTAACTCAGATGCAGTTAGGTGCGACCACCGGGGAGTACGTGAAGGGTTCGGCTACGTTTCGTGTCACGGGCAGATAATGCCCGTCGTTTTCAACAGGAAGATGAGGTAAGTAAATGGCTCTGAGCAAGGCGGCGATCATCGCTGCGGACGATAAGAAGATGGTCGATCACGACGTCCCCGAGTGGGGCGGCGCGGTCAAACTCCGGGTGATGACGGGCACTGAGCGAGATCGCTTCGAGTCCGAGTTCGTCAACGGTAACAAGAGCGTCGATATGGTGCGGGCGAAGTTGGTCGCCAAGTGCCTGTGCGACGAGAAGGGGGAGCGGCTCTTCACCGAGACCGAGATTCCCCAGTTGGGCGAGAAGTCCGCTGCGGTTCTTGACCGTCTCTTCGCTGAGTGCATGAAGTTGAACAGGTTCTCGAAAGAGGACGTGGACGACCTCGCAAAAAACTCCTAGACCGTCCCCGCCGGCTCTTCGAGTTCCGACTCGCGCTCGCGCTCGGACGGTCTCACGCCGAACTTCTCGCGTCGGTGGACGCTGCGGAACTCGCAGAGTGGGAGTCCTTCTGGTCTATTGAACCGTGGGGAGACGAGTGGCGTCAGACCGCTCGTCTCGCCACGGCTCTATGCACGGCGTGGGGCTGCAAGCGTCTGGAAGAAGAGATGCTCATGCCCAGCCACCGCAAGCGTCAGCAGACCAAGGAAGAGATGCTCGCCGAACTGTGGAAGTTGGCTGCTGCCAACTCCAACAGGCCCGGAGGTTGACGCATGGCAACGATTGGGAGTTTGTCTGTTGCGTTTACGGCAGACCTGAAGGGCCTCGAAAGCGGCATCGAGGAAGTCGTTGATCTTTTCGACGATCTCTCGGAGTCTGCCAGTGAACTCGCAGAGAAACTTGAAGGCGTCGCTGACAGGAAGATTAAGGTGACCGCCACGGCGGACACCAGCGAAGTCGCAAAGGCTGCGAAGGACGTCGAGACCCTCTCGGAAACGGCCAAGAAGAATAAAGTCAAGATAGAAGCCGACAGCGAGGACACTGAAAAAAAACTGTCCGGCATCAAGGACGTCCTAAAGACGTTTGGAGAGTCGGCAAAAGATGCTGCCGGGTCGCTGAGCGACTGGGGTGAGTCTCTCAGAAACGCATCCGCGAAAGCCGCCGGCGGTCTTGGCGAGTGGGGCAAGTCTCTGGACTCTGCCGTCAAGAAGAACGAGATTTTCCTCGCTCGTGGCTCGGCAACCGCAAGTCTGCTGTCGAACACAAAAGGCGTCCTGAGCGGAACCGCCGGCGCGTTCACGGCCACAGGAAACGCCATCAAGTCAGTTGAAGGCGTCCTGAGCGGAGCAGGCGACTCGATCGAGGGCATTGTCGTCGCTGCGGGGCGGGCCAATTCAGCGTACGCGGCGTTCTCCGCAACGGTCGCAACCGGCAGGGTAATCATCGAGACTATCGGCGGAACGGCGGCAGTAACTGCTGCGTTCGGCGGCAGCGCTGCCGCAGCAGCAAAAGTCGTCGGGTCACTCGGCGCATCGCTCGTCTCTGCTGCGACTGGCGTCGGCGTGTTCGCCGCAATTATGGCGACCACTAGGGCTCTCACGGCCGGAATGAGCGAGGAGGCTCGCGGCTACATCCAGACGTTTGTCGCAATGGGAGCGTCGCTCATCTCTGCGGCTGCGGCAGCGCAGGCCGGGGCTGTGTCTTTCTCTCTCATTTCCAACGCCATCTGGAGTTCGTCGTCAGCGGGAGAAGTGCTGACAAAGATTTTTTCCGCCGCAGGCAAGGGCGTTGCCGACGCATCTGCGTCGATGTTGATAAACCTCACTCGCGTGCTGGCTGTATTCAATCTCGCGAGAGTCGCGTCGGGGGAGTTCTCGAAGGCCCTCGAAGGCATTGGCGCCAAGGCTGAGTCCATCCGCAATATGGCCGATCGCTTCGGGGCAACCACCGGCGAGATGGAGATTCTCACGTTCGCAGCCGACGCAGCCAGCGTCAGCATGTCGCAACTCGCAAAGGCGACGCAGACTTTCTTTACGAACATCAGCAAGGTCAAGATCGGACAACTCAACGTCGATTCTGTCCAAGAGGCCAAGTTTGCATTCGACAGGCTTGGCGTCTCGATCGACGAACTCAGGAACAAGAACCCGCAGGAAGTCTTTGGGCTTGTCTCCGACAAACTGCTTGCCGTTAAAGACCCAGCCGACCGGGCCGCGATCGCCTTTGACTTGTTTGGCAAGCAGGCGGTCAACATCCTCCCGGCTCTGAAGGGCCTCAAGGAGGCTGCGGCAGACGCAGGGCGACTGGGTACTGTCACGAAGGACATCGACTTCAAGATGTTTGAGGGAGTCGATGCCTCGTTTGACAGGCTCAAGCAAGCGAGCGGCAACCTGGCGGCGACGATGCTGGTTGCTTTTGCTCCGCTCCAGACTGGCATCAACAATTTTCTTGCCGACTTCAAGGGCGGTCTCGTTGCCGCCTTGGGGCCTGTCCGCACGCTGATGGCACAAGCCACGGTGCCGATTCAGGTGTTCTTGGAAGTCACGGGGAGGGTTTTGAACATTCTCCTGCGAGTCATCGGCGTCATCGGCACGTTCGCGGCTGCGCTTGCGAACGCGACCGCAATCGCCCCCGCGTGGACGGCGCTCGGGACAATCATCAAGGACGCGCTCGCAGAGATCGAAAAGAGCGTTGACTATGTGCAGCAAATCGCATCTGCGTTCTCTTCTGAACTCAATCCAGTAATCGAAGAGTCTGCAAGCCTTTTTGACAGACTGGTTTTCATCGTCAAGACGTTCGCCACTGTGGTCGTGTCGGCCGGCGTGGCGTCTGCTGTCATGCAGTCGTTTGGAATCCAAGCAGGCGCAGCACTTGCGAAGTTTGCCGCAGGCCTGTCGGGCCTCAATTTCGCGACCATCTTCGGCGGAATCATCAAGTTGGTCCGCATGCTCACCATCGACGTCGTCGCGATGTCGTCGAAGTGGGTGGCGAGCATGATTGTCGCCGGAACGTCTACGCTCGCCCAACTGCTCACGCCGTTTATGACGTCAGTGGCGATGGTTATTACTGGAAACTCGGCGATCGCGGTGTCCGCAACGGCTACCGGATACGCCATGGCTGCTGCCTGGATTATTGGCACGCTGGGCCTCGCGGCGGTCGCAGTGGCGATCATCGCCCTCATTCAGAACTTTGACAAACTCTACGCCTACTTTTCCAATTTTGGCGACAATATTGGAAAGTTGTTCACGCTCGATGGGCTCGCCGAGGTAGGCACCGCGATTGCAGACGCCATCTTCGGCGCGTTCAAGACGGTGGCCGAAACCGTAACGGGTTTCTTCGGTGGCATCATCGGCGGCATCATTAAGTCCATTAGCGGAATTAAAACACCAGAGAAAATCAACGCGGCGACTGCATCTGTCGGCGACGTCGTTCAGTCGCGTCGCGGGCAAGAAACGGCGAAGTTTCAGGCCGAGGCCGCAGTGGCTGGATTCACTGGCAAGACGCCAGAGATGCCGACTGAAGACTACGACGCGCTTGCGAGGTCAGTCGGCGTCGCCAGGGAAAACATGATCGGGCTTTCGCTGAACGCTTCGCGGTTCGGCGAGGCTGGCCGCAAGTCGTTCTTGGCCGCCAAGGCTGACTTCGACAAACTCCAGCAGCAACTCGCCGACGGAACCCTTGAACTCAAGGTCATTGTCAACGAGGACGGCACGAAGCGGACTGAGACGGCAGTCGAGGCTTTTGAGCGCCGCACGCGGGAAATACGAGGCCGCCTGCAAGAAAACTTGAATCTTGCGGACGTGATCTCGCCGGAGCAGTTCCAGCAATCGGCAGAAGAGATGCGGAAGTCTGTCGAAGAAGCATTTGCCCAAACGCGATCCCTGATGCGGGGCAGCGACATCGGCAGCGACCTGAATACAGACCGCTTCTTTCCGACGTCTGACGAAGTCAAGCAGTCGGCAGAGAAGTTCGCGATGGCATACCAAGACGAACTGATTCGCATCGAAGAGGCTCTCCAGAGAGGAGACTTCGGCCAGGGACAGAAGGCCCTTCGTGCGGCAGCACAGGCGAGAGAGCAGGCAAAGGCGAATCTCGACCGCAACAACAAGAAGATCGAAGCCGACGTGTCTTTTGCGAACGATATTCGCAAGGCTCTCGAAGACGCATTTTTGTCCCCAGTCCAAAAGTACGAGAAGAAACTCAAGGAGATTGCCAACAACAAGTCTCTCACTCCCCAAGAGAAGTCTCTTGCCACCATCGCGGAGCAGAAGCAGATGGTGGAGTCGACGTTCGGCAAGTCTGCCGGAGATTCGCTGAGAGACAAGGAAGGTATGTTCGCAAATGCGACCGCCGTCGACCAGTACGGCAGAACGGCGTTCATGTCTTCGGAAGGCTCTCGCGCGGCCGGCGAAGTCAGGGCGTCGACCGAGAGGACAAAACTGGACATCGAGCGACGCAAGGCTGCTGGCCTCGACGCTAGCCCTGCTCAGCAACTCAAAGCAGGCGTTGACAACATCAATGACGTGTTCGGCGTTGCTGGCAAGTCTCTCACGGAGATTCAGAAGGAACTCGGCCCCGAAAAGTTCGCGGAGTACCAAGAGGCGATCAAGAAGAACTCTGAGGCCGTGAAGGCAAATCTGGGCGTCGAAAAAAGCGGCGCCCAGAAACTCGCAGAGTCTCGGGCAAAACTTGAGAAGGCGTTCAACGACAAAGTCATCTCCGAGCAGGAGATGAACAAGGCCGTCAAAGAACAGAAGGACGCCTTGCTGTCTTCGCTTGGAATCTCAAAAACGCCCGCACAGGACTTCGAGGATGCAATCGCGAAGATCAAAGAGAATGCCGCCGAACTGACGCCAGAGGAGTTGCAGAAGGGGCTCAAGGAAGCCAAGGACAAACTGCTTCAGTCGCTTGGAATCGACAAGAGCCCGGCCCAGGCCGCCGAGGAGTCGCTGAAGAAACTCGACGAGGCGTTCAACAAGGGACAGATCAGCGCCGAGGAGTTCGCCAAGGGGTCGCAAAAGGCGAAGGATTCGCTGCTCCAGTCGCTCGGCATTCCTCTTGACCCAGTGACACAACTCGGCGAGCGGCTTGGCGACCTTCGCGAAGCGTTCGACAAGGGCCTCATTTCGCAAGAGGAGTTCACTCGCGGCCAAGACGAGGCCCGCCGGGCGATGCTCCCAGGCGGCGAAGCGGAGAGCCCCGTGAAGAAGTTCGAGCGAGACCTCGACGCCGTCAACAGGGCGGTCGAGGAGGGGCTGATTACCGACGAAGACGGCACCCAGCGGAAAAAAGTCCTCCAAGCCCAACTCCAAGAAGACCTCAAGCCCGCCCTCGACAAGGTCGCTCCCGATCGCCGAGCCATCGAGTCATCGGACGTCCGCAGCAAGGCGGGCGTGGACACGTTCTTCCGGATTCTTCGTGGCAACGACAATCCAGGCCTCAAGGCTCAGTTGGAGGTCGCGAGAAACACCCGCATCCTCGCCGAAGCAGCAGCCCAGCCGGAGGCTGCCGAAGTCATCGCCCAACTCTCAGCCCGATAGTACGGACACGCACACATGCCCGAACCGAACTCTACAGGAGCGCCGTGGTCGAACCCGCTGCTCCCGCACGTCACAGACTGCCGGGAACTGTACCGCGGCAAGTCTCGCCAGGCGAGCGTTGACGGAAATCCGACCTACACTCGCATCTTTCTTGTTCGCGTCAACACAATAAACCCAAGCCTGTCGCAGGTTGCAGCCGCACCTGGGATTGCATGGAGAGATGCGTTTCCGACCGACGCCAATGCGTTTCTCGTTGAGTCCAGCACGCAGCAAGACGGCGAATCGGCGTTTCACTACAAGGTCACATACCAGTACAGGTATCTCGACGAGTCTGAAAAGATTCCGTGGCAGAGGCCGCCAGTTTTCTCGTTTTCTGGGTCGCTCGCCTCTGCTCCTTGTTTCTGGTATTACAAAAACGCCGGAGACAACAACACCAAGGAGATTATTGTCAACACGGCGAAAGACCCGCTCTCTGGCCTGGACCGCGATGAAGGCGAGTTCAACGTCACTATCTCCTACAACCAGAAGCCACCGTTCGACTACGCAAAAGCCCAGGCTTACGTAGGCGCGATCAATTCTGACGTCTGGAGCGGCGGCCAGCCGAAGACGTGGAAGTGCCAGAGCATCACGGCGAACCGCAAAATCGAGACGCTCCCTAATACGACGCCCGACCTGCCGCCGGTAAAAGTTATCTACTACGAGACGTCGATCACGTGCGCGTACAGGAACACAGGCTGGGACTTGCAGACTTGGAATGTCGGCTTTAATGAACTCAAGGCAGGCAGAAAGGAAAAGATTCTTGTCGGCAGCGAGCCTGCAAGTGAGCCGATGGCTCTCAACCCAAACGGGTCACAGAAAGCCCCAGGCCTCCCCCCTGACATGCTGACGTTTCGAATCTACAGGACGCTTCCGTTTGTTGGGACGTTCCACCAGATTCCGAATGACGTGTTCTCTGGCTATCCGTACAGCGAGCCGCCTATCCCTGCGACGTGATTCCATGTTGAATATCAGCCAATTCAAGAAGAAGGCCTCCGCAAACAAAGGCGAGCAGCCTGTTCAGTTTCGGCAGCGAGACGCCCAGCGGATCGCCAGCGTTGTCCATACGGTCGAGACCGCAAGGAGAGACCGTAATCCGAGTTCATTACCTCGCGCTGTCGGCGGCGGCGGCTCTTTTGCAACAGCCAGGTTTACTGGCTCATGGAGCAAGGACACGCTCAAGACGATCACTTTTATTAGGGACACGGCGGCTACGGCGATTGCGAGCAACATCTTTTCGCACATTGCGGCGCCGCCTTCTGGACAAACACGTCGCTGCGCGGTTGCCCTTGAGGGCACAACGTGGATTCTTGTTGCTGCTGAGTGTTCGTGATGAACTTCGGATTCGAGTGCTTCAAGAAACTCTTCTGCTGCTTCCCGAAAGTTTATGGCTGGGGGCAGAACGACTCTGGTCAGTTGGGGGTCGAGGGCTCGTCCAGGCCTGACTTCCCGCTCGTTGGCACCGCACCTCCGACAATTGAAAAGCAAGGCGATTGGCTGAAAGTCGCGGTGTCTGCTGACGGAGGTCGCGGGTTCGGAATACTTTCTGACGGTAGCCTGTGGGAGTGGGGTGGGCAGGTTGGCTCCAGTCCGACTCTTGTCGGTGGAGAACACAAGTGGGAAGACGTTTCGGCGTCGTCTGGGCATGAGATCGCAATTCGTGAAGACGGAACACTGTGGGGTAGGGGGAGTGCTGCCGTCGGGCTCACTGAACCGCCATACCTCGACGACAGGGCTGAAACCATTCGCGCCATCCTGTCCCGGCCGATCGCATCAGCGGAGCCGACTGGCCTGAGAGGCAAGTACTCAGAAAGGCCCACGGCCATCGTCAAGCAAATGTCCAGGCAGTCGAACCAATGGCCTAACGATCGAAACTGGACAGAGGACTCAGTTGTAGAGCCGGCCGTCGCGGAAGCAGTGATGAACTACTCGATCACTTCCGTTGAGGTCACGAACGGCGGAAGCGGGTACTCGTCTCCTCCGAGAGTCACACTCGAAGAGGACGGCCTCTCGCTTGGACCGGCCGAGAGAAATCTCGCCGTCTCCGCAGTTGTCGTCCGCGAGCGAGGGTCTGGTTACAAGTCCCCTCCTCGTGTTGTGTTTTCCGGACTGAACACAAGCGAGGCCACTGCGACTGTTACGGAAATGTACTGCAAGGTGGCCTCGGTGACCATCACAAACGGCGGTTCAGGCTACTCGTACGCATCGGATGTCCGGTACATAATGCCAGATGGCCGCGAAGGCCATGTTGGTTATTCTGTCCTTTCTCCTTCCGGAGCCGTTGTTGGCGTTACCCCGGCCTCCTCATTGGCCCGGACGATGCCTGGGTCGTATCCGCTTATTTTCCGCACTTCAGGAGGAGCGACCGCAACTGGATTTGTTACGCTCGAAGGCGATCAGGTTCAGACTGTTTCTGTCACGCGAGGCGGGGAAGGCTACAAAGACCCCCCCTCTGTGTCTTTCGAGCCAACTAACGGCGGCTCTGGAGCGACTGCGGAAGCAAGCACTGTGTCGCTCGACTCCGTCGGCAGCGGGAACGCCGTCCTTACTGCAAACATGCGGTACGGGATCGTGGCGATAAATGTCACCAACGGAGGTTCTGGGTACACGACAAGGCCGAGCGTGATTACTCCTGGGTCTGGGTACGGCTCGCAGGCAACGGCAACGGTATCAAGGATGGGCTCGATCATCCAGGGCATTTCCGTGACGCACCCAGGGGGCGGATACTCTTTTCCGCCAACTGTTACGGTAAACGGAAGGCCGCTGGCTGGCCTCACTGCGATCCTTACCAACGGCTTTGTTTCGTCCGTTCAGGTTGAGCCTGGGCTAAAAGTCGACGCCGAGTCGGCGCAGATTCGTTTTACCGGCGGAGGCGGGAGCGGGGCGTCGGCCACTGCCAGCCTTGTCTTGAATCACGTCCTCGAAGTCACAGTAGGCACCCCAGGCCTGTACGGCGGCCAAGGAGGATCGGGCTACCCGATAACTTTTTCCGGGCCAGGCTCCGGCGCGACGGCCACCGCGACCTTTGGGAATGGCTACGTTCACTCGGTGACGGTGAACTCGTCGGCAAGCCCTGCCCGCTATGACGGCTACAAAGAGAAGCCAAAGATTGTCTTCTCGGGGGGGGGAGGCAGCGGCGCCGAGGCAGCGGCGAAGTCAGAAGGCGTTGTCGAGTCGGTTGTAATCAAGTCGCCTGGAAACGGCTACACGACTGCCAGGTTTTCGCACTCGACAAGTGACGGTGAACTTAGGCGTTCGCCATTTGTCGTGTTCTCTAGAGACCCAAGCGACGAGTTTCAAGACTCGCCTACGCTGTCCTATTTGGACGGCATAGGCCTCGGCGTTCCATCAAACGCAGCAGCGTTTGTGTGCAAAATTGAGCCCGGCCCAGTCCAGTCGCTTACTCTTGGGCCAAATGCGAGCCAGGTTGCGTTTCCGAAGCAGACTTTCGGGAGAGTCAAAAGCGGAACTGTGCTTGGATACTATCCAGCAGGCGAGTATCAAGTCTCTCTCGTTGTTGGAGGGCGATCAGAGACAATCGCCGCAGACGAAAGCGGGACTGTCACTGTCACGTCCAATTCGGACGGATGGCCGTGCAGGCCGTGGATTGTTGTCACGGGGACAGTTCAGCCTACAGACAGCCCTCCGTACACATACATCGCTGCGACGGGGAACGTGTTTCCAACATGCGCTCCGTGGGAGCAGGCGTTTCCGCCTTTTCCTGCTCAGTCGCCGAACCCAAGTGTTGTTAAGCAGGCTGTGGGCATTGGTGGGATTGGTATCTTTGGCAATTATTGGACGTCAGCGTCTGTTTCGTTTTCGGAAAGTGACGCCGAAGTTGAGGCAAAGATTGTCGATGGAGGCCTTTACGCTGTCCAGCGAAAGGTCGGCATTCGAGAGAATCCGCCGCCCGGCACCCCCGCTCCGCAAGTGACGATCTCTGGTCAAGTTGCTCCGCATATCAAGAAGTGGGTAGCAGGCCGAGTGCCGGCTTCTGGGTGGGATGGCCCGCCAATCGAATCCGTAATGTACAACCTTCAATTCCTCTCGCACTCCGGAGCAGACGCAGCCGGAACGGCGACAGCCTCTCCGGAGGGAGTTATCCAGCAGCCAGTTTTAACTGATGGCGGGTACGGATACTCTTCCGAGCCAATCGTGAAGATCGAATCTTTCAGGCAGCGATGGCGACAAGTCGGAACTGACACATGGAAGTCTGTTGCGGCCGGTCAAGGCGGATACTCACTTGCAATAAAGTCTGACGGGCGGGTTTATTGGTGGGGAAGCGTTCCTGGCCTTTCGGATGCAATATTAAAGCCTAGCCCAGTCGGCAAGCGGGTCTACATAACGGCGACGCCCGCGATGGGGGACGACTCATGCCCAGTCTCGCCAGAAAGAATCTTCATTTCTCCACCGGCGTACGAGGGAATCCATGCGGCGGTGGCTTCCTGCAATCGTCAGGAGAAGTCTCGGGGGAGTTCCGCAGTTTCATCCGATGGCGCTGGCTTCAGAGAGTTTTCCGGAGACTATTTCGCCAATATCAAATACGAAGGAGACTACGAAATCTCCGTAACCGGCGGGTGCGGATACATAGAGTTGCCGGAGGTCTACTTTGAGCCCCGCGGGGAGCCTGTCTTGTCTGCCTCCGCAAGTCTCGTTGGCCCAGACTCGTGCGAGCAGGTTGTCGCCGTCGGCTCTCGGGCGATGGCGATTGACGCAGCCGGCGTGGCGTGGCACCTCAACGCTACAGCCGCCGTGCATGGAAGTCGCTTGCCAAACAAGAATCGCAACACAGCCGCTACCAGCGGCGACTACTCGCTTACTTACCAGAAGGTTTCATCGGCTTCTTGGCCTTTCGCAGCAATCGCGAGGACTCCTGCGATTCCCGCTTATACAAAGACTCTTAATATCATCGAGGCTCCCGGCGATCATTTCGACGGCCCGCAAGGCACAAGCGGAGTCTTTGTTCTCAAGAGCGGAGGCTCGGGGTACACGCGACAGGCGAAACTCAGGTACTCAGGCCAAAAGTTTGCTTGGCGGATAATCGAAAGAACGGAAACTTATACAAAAATAGACTGCGCTGGCACTGGCTTCAATAACCACCCAACCTTGCAGTCTGTTTCGGTGCAGACATCTGTGCATTCATCGGGCGAGTTTGCGGCTCCGGCCTGGGAAGGGCTTGGCGGCCCGTGGGGGGCAAATTACCTAGTCGGCGTCCCTGACAGCCCCAATGAACCGCTTGCTAGCCTCCGAGGATTCGACACATGGTGCGGCTCGGTCGTCCCCCACACTTTCTACCCGCACAACGATACTGCGTATGGCGGGTTCAATCTTCACTCGTGGACTGCTGGGCATGTTCCGCCTATTCCTCCAAGCACGGACGTCACCGAGGGCCTCGTGCAGACGAAGAAAGGATACACAAGAGAGGTGTTTCCGCTTTCGTACGGCACCCTTGAGGTTGTGGACACCGCCGGCAGCGGCGCTGTGTACGAACTTGTTCCAAGCCAACTCCGCCACGGCGGGGTTGGGCCGGCCAAAATCGGCGGGGCAGAGCCGTGGGCAGAGATTACGCAGGCTGGTTTCGCAAGGCAGGAAGCCGGCGGATTGTTTTACGGTTTCGAGAGCGCGGGGCATCTGGACATCCCGCCGCCGCGTTTTCCAGAGTCGCAGCAGATAGAGCAGTTACGAATTGGAGGAGCCTGCGGAGTTCGTGAGCAAGATCAGTCGCTCTGGCTGCTTGGGCATCCTACGTTTGGCCCTCCAGTGTCCAAGGGTGACGTCGAACTGAAGATCGAAAACGCCGGAGAGCGGTACACAGAACCGGCAATTCTGAAGTTCAGCGAGCAGCCCGACGGCGTCGCGGTTGCCGAGGCATCGCTCGATGGAGCAGTTGTCAGTGTCGGAATCACGAACAAGGGGTCTGGGTACAGGACGGTCCCGACGGTTAGTATTTCAGGAGGTGCTTCCTGCCAGGCCGCGATCGCCGGTCCAGTCGAATCCGTAGCCGTCACGCAGGGCGGATCAGGATACCGCGTCGCTCCAAAGGTAGTCTTTTCGCAGCCAGGCATCTCCGCTGTTGCGGAGTCGCGAATCGTGGACGGCAAGGTGACGGCTGTTTCTGTCTCCGAGGGGGGGAGGTACAGGGCAGCGCCGTCCGTGACGTTCGAGCCGGTTCCAGACATTGAATCGCTTGAATTAGGCTCCGGAGGCAGCGGCTACTCACTGCCTCCTTCGGTCTTGATTACCGGCGGCAGCGGCAGTGGCGCGGCCGCAACCTGCACGATTGACGGGAAGGTCGTGAGCGTTCGCACGGACTTTGGCGGCGCCAACTACAGCGAACCGCCGAAGGTCTTTTTTTCTGGAGGCCACAAAGCCGGAAATGGCTCTGTCGTGTACATCAAACTTGACACTCCTGGGTTCGGGTACACGTCTGCTCCAGCCGTTTCGTTTGCAGGCGGCGGGGGCAGCGGGGCATCGGCCTCCGCAACGATAGACCAGTTCACAGGAGAAGTGCTTGGCGTCACGATCTCGGGGAGAGGCTCTGGATACACATTGCCGCCGACTGTTTTCCTCACCGGCGGCGGCGGCACAGGCGCGTCCGCCACGGCTTTTATCGGGCCTCCGTCTCCGGCCACTGCTACTGCGGCGATTGACCCAACCACCGGCGCCGTTTCTGCTGTGTCCGTCGGGTCGCAAGGCGGAGGATATCAACACGCGCCAGCAGTCCGTTTCGACGTCCATCCCGGCAAACCTGGCGGCGGCGCGTCTGCGACGGCCTTCATTGCGGGCCCTGTTGAGGACATGAAGATCACAAGTCGCGGCTCTGGGTACTACAGGCCGCCGCAGGTCTTCTTCCAAGGCGGAGGCGGGACCGGCGCTGCAGCGACGGCCACGACGGCAGCCGTCGGATCGGGCGCGGCGGCGACGTGCAAAATCAACGGCTCTGTCATCTACTGCAATGTCACCAGCGGCGGCTCCGGGTATTCGACTCCTCCTGATATCACGTTTTCAGGAGGAGGCAACGAGGCTATCCAGTCTCTTCAAGAGCAACTCTCAGCCGGCGAGATCACGGAAGAAGAGTTTTCCGAGTCAGTCAAGCCCTACAGGGCAGCAGCGCAGGCCCGAATACAGGGAAACACATCTCTGTCTATCGAAAGCGGCGGCTCTGGATATGCCTATCGGCTTGATCCGGCACTTGTAGGGCCATACGACCCGCTCACAGGCATGCCACCGCTAGGCCTTTGGTATCCTCGCATTCCACCAGGGCAGACTTGGGGCAACAACATTCCGTATTTCAGAGACGGCGACATGATTCAGTCTCGGTACTGGATTCACCACGCAGAGGGGCGAGTCGATCAAGTCGTGTTCGACCCTTACGGCGGCCACCTATCTGGGATGCTTTACGCTCCGGACCTGGCCCGCTTTGCGGACCTCAAGCAGCGAATCGCGAACGTCAATGTGTTTGACACTCCAGGCGGCCCGATTGATTCGCTTACTTCCCCTCCCGGCGTTCCTCCAATTGAAGTGCCAACATGGTTTCGGCAAAAGCCACTCGTTTCTTTCTGGAATACGCATGTCATTCGCTCTTCAACGTCGCTCCGAGTTGATGCTGTAGGCAAAAAGACAGGCGTGCCTCCGCAGCCGGTGTCTATCAACTCGTGGGCCAAGTCCATGCAGGAACTCAATTCGCTGCTCGAATCTTCGCGAGCCGAACTTGGAGACCAGATCGGAGACTTAACCACGCGACTCTACCAGGCGCGCGGCGAAGGCTTTCTTCCAGAAGGCGCTCGCGAGTTGGTGTTTCAGTTCCTGTCCGGCGGGACTATAACTGGCGCGTTTTTTGATGGGATTAATCTTGGCCTATCTCAACCCGTGTCTGCCTACAAGTTCTCGGTTCCGCCCACCGTGAAAGTCGAGTGCGACGTCGGCAGCGGCGCGTCGCTGTCTGTGGCTGTCGGCAGCGACGGATATGGCTCTGCCTTAGTCGGCTCCGGCGGTGCCGGATATGGCTCTCTTGCGAGAGCGGTCGTCTCCGGAGGCAGACCTCTCATCACTCCAGCGTCAGCGTCGTCGACTGTAGTCAACGGCGCAGTCACGTCGGTATCAGTGTCGTCTCAGGGCGGCGGATACACGTCGACGCCGACCGTGGTCTTGCATGGCGGAGGCGGCAGCGGCGCGACGGCTGTCGCCGTAATGGGATACGAAGAGCAAACCACTCTCCGCAGAAAGGTTGTCTCTGTCACCGTGACGTCGCCTGGCTCTGGCTACACGTCTCCGCCAGCCGTGTCGTTCGTCGAAACAGATAAAGACTACGCAGACTTTTACGACGGAAATAAAAGCCAGTATGTCCGCATCGAAAATGCAACACACGAATACTTCGAGTTGCCGGCTGGGGAGAAAAGTCGCCGCATTGCTTTGACGTCAATTCCGCCTTTCGGGGTTACTAGGAGTTCTTACGGAGCGGACGAGAACTTAGAGCCTGACCCAAACAAGCCCTTTACTCGCGTTGAACTGTTCTTCGACGACGGCTTCGTGACTGAAGCAACGCTTGATGCGTCGCACTCCCACCCGACGTTCGTGCAAGGCGACAGGCACCCAGCCAACCTGAAGAGGCTCCCGCCTGGTGTGGCCGTTCAAGTATTTGGTAAATGCCTGAGCCCAGTCAGCGTCAGCGTGATTCGGCCGAAGTGGTCTAATGAGATGCACGGCTGGGCTACGCACGACAGATTCTCGGCGCCACAGTCCCAGCCGTCAGTCACCCTCGCCGTTCGGGACACGACTCAATGATCCGCCCCGTCCCGATCGGAACTGTCCTCGGCAGGGCTTTGGCCGCCTGCGGCATATCAGAGACCCGCATCGCCAGGCTGTTCGGAGCAAAAAATTGCGGCTGCGGCCAAAGAATGGCATCGCTCGACGCTTGGGGGAATCGGGTTCAATATCGGATAATCATGTATCTCGGCGGCCCAGCAAAGATGACCTGGCGGGCCCGGCTGCGCTTCGTCAGGAGAAGGCTGTGGAAGACCATCGCTTCCAACTAGGCCCCGAAGGCCACCGCTGGCTCTGGAGATACTCGCCGCTCAAAGGCGACGCCGACGGCTGGACAGAGCCCGCAAAGCGCAAAGTCTTGATCAACTCAAGTCTCAAGCACCGCTCAAGACTAGAGTGCGAGATTCACGAGGGCTTGCACGCCAGCATGGGTACGTTCGTCGTGAGCGAGGAAGCCGTCACGCAAGCCGCGAGCGACATCGCCAAGATTCTGTACTCGCTGGGGTACAGGCTCGACCCTGGAAAATCTGCTTGCCGCCGGCCTTAGTCTGGATACGCTCACTGGCCCCAGGACACAGGAGGCCAGGCATGGCAACGGTGACGGCAGTCGACGGCGGGCACGTCGAGAGCATCGACGACTCCAATCGAGTTATTCGCGAGATCGTCGAGGCGAGAAACGCATCCAGGGCTCACAGCGAGTCGATTCTCGCCGACGACGATGACGGAGACCTCGAAGCCGACGTCCGCAGTGCCGCCAACATGGACGGCGCGACGCCGCTTCCTGGGGCTTTCGACGAGAATCCGAAAGACCTCGTGGGCACCGGCAAACTGCCGCTGCATCTCTGGCCGACGACGGCCACTGCCATGGGCTGCATTGCCCTGCTCAACGGCGCTCTCAAGTACGGCCGTTCTAACTGGCGGGTCGTCGGCGTGCGTGCGTCGATCTACGTGGACGCCTGCCAGCGGCATCTCGCCGCGTGGTTCGAGGGTCGCGAGTGCGACGAGGAGGGGGTTCCGCACTTGTCTTCGGCCCTCGCATGTCTCGCAATCCTCGTGGACGCCGAGGCGGCCGGAAAACTCAAGGACGACCGCCAGGTAAGTGGCGGCCACGCGGAGATCGTCAAGCGGCTCACGCCGCACGTCGAACGACTGCGAGCCTTGCATGCGAACAAGTCTCCGAAGCACTACACAATCGGAGACAACGCATGAAAATCTATCTCGCCGGCCCCATGACAGGCCTGCCGCTGTTTAACTTCCCGGCGTTCGACGAAGCCGAGGCGAAACTGAGGCTGCTCGGGCACGACGTCATCAATCCAGCCCAACTCGATCGCGACGTTGGGTTCGATCCGGCGACGACGGTCGTCTCGAAGGCCTTCCTGAGAGACGCACTGCGTCGCGACCTTTCTGCACTGTGCGACGCAGATGCGATCGCCATGCTGCCAGGCTGGGAGAAGTCTGGCGGGGCCAGGGTCGAGTGGGCTCTCGCGACGCATCTGGGCCTGGAAGTCGTCTATTTGGCGTCTCCTGTAGCCATCCTGTAGGATGCCCAAAAGCAAGGAGGAGCCCATGCTTGGATGGTTTCCCTGCGAAGAGAAATTGCCGCAACTCGGCGACGCCGTGCTTGTCTGGAGCGGCAGCGTCGTGACGATTGCCAGGCTGATGGAAGACAACGGCGGCAAGTACTGGGAGTCAGATGACGACGTCGCTGAATTGATTCCGCCGACGCACTGGCACGCCATTCCAGAGCCGCCTCTTGGCTAGTCAAGTCCAGGCAAGACTTCGCACGGCTTCGGCCCCGTGTCGATAAATCGCGGATCGAGGTACGCCTTCGTGACGCGAGGCGAACTGTGATCTAGCAGGGCAGTCGGATCGCCACCACGGGCAGCGAAGTGCGTCGCCGCACTTCGCCGCAGTTGATGAAACTTGCTGCGACGCCCGCCTTCGAGTCCCGCTGCCTTGACGATCTTGCCAAACCTGTTCCACAGGTATTCGTATCCTCTCGGCCACGCAAAGAGTTGCGGGCCGTTGCCAGACTTCTTCAAGACGTCGAGCAGGTCGCAGACGGGGTCAGTGAACGTGTAGAGTTTGTCCCGCTTGCCTCCCTTGCGGCACTCTGCGCGGACGAGAACGATAGGCCGCGTGTAGTCCTCTTTCATCACGGACATGATCGCGCCAATTCTCTCTGCGCTCTGCCAGAGAACTTGAATGAGCGCCGTCCACCAGACGTGCGCCGGTACGTCGCCGACTTTGCCCTTCATCACTTTGGCCGTCGCGAGCAGGGCCTTGAGTTGGTCGATGCTCCAGGCCGTTGGCACGCGAATCGGGATCGGTGTCGGAGGCACGCACGGCCGCATGTCGATGAGCCGCCGATCCGCCGCACACCTCCAGAGGGCCAGCAACTGCGACCGCTCCTTCTCCGCTGTGAACACGCTTCGCTCTCTCGCTCGATGCGAGAGGTATCGCGAGATTGCGAGGTCATTGAGATCGTCTTCGATCGTGGCGGCCCGGCCGAGGTACTTGCCGAACTGCTTCAGCGTATTGGCGTAGAGCCTTGTCGTGTTTTCTGAACGGCCTCGCAACTTGAGAGGCCTGTAGAAGTCATCGAAGAACTTGCTGAGAGTCATTGTCGCATCTCCTTCTTGGGTGGAGTGTGCGAGTCCTTTCAGGGTTGCCTACCCTTCATGGGCAGGGTGTGACCAACGGTGCCGATCGCTTTATTCCGTCTTTGTCTTTCGTGTCGCCTTGTTCACCTGCTCGTACAGGTCTCTCGCGGCGTCAACTGCGCGCCACTGCTTCTGCTTGTTGCACTTCGCAATGAAGTCCTCGATCGCTTCGAGCAGCACGTACTTCTGGTCGACGTGTGAAAGCCTGACGATCATTTCCAATCCTCCGTGCGCGAGCATTGCAGCGATTCCGTTGCCGCTGCTTCTTGACGAATAATCCTACCCCCGCCATTGCACTGTCAAGACTGACCCCTGCGGGGGTCGGTTTTTTGGGCAACTTGTACGGAGAGGCAAACCATGAAACAGCCCATTTCCGTGGCCGAAGCGGCTGCAATTCTCAAAATCTCCCAAGTCGGCGTCCTCAAGCGGATCGCCAAGGGACAGATTCTGGCTGTCCCTCTGAGCGGCAAGGGTCTGCTGGTCTGCCACGAGTCGGTGCTTGCACAGGATTGCAATCTAGAGGCGTTCCAAAAGGCCTGCCGGCGGTGGATCAGCGTGCCCGAGGCCTGTGACATTGTCTGCGTCACGGACGCCATGATCGGCCGCATGCTCGTGGACGGTCGCCTGAAGGGGTTTCGGCTCAACGACAAATGCTGGGCGGTCGACCGCGAGTCGTGCGAACGAAACATCCGCGAGTACCTCGCCAATCCGCCGCAGTACGGCAGGCCTCGTCTCGTCGGCGAGCGACGATCGCCAAAGAAGCGAGCGTCCGGACGCTCACCGGGGCGGCGAAAAAAATCTTGACCACAGTTGGCGTGTCCGTACACTCCGGGCATGTCGCTGCTCAAGAAACTCTTCGCGCGCCCGTCGCAGCCTCAGAGAGACGCTTGCGGCGACTGCCAGTTGCCAGACACGAACGTGATGCGAGTTCGAGCAGCCCTGCTTGCTCGCTCCGAGTCTGGGTACAGAAAGTACGGCACGACCACGGATCGTACTGACATCGACCTCGCCGGATGGCTTCAGCATCTTCAAGAAGAGTTGCTCGACGCCGCCGTGTACGTGGAGAGACTCAAGGAAGAGGTTCGTTTGTACGGAGACGCTTACCGTGGGAAGTGATTCTGTTTCCGCAGCCGAGGTTATTGGCCGCTTTGCTGCGGCCGTGCTGGTGTGGGCAGTCGTCCTTATGGCGGCATCGCTCGCGTTCACCGCCGCCTGGAACGGGTGCCTGCCGTCTATGTTCGGCATGCAAACGATCAAGCCGCTGGAATCTCTCTGCCTGCTCTCGTGCGTGTGGATTCTCTCTCGGCTGGCCGTTCCCCGCTTTGTCATGGAGGCGAAATAATGAGGCTCATCGTCGAAAAACTGGATGACGACGTGTTCGTGTATCTGGAGTCCGAGCAGCAGTACTTCGAGAACGAGTCCGCCCGCCTTGACGGTGGCTCGCGACGACTGTCTCCAGCCCTTCTCGCGGAAGAGTGCGACCTGTCGATCTACGCCAGCGGTGTCCATTGGGTGTTCAACGTCAACGCGGAGGGGTTTGCCGACGATGAAGACGAAGGCTGCTGCGACGACGAGGCCGAGGAAGATTTCGACTGCGACGAGCCGTGCGGAGTGCGTGACTGCCGACGGCGAGAGGGTCGTTGACGCCAGGCTCGACGTGTACGACGGCAGGGAGTCGGCGGACTTCCTGCGACGGTACGCCGCCTGGCTCATCAAGGCAGCGAAGTGGCTGGAGGACGACACATGAGCGACGTCGTCGAGAAACTCCGCGCCGACGCTCTGTGCTTGATGTGCAACGGAATCGCCGAAGAAGCGGCGTCAGAGATCGAGCGGCTGCGAGGCTACCTGGCCGACCAGGGCATGCTCGGCTCGCACTCGTCGGACGACGTGATGCGGTCACTGGCGGCGGCGGTCGCCGACTGCGATCCGTGTGGTCGCCAAGACTGCGTCTCGGCTGATCCGCACTTCTTGGCCGTCGTGCTGGCCGAGATGACGAGACTTCGCAGGACAGTCGCCGCAGGTGCCGCCCTCGCGATTGCCGCCAGGCGAGCGTGGCGAGCGTCTGGCGTCCGGTCTCAGCGGGTCGAAGACGTGATGACGGCGGCGGCGAGATTCGAGGCAGAGATCGCATGAACGAAGAACTCTCGTCCGCGATCCTCGACTATGTCGCGTCTCAGTACGGCGGGGCGTTGCCCAACAACGTCACGGGGTGGATCACGGGCGTATCCGTGACTCAGGAATACTCAGGCACGTCGCGGCTTGAACTGAGCATGACGCTCGTCGAGTCCGATTCGCCGAAGCGAAAGCCAAAGAAGTCCAAGTCTCCGTGGGTCGCGGCCAAGTCTCGGCTCCCTGACGTCGACGAACCCGTGCTAGTCTGCGTCAAAGACGCCGTCTCAGTCGGCTGCTGCGGCGAGGACGGCGTGTTCGTCAGGACTGATTCGCTCGCGACGTTCAAGCCGCAGCCCACGCACTGGCAGCCTCTGCCCGCCGGCGTGGGCTGAAAACTTTCTTGCACGCAGTGTGCGTATCCGTACACTGCCTCTCGGCCGCGTAGTGCAGGCCACGGCTACTTCTTTGCGATAGAAACCACGCCGTGTCCGTTTGTTCTCGCGGCTCTTGTCGCCTTGCTGGCGTAGTGCAGAGTCCGGTTACTTCACACTAAGGCTGTTTGATCCCCCGGCCTCGCTGTTCTCGCCAGCATTTCTCTTCCTCATCAGCCAGGAGCCCAGCCGTGCGACTCAACACCGCTCCCGCCTCGAATGCCGCAGTCACGCACGAGGGCGCTCCGGCTGTGCGGATCACGCCCAGCCAGGAACTGCGACGCACCGTCCTGACGTGCCTGCTGTGGGAGTCGACGCACTACGAGGATGGCGTCGATGTTGCGGATCGCATTCTCTCGTTGTGCGAGAAGGTCACGCCCGACGAGATCGCATCTCTCGCCGTCGAGGCTCGCTCAAAGTTTCATTTGCGGCACGTTCCGCTGCTCCTGCTCAAGGGGCTGATCAAGCACGGCTCCGGCAAACTCGTCTCGCAGGCGATCGTCGACACGATCCAGCGAGCGGACGAACTCGCAGAACTCGTCGCCATCTACTGGGCCGACGGCAAGAAGCCGCTCTCGAACCCGATGAAGAAAGGCCTCGCGGCGGCGTTCAAGAAGTTCAACGCCTACCAACTTGCCAAGTACAACAAGCCGTCGGCTATCAAACTTCGCGACGTCTTATTTCTGTGCCATGCCAAGCCCGACACACCTGAGCAGGCAAGCCTGTGGCGATCGCTCGTCGAGGGAACGCTCGTTGCTCCCGATACGTGGGAAGTCTCGCTCTCAGGCGGCGCTGACAAGAAGTCCACGTTCGAGCGACTGATCCGCGAGCAGAAGATCGGCTACCTCGCCCTGCTCCGCAACCTACGGAACATGGTCGAGGCTGGCGTCGAGACGTCGCTGATCAAGAACGCGATCTTGGGCAGGCTCGGCGCCGAGCGAGTGCTTCCGTTTCGTTTCGTCGCTGCGGCCAAGGCCGCGCCGTCGCTGGAGCCGACGCTCGACATCGCGATGCTCGCGTCGATCCACGAACTGCCGAGGCTCTCAGGCAAGACGATCGTGCTGGTCGACGTCTCGGGCTCGATGGACGTGCCTCTGTCGAGCCGCGCAGACTTGACGAGACTTGACGCAGCGGCGTCGCTCGCGGCAATACTCAACTGCGACGACCTTCGTGTCTTTTCATTCTCCGACAGAGTGGTCGAGGTGCCTCCTCGTCGTGGCCTGTCTGGCGTCGAGGCCGTGCAACTCTCGCAGCCGCGAGGCGGGACGCTGCTCGGCGAAGCGATTCGGGCTGTCGAGAAGTTCGACCACGATCGCCTGATCGTGGTCACGGACGAACAATCGCATGACCGTGTTGTGCGCCCGAAGGCAGATGCGGCGTACATGATCAACGTCGCGCCGTATCAGCATGGCGTCGGCTATCACGACGGTTGGACTCACGTTGACGGCTTCGCTGAAAACGTGATTCGCTACATCGTCGAGTGCGAGGCTCTTGCACAGGCCTAAGCACGCGACGTATGATCCCGCACGGCGAGAGTAGTTTGGACACGCTACTCTCGTCGCGGAGGGACTGGCCATGCGTGACTGCGACGTGCTGGAGTTTCTGACGTCTCCACAGCGAGACCTCTATCTGCGGGTCTTCGATGCCGCAGTCGCGGCATCGAATGGCAGGCCGATCGACGTCGAATGGCTCCTGCCTGCGGTGGCCTGGTACGCCCAGCACCACGCCGAATCCGAGGCCGTCGCCCACCTGTCCGCCAGGCTGGCGGAACAGCCCTCCGGCCGAAAAACCTCGTTTTAGGCCGAAAAACAGGGGTTTTTGCGTCTTGTGTCATAGTCAAAAGAATCCGCTTGACAGCATCCCCGACAGCGGAGATACTTGTCGCATGACGAGTGGACGTCACTCGATCACACAGCCCGGTCGATTTGGTTTTCAAAAGGAGAAGCCCAGTGAACAACAACGTCATCAACAACTCGTGGCAGTCGTACAAGGTCGGCGCCGTCATCACCGTCGCGGACGGCAGGGAGTTCACGATCGAGCGGGTCGAGACCCGCGAGACCGAGAAGGGTCGCCAGTCCCGTCTCTTCCATCTCGTCGGACCCAACGGCGAGCAGGTCGTCAAGACGAGCCGGGGCCTGAGCCTGTGGGCGAGCGGTGCCGAGAAGTCTGGACACGGTAACGGCGAGGTCGAGTCTGACTCGGAGATCGACGGCGGTCGCGGCAATCGTTCCCTCGCCGAGATCATCGCCGAGGCCGTCCGCGACACCGGGCTCGTGACCTCCGAGGGCGGCAAGGGCGGCGTCGATATCGACGAGGTCACGGCGATCGTCGATCAGCGGATCGCGGCCCTGGTGCCGCAGCGGATCGAGGTCGTGACCGTCGAGGGCGTCGCCAACGACGTGGGCGTCCAGCACGTCCAGTTTGAGGCCTTGCTCGCCGCCGTTGCTGCCCGCAGGAATTGCTGGCTCGTCGGGCCTGCCGGCTCTGGCAAGACGTCGTCGGCGCATGCCGTCGCGGACTCGCTCGGCCTGCCGTTCTACGCCAAGTCGGTCGGCCCGCAGACGTCCGAGTCGAGCCTGCTCGGCTACCACGACGCCAACGGCAAGGTGGTGCGGACGCAACTCCGCGACGCCTACGAGCATGGTGGCGTGTTCCTGCTCGACGAGGTCGACGCGGCCAATCCGGCCGTGCTGGTCGTGATCAATCAGTTGCTCGCCAACGGGCACGCCTCGTTCCCCGACGCCGTCGTCGCGAAGCATGCCGACTTCGTGCTGATCGCCGGTGCCAACACGATCGGGCAGGGTGCCGATCGGCAGTACGTGGGACGGCAGCAGATCGACGCGGCGACGCTCGATCGGTTCGTGCTGGTCGACTGGCAGTACGATCCCCGGATCGAGGCGGCGGCCTGCGGCCTGTCCCTGGAGTTGTTCGCCGAGGCCCCGCAGGCCAAGGGGATCAAGGTGCATTCGGTGAAGACCGACGTCGAGAAGGCCGTCGCCGAGGAGCGGGTCGCCGAGTACGTGAAGAAGGTCGTCGCCGTCCGTAATGCCATTGCCTCGCTCGGCAAGGGCGTGCGGGTGATCGTCTCGCCGCGTGCGAACATCAACGGCGTCGCCCTGCTTCGGGCTGGCTGGCCCGTCGATGCCACTCTCGACGCCTGCGTCTGGAAGGGGCTCGACAAGGACACCCGCAGCAAGATCGAGGCGAACCTCTAGTCGAGTTGTCTGGATACGCTCCCCGGCTGGCTATGGGCTTGCCGGCCGGGGAGCGGGGACACAAGCCAACGCCCAGGAGAACCATCCCAGTGAAGACGATCGTCAAAGACTACGAGACCGTGAGCGACTACCTGGCAGACCTCGCCCGCGACGACAAGGGCGTGAGCCAGAACAGCCAGGCCACAGGCCGGAAGGAGTTTTTCTGGACGGACACCTACGCCGAGGCTGGCGAGTTGTTCGCGAGGGGCTGGGCAGACGGCGTCGCCCGCGTGAACAAGCACCGCGATGGACTCTCGGCGTTTATTTCCGCCGCCAAGACTGCCAAGTCTCGGACGTTCGGCTGGGACGTCACTGGCGACTTCATCGACGTTGGCCGTGTCCTGTCGGGCGAGCCTGAGTGCTGCGGCCAGGAGTTTGAGAACGGCGAGACGGTGTCGTCCAAGGTCGTGTCGATACGGCTCAATCAGTGCGTGAGCGGGGCCGTCAGCGCCGACGCGATCGCGGCCCGCGGCGTGGCCGTGCTGGTGGCGGTCGACTTGCTTGAGTCGTGCGGCATTCGCTGCGAAGTCATCTGCTCGACGGCGACGAGCGGTCACGGCCTTCACCTCACGGCGAACGTCGTCGCCAAGCGGCCTGGCGAGATCGTCGACCCTGACCGCCTCGCGTTCACCGTCGCACACCCGTCGTTCTTCCGGCGGTTCGGTTTTCGCTGGATGGAGTTGTACGGGCACTGCCCGTCGAACTGCCACCCAGCGTCGGTCGCCGATTACGGCAAGCGTCAGGGCACGGTCGAGATCGACGAGATTCTGTCGGCGGTCAACCTGTCGGCGAAGAGCCTGAAAGAGAACGTGATCAAGATCGCCGAGAAGTGCGGCCTCACGTTCGACGAAGAGCAGATCGCAGAACTGGTCAAGGCCTGAGCAATCCAAGACAAGGAGACTAGACCGTGAAGAAGAAGAACGATGATCATCGGGTCGTGACGTTCGAGACCATCGGCGACTTCATTGCCGCCGCCGACACCAAGGGCGAGAACTCCAAGGTCTCGCACTGCGGCGTCGAGGCTGGGTTTCATGGCACGGCGACGTTCGGCGAGGCTGTCGAACTCGCCACGAAGGGCTGGCCCGCAGGCGCCGAGCGGCTGACCAAACTCCGCGCCGAGTTGGAGAGCGTCGTCGACAAGGCTGTCGCGGCCAAGTCGTGCAAACTGGAGTGGGACACTACAGGCGACTTCATCGACATTGGCCGCGTATTGTCTGGCGAGCCTGAGTGCTGCGGATCGTTCCGCGAGGGGCAAGACTCGCAGCCGTCGACGAGAGTGATCAAGTTAGTTGCGAACCTGTCCGCGATTGCCGGCGTCAAGAAGGAGAGCATTTTCAGTGCTGGAGCCGCCGTGTTTGCGGCTGTCGACGTGCTGGAGACGCTCGGCCACCGTGTCGAGTTGTGGCTCGGCTCTGGCTCGCACAGTCGCATCAGAGGCGACAAGTTGACCGTGCTGGTCAAGGCCAAAGATGCCAGCCAGCCGTTCGAGCCTGACCGGATCGCGTTCTTTTTGGCCCACAACGCCAGCCTGCGTCGGCTGTTCTTCAGCGTCGAGGAAGACTTGGGATTCAGCCCCAACTGCACGGGGACGTGCCCGCTGCTCGTCGAGGAGGGCGCGATCGCGACGCCCGAGGTTAGACAGAGTGACACAACGGCGGCGGCCAGGGCGGCCCGAGTCTTGCAAGTCTGCGAGTCGTGCGGCGTGTCTTTCTCGGCCGAAGAGCGGGAATCCATTGTTGTGTCATAGAGCCAAACCGGCCGCTTGACTTCATTCAGGACGTCGGCAATAATCCGACATCCCCAGGAGACATCGAACATGAGCCACATCCGCCACGCTTTTGACTCGTACGAGGCCTTCGTCGAGGACGTCCGCCAGGTGCCGCAGGTCAAGGGCATCAGCAGCCGCGACGTCGGCCGCGAAGGCCACTTCGGCACTCGCACGTTCGAGCAGGCCGTCGAGTTGGCGCACGCTGGCTGGCACGAGGGTGCGGCTCGCGTCGCCGAGATTCGGGCTAGTCTCGATCAGTACGTGGAGGCCTCGAAGGTCGCCGCCTGCCAGCAGTTCGCCTGGGACGCCGTCGGCGACTTCGTGGACGTCGGCCGCGTCTTGTCGGGCGAGCCGGAATCCTGCGGCTCTTACAACGAGTACGAGACCGGCCGGTTCGGGTCGCAGCGGGTCGTCCGGCTGTACGCCAACCTGGGCGTCAGTGCGGGCGTGACGGCCGAGGCGATCTTCGCTCGCGGTGCCGTTGTCCTGGCCGCCGTCGACGTTCTGGAAAGCCTGGGACTGCGAGTCGAACTATGGGCCGCGAAGGCCACGTCGCGGACGTCTGGCGGCCGTGCCCAGCACCAAGTCGAGGTGCTGGTCAAGGCAGCGAACCAGCCGGTCGACGTCGACCGTCTCGCGTTTGCCCTGTGCCACAACGCGAGCCTGCGTCGGCTGTGCTGGTCGCACCAAGAGCGGTTCGGGTTCCTGCCAAGTCACTGCTACCCGGCGGCCCTGGAGGTCGACGAGGGCTGCGTCACGACGAGCGAGGCACGCCGCGCTGGATCGCACACCAGGGCAGAACTTGCCGCCGAGGTCGCCAAACTCTGCGAGCAGTGCGGGGTCTCCCTCCCGAGTCTTGAGTCTTGCTAAGTCTGGACACGCCAACATGAACATGAACAACGAACAGCGGCTCCGCGAGGAGCAGCAGGCAGCGATCGAGTTCTTCAAAAAAAGAGAGGCCGCACGCATGAACCGACATCACGATGCAGTGGTAATCCAGCAAGGGGCCTGCAACCCCGTCGCCGTCACGAAGCGGCTGCACGATCACGTCCAGGCAATGTTCCACGACGGCGCCGACTGGCAGTCGATCCGGAACGACTCTGCCCTGCGTCTGATCGCCCACCAACTCGCCTACCTGTTCAACACGTCGAGCCTCGACGGGGCAGGCGGCGAGTACGATCGGTGTATCAAAGAGTGCCAACAAGGAGCATCCAAGTGAACGCCACGCAACTACCACTCGGCCTGGTCGTCGCCACAGCAGGCATCGACTCGTGGGTCAAGGAGAAGCCGGAGTCTCGCACGCCAGGCATCGTCGCGGCCGTCCTGCGGCACCGCACGGGTGACTGGGGTGAGGTCTGCGACGAGGACAAGCAACTCAACGACGAGGCCGTCGACGGCGAGGGCCGCGTCCTGTCGGCCTACACGATTGACGGCGAGAAGGTCTGGGTGATCACTGAGCGGGACAGGAGCGTGACCACGATCCTGTTTCCGAGAGAGTACTGACCCATGAAGCAGACCCTGGACAAACTCCTGTATTCTCTCCTGCTCGTGCGAGCAGGGCAGGAACTCGGCACAGACTCAAGACTTGCGAGACTTGTCCGAGACTTGATAGACACGTTGATTAGCACGCTGGGAGGGTGACTCACGATGAACGCACTGCTCTACCACGGCACGACGGACAAGTACCTCGACCGCATCTTGTCTCAGGGCCTCAAGCCGCGAGGCAAGCGACGCAAGGGGAACTGGGACTCGTACCCGAGTCATCCGGACTTCGTGTACCTGACCACAGCGTACGCGCCGTACTTTGCCTGGCACGCGGCCGACGACAATAAGGGCGAGAAGGCGCTCGTCGTCGAGGTCAACTCGCGGCTGCTTGCCGAGACGCGGCTGTTTCCAGACGAGGACTTCGTCGCCCAGGCGATCGCGAAGACCGAGGGCCGCCCGCTCGACGAGGTACATCCCAAGGTCCGCGACACGATCCTGTACTACGGAGACCTGGCTCAGGCGAGCATCGAGCATCTCGGCAACGTCGCGCACTGTGGCGGCGTGCCCGTCGAGTCGATCACGCGATACGCGACCATAGACTTGGGCAAACAGATAGACTTGGCCTGGGCTTGCATGGACCCGTCGATCTCGCTGATCAACTACCGCATCTGCGGCAACAAGTACCGTTCGATCATCGCGTGGATTTTTGGCGACCGCCATGACTTCGACGTCGGCAGCGGCATGCCCAACGAGCAGTATCTGCCGATGATCGAGCAGTTGCAGCCCGGCTACTCGGACAACGTGCGACGTGTCTGGGAGAACCGGGACGGGATCGAGGTTGTTTCTCTATAGAAAAGGAGACCAAGACATGACATCGCTAAATCACGACCGTGTCGTCGACGTGTTCGAGGCCCACGGGCTTCGGTGCGTCATTGCACTCGGCGGGCCACTGCTCCGGAACTACAACGGCTACGTGGAGGCTCCGGCCGGCGCCAATGGAAGCGACGAGTCGTTCGACGTTCACGGCGGCGTGACGTGGTCGGACTGGAGACTGCCATGGGAAGAAGAAGACGGCGAACGCTGGTGGTTGGGCTTCGACACGTCCCACGCCGGCGACGCCGTGCCTGGGCTCAGTAGCATTGGCATTGAGACAACCGGCATCTTCCGCGACGTCGACTACGTTCGCGACGAGTGCATTAAACTGGCATCGCAACTGGCACCGAAAGGAGCGCAATCGTGAGCAAGAAAAAGAAGTCCGTCGCCGACTCGATCAACGACAGCCTTCAGTACGTGCGTGAGTTTGCTCCAGGGCTCGTCGTGGCCCGTGCGAGTCTGCTGCCGTTCAACGACACGATCATGGAGGAGCGGGCCGGGCCGCAACCCGACGCCGGAGACTACGACCCCGACGAGGAGCCGTTCTTCGCGATCGTCGTGCAAGACCCGGTCTACGAGCGATGCACGATCGAGGCCCACGTCACGGCGAAGTCCGTCGTGATCCGGACCCTGGTCGAGCAGCCCGACGACGGACGCATCGAGATCGAGGACATCTACACCACAACGCTGACAGGGCTCTGGGAGTTCCTGCGGCAACTGCCACGGCCGCCGTCGAGTTTCTTCGGCGGCACTCACGAGCCCGTCACAGAGTGACTGTCGCGAGGCTTGTCTGGACACGGAACCCAAAGGAGAGACGCCAATGAGCAGCACATTCACCGGAAAAGAAAAGAGCAGTCTGCGAGCCGTCGTCGACTTGCTCGACGAACACAGCCTCATTCCCAAGATGTTCGAGCCGCACATCCGTTCCGCGAGGGCGAAACTTGAGTCCCAGAACGAACTCACAGCGTCGGATGCGGCTGGGCTGTGCGCGGCGGCGTGGGAGTTTCTCAAGAAGGCTGACGTCGAGTCCATGCCGTGCGAACTGCGAGACGTCATCGAGTCGGCCTGGAAAAAACTGCTTGAGGCGCAGCACGATCAGCCTGTCCTCGTCTTCAGCGACGACGGCTGGTACGTCTGCGTCAACGGCTCGATCGCCTGCGGGCCGTTCGAGACCGAGGACCGAGCCCGATTCTTCTGGAGTAACCGCCCATGGCCCATGACTTGCAGCAATTGACCAACTACTTCCGTGCAGTCTGCGAAGCGTTCGGGTACTGCCCGACGACAGCCCGCGTCGTGTTCTCTGCGAAGGGGGACGACAAGGCCTTCTGCGGCTGCGGCGAGCATCACCTCGTCAGGCTCCTCAAGCCAGCAACGGCCGAGGACATGGCGATCCAGTTTCAACAAGAGAGGAGCAACTAGACCTATGGTCACTTTTTCATATCCGCAATCAACGCTAGACTGGTGCCAGCAGGTCGTCGACATGCTCAAGGACGGCGGCGTGTGGGCAATCCCGCGGTCTGGCGTCGTGTTTCGCATCGACAAGACAGCGAGAACCCTAACGCTCGTCTCTGGAGATGCCGACGATCCTGACGTCGCAGAGACGGGCCGGGTGTTTTCCTGCATCGGCTGGGAGGTCATCTCGTGAACGACGACGCCCACCACAAGACTGAACTGTCGCTCCAAACATGGGAGAAGGCACGGGCAGACTTGCCAAAGCCCGATGTCATGCCTCGCCCAGGCGAGACTGGTCGAGTCTGCTACGTGAAGAACCTTCGGTTTGCCAAGCAAGTGCTGGAGGCGATCAAGAAGCATGCTGGCGACCCGTACGTGGACCGAGATATCTGGATTATTGAGAGTGCCCTGCGATTCAGACTTTCACCCCGAGGAGACGAGAACCATGGCTGAGAAGGTAGCGGCGACACCGGCGGACAAGCGACAACTCGTGCTGACCAGAGAAGCGGCGAAAGTCATCGGCTGCTCGATGAGCAACCTGCGGTGGCTGGCTCGAACCGGGCGACTGAGTTCGTGGAGACTTGGCCCGCGATCTCTGGCGTTCGACCTCGACGAGTGCAAGGCCTACAAGAAGGAGCAGGCCGCCCAGCGGGCCCAGGCCGCCAGGGAAGGACGTCGAGGACGAGGCAAGCCGCCGCAGGGGTTCACGCCGGATAAGCATTACGGCTGAAAAACAGGGGGTTTTTGACTTGTGTCATAGCCCCCATTTTTTCGCTTGACAGCACTCCCGACATCTGCAATACTTGTCGTAGACGAGTGAACGACAGCCGCGTGGCTGGCTGATCGAGAGACGCAAGACCAAGGAGACCATCCCGTGAGCAACGTCAATATCGGACCCCGCAAGCCCGTGTCGAGCCGGTACTTCACGCTCTCGCAGGACGTGCCGAATCCGCATTACGACAAGCGGTGCAAGTACGGCGTCCGCGGCGTCGCGGCCTTCAAGGCCGGGACGACGATCCGCGCGACGGACTACGAGCAGGAAGTCACGACCAACGGCAGCACGGTCCTTCACAAGGACGTCGAGTACACCTTCGCTGACGGCCGGATTCTGGCCCACAACGTGCCGCAAGACGTTCACGATGTCTTCGCCAAGTTGGACACGCACGAAGACCGCGGGCCATCGACTCTTCGCGAGGCCGCTGCTGAGTGCGGGGTTTCTGTCGAGACGCTCTGCCGGTACACGGTCAAGTCTCTGATCGCTGCCGGCAAGTTGACCATCGACGACGTGATTGAGGCGTACGAGACTTCGGAGTTCGACGGCTGACCGGGTTTTTGACTTGTGTCATAGCCCCCTTTTTTTCGCTTGACAGCACTCCCGACATCTGCAATACTTGTCGTAGACGAGTGAACGACATGCCCAAAGGAGACGCGACAATGGAAACGATCAACAAGACCCAGGCCGAGCGGATCAGCGCCTTGGACGTGCAGGACGGCGACGTCATCATCAAGTACGGCCACCGCTGCCGCGCCAGCCAGTGCCGATTCAGTGCCACGAGCGAAGGCGTCGTGGTCAAGTCATTCGTGCTGACGAGCGAGCCGAATGCCCACTTCCCCGACGCGCTCCCCGGCGGCTTCAATGGCGGAGAATACGGCGGCAGCAGGCACGCTACGGAGTGGCGAGAGGTCTCGGCTGGCTGATTGTTCGGACACCCGTACTGCGGGCGTTCCGCAGCACGGGTCGGGACGATGGGACTACAAACGGAGGACGGGACAATGCGACACAAGAAGAAACGCAGGCCGAGTCCGTCGCAGGTGGCAGCGATCGGCAAGATTGACGCGGAGTGCAAGCGGCTCGGCTCTGCGTGCTGCAAGCGGCCGGACGGTATTGCAGACAGAACGTGGTGGAAGTGTTACGAGTTTGGCTACATCGAGACCGCTGGCCGCGACGGCACCACGCCGCTGGTACGAGTCGGGTCTCACGGCCGGGGCTGGCTGTCGTCGGTGCCGAATGAGCATGGCGCGGAGGCGACCATCCGCGTGCCTGCCAAGTTCTTCGATGACCACGAGGAGCGTGATTGCGAACCGTACTGCACGCCGGTCAAGCGGTCGAGCCGGTTCGTCTGGCTGCGGCCCGACGATCCCGGCATCGACGAATTGCTCGACGACGCCCGGCACTATTCGGACGAAGACCAGTTCGGCGAGTGGGGTTCCGAGAACCGCGGCTTGTGCCGGTCGGCGGCTGCGACGGCCAAGGCCATCGAGCATGCGAGGAAATGACTGTCATGTTTCATCGCCTGGCAGAGGCTTGCAGACTTGTTCGGACACACACACGCAGAAAGGGACCGCCAATGAAGACCAAGCCCAAAATCGAGATCGGCACCACGTACCCGCATTGCTGGCAGAACCGCTACGTGAATGCGGAAGTGGTGTCCCGCCAGAAGAACGGACGCCGGCGGCTGTGGAGGGTTCGGCTCACGGAAAGCCAGCAGCCCGTTCGCCGCGCGGAGTCGCAGTGCATCGTCGAGTTCGACACCACTGCGAAGGGCATCAAGGACAGTATCGACTACATTGCCTCGCTGCCGTGCTACGGCCCGGCGAGCCGCAATACGTGCGTCGTGCAGTGGATCGACTTCCCAGGCCACGGCCTGTGGTGCGAGATTCGCGAGGAGATCACCTACAACCAGGGCCGCAACACGCACTGGACGAAGAGCGAGTACGGCGACGCCGAGTCGCTGCTCGCCAGCGGAGATGCCGTTCGAGTTTCGTGAGACTTGACCTAGACTTGCACCCATCATTTGGAGACTTGAGCCATGAAAGAGTACAGAATCGCGTTCGTGACTGCCGCAGGAGAACTACCCCGGCCAGGAGTGGTACGTGCTGGACGACCAGTTGGTGAACATCAACGGAGACACCTACCCATGACCCCCCGCGACTACTCAGGCGTGTACCTGGGCCTCACGACGCACGCCAAGTTCTGGGCCGTGCTGGAGGCGATCCAGCAGTACATCGACAACGGCAACGACGCGATCTACGACCTCGAACCAGAGCGTCGAGACGAGTTCAATGCAAGACTCGCAGCGGCTGAAGAACTGCGGGACAAGTTGGAAGACGTGCTGGCATCGCTGGGAGACAAGGCATGAGACGGTCGCCGCTTGCTCCAAAGCGAAAGCGGTGCGGACACTGCGGGCGAGAGATCATGTCGAACCCGAAAATACACACCGGAAAGGGCATGCGTCCGCACAAGTGCCCGCACGGGAGACAGTGCGATCGCGGAAACAAGTTTCTGTGCGGAAACAACACGCCTGGGTGCAGGCTCTGCTCGCTCGAACGCCGTATCGAAGAGTTCGTTGAGCGCGGGCTCGTCGACGATGCGAACTGGCTCAGGAAGAAACTCGAAGAAGAATCTCAAAAATAACGGCTTGACAGATTTTGTACGGACACGCTACCACTTGCCACGCTACGGAGGAGCCATGAACGATCGCCAGCCAGTCACAATCACGCTTACGCCAGCCCAGGCCGACCTCGTCGCGAAGTTGCTCGCCAACGAGGCGATCAAGGTTCGCCGCCTCGTCGACAAGGCGAACGAGAGCATCGCGTACTGCGACCTGAGCGGAAAGTACACCGGCTTCGCAGAGATGCGGCAGCAGAGGCACGAGCAAACCGAGCGTCTCGTTCGCGAGGCTCTCGCAGTTCTGTCATACGCACGAACGACCCCTTGACGATCTCGCAACCATTCCCGATAGTTCGCACAGTTGTACGGATACGCAACACAAGGAGACGCAAAGCAATGCAAACATTCCTGCCCCTGCCATCGTTTCGCGACTCGGCCCGCTGCCTCGACGACCGTCGTCTCGGCAAGCAGCGAGTCGAGGCCAAGCAAATCCTCATCGCTCTCGGTGTGCCTGTCGGCCAGCACGATGGCAACTCGGCGAGCCGCTGGAAGAACCACCCCGCCGTCAAGGCGTGGTACGGCTTCGAGCGGGCCCTGGCCCACTACGCGATCGCCGTCTGCGACGAGTGGGTCGCCAGGGGTTTTAAGGACACGCTAACTCAGCAGTTCGTCGAGGCCAGCGAGTGGATTCGCCTGACCTACGCCGACATCGCACCGAGCAGCGTCTCTGGGCTCCCAGGCTGGATTGGTCGGCCAGAGTTCCATGCCAGTCATCGCTCCAACCTTCTCCGGAAGTTTCCGGAGCATTACTCGCGGTTCGGATGGTCCGAGCCGGCTGATCTTCCGTACGTGTGGCCTGTCTAAAAGAAAAAGGAGTCCTGACCATGCCCAAGATCACCATCGAGATCGAAGACACGCTGCAAGATCGTGTCGACTCGGCGATCGACGAAGTTCGAGACTTGCTCAAGTCTTACGTTGAGCGAGAGGAGCCCGAAGACCTGCCGTGCCTGCACAACGACCTCGACTACTCGGGGGACGTCCACTCGATCATCGACGGATCGGTGCCGATCCGGACGAGCGAAATCGAGGCGACGTGGTACTTGCACGGCCGAGACTTGGAGGAGGCGTACGAGACTGTCGGCATCGGAACGAATCCTCGCGAGAACCATGGCATGACGGCTATCTACTGCTACATCGAGCAGAAGGTGGCCGAGTGGTATCACAGCCACGCCCAAGAAGTGTTCGACGAGTCCGCAGAAAAAGAAGGAGACGAAAAATGAAGAACTCGATTCGTGTGATTCATCCCTACTGGGACAACGGTTCCCTCGTGTTCGACGACCCCGCTGTGGGGCTCGTCAAGGAGCCGTTTGTCGCCGGTGCGGATTCAGTGCTGGGCTCCCTGGCATCGCAAGTGCCAGGATGTTCAGAGAAGTTCACGCTGGTGTTCTCGGACCAGAAGTTCCCTGAGCATCAGACGTCGTTCCGGCTCGTCGGGCCGGAATACGGCGGCAACTGGTATGCGTGCGATGACCTGGGTGGAGTTCATGGATGGCTCTGCCCGGCGCTCTTCAAGTACTTCGATGAAGCGCCGGACAATCTCTACATCCAGATCAAGGAGCGGGACGCATGAAGGTTGTCGTCTCCGGAACGTATCGTGTCAGCGAGCGAGTGGAACTGGCTCGCGGCGATACGTTCCGGGCGTCGGGGGGGCCGTACTGGAAAGGCCCCAACGGCGAGAAGGTCGCCATGAAGGCCAAGGGTCCGTACACGTTCCACTCGCACTGCGCGAGGGGGGCTTGCGAGTGGATCAATGCCACAGATCGAGACGGTCAGTACGCAGTCTTGCACATCGCCGGGCGGCGCAAGAGTCCGGCAGGGTTGGTGCCGAGGCCATACAAGATTCTCGGCAAGAAACGAAAGGGAAAGAAAAATGCTCGCTGACGGACATTCAGTGTGGGTCGCGTGGGCCGGTCTCGGCTTTGGCCGCCCAGAAACATCCGTGGAAATGTACCAGGCCGAGGTCGTGAGCGCTGCTGACAAGTTGGTGCGGCGGAAGGACGACGGACGCATGCGGGTTCTGTACTACGAGAAGGTATTCGAGACCGAGACCGAGGCGAAGGCGCACATCGCATCAACACTCGACGCCTACGCTTCTGAACTTCAGTCGATCGCCAGTCGGTATCGGTAGTTTTTGTACGGACACGCACTCTCCTAGAAGGAAGGACTCTCTCAGTGATAGACGCATACACGCAGATCATCGTCGACGAGTTTCGCAAGCATAAAGACTTCTTGGAGGAAGCCCAGAAGTGGCTGGCAGGCAGCGACGCAAAAAGGCGCTCGGAATCTGAGCGAGAGCGCTACCTCGCCAAGATTATGGAGACATCGTGCCTGCTCTCCTTGGCGCGCGTTCGCGCGCCTGGCTTTGCCCACGAACTCTTGATCAGAGCCCTCGACGGCGTCGACTGGAAAGCCGCGGCGCGTGTGCTTTTCTTGGTAAACGCGGAACTCAACTAGGAGCCGCACTCATGGACAAGAACAAGTTTTCCTGGCCGTTCGCGAAGCATCGGCAGTCGTGGATCGCGACGGCAGATCGACTGATCAGCGAGGCAGCCGACGATCTCGAAGACAGCGGCGGCGGTCTTCCGTTGACCCCCAAGCATTTCCGGCAGCACCGCCGCGCGGCTCGCAACTACGAGCGATCGGCGAACTACTACCGCAAGGCTGGGCTCGGCGCCATGGCTGCCGCTTCGTGGCAGGACGCCGCCGAGTGCTGGGCCACCATCGGCGACGCCAAAGAGTTTGAGAAGTGCCAGCAGGAAGAACTGGCGATCGACGTGTACTGGGAGGATGTCTACGATGCCGATTGAGCCGTGGCAGCATCAACTCGACGAAGCCGACTGGATTAGCCAGCGACTTGCGGCGTACCTGAACGGTGACATGGGCACCGGCAAAACCGGCGCGTGCTTGATCGCCCTTCGGGCCTGCCAGCGAGTGCTGGTCTGCTGCCCGATCGCCGTTGGGCCGGCCTGGGTCAAGCAGATCGGACTGTGGGACTCGAACCGCGAGACGTGCCTCGTCGTCGACGGCTCGTCGAAGGCAAGGGCGAAGGCCGTCGAGAAGGTTGCGGCCCGAGACAATCGGTTCGTCGTGGTCGCCAACTACGACGCCGTCTGGCGAGGCGAACTCGGCAAGCAGATCGAGGCTGTGAAGTGGGACGCCATCGTTCTTGACGAGTCGCATCTTGTGAAGAGCCCGTCTGGAAAGCGGTCGCGGTGGCTGGCGAAACTTGCTGCCAGGCACAAGAACGCGAAACGTATCTGCATGTCTGGGACGCCATGCCCAAACTCGCCGCTGGACTGGTGGGCTCAGTTCCGTTTTCTGGACCCCGAGATTCTCGGTGGCTCGTATACAGCGTTCCGGTCGCGAATCGCGAACACACACCCCCGTCATCCTGCCTGGGTTATTGACTTCAAGCCCGAGGCCATCCAGGCCCTGAGCAAGAGACTTGATCCGCATGTCTACCGAGTCACGTCTGATCAAGTCTTGACGCTCCCAGAGTCTATTCACACAGACATCGTCGTCTCTTTGCCTGTAGACGCGAGAAAATACTACGAAGCCATCGAAGACGAGATGGTCGCCACGCTGGACACGGGCGAGACAGTGACGGCGGCAAACAAACTTGTCGTCGTTGGCAAACTCCAGCAGGCCACGAGCGGCTTCGCCGTGACAAGCGAAGGGCAACTTGTGCCCGTCTCGTCGAAGAATCCCAAGCGAGAAGCACTGCGAGAGTGGCTGGAGTGCCTGCCGGCGAACGAGCCCGTCGTCATCTTCTGCAAGTTCGTCTCTGACCTCGATGCGTGCCGCGACGTGCTACGAGAACTGGGCCGCTCGTCGTCGGAACTTTCAGGCCGAGAAAAATCTCTTGACCAATGGCAGCGTGGCGATACAACTGCCCTGGTAGTGCAGCAGCAGGCCGGAGGAGTCGGCGTTGACATGACGAGGTCTTGCTACTGCCTGTACTACTCGCTGTCGCATTCGCTCGGTGACTTCGAGCAGTCGACGGCACGAATCCGGCGGCCGGGCCAAACTCGGCCGTGCCGGTTCTATCACCTTGTCGCCGAGAACACGGTCGACGAGGCGATCTACCGGGCATTGCAAGACAAAAAGGACGTCGCCGAGTCTGTGTACTCGCGTCTCACACGGAGGGTTCCCGCATGACTGTTAGTACGGACACGGTAATCGACACGAAGAGCGGGCCGTTCATTGACGTGGACATGCCGAACGAGGTCTACCACGCCGAGAAGAACCACATCAGCCGCTCGACGGCGCACCGTTACGCCGACGACGAGATGGGCGGACGGTCGCAGCAGTACGCCGAGCGCGGCGGCACGCTCTTCGGGGGCAATGCCAGCACGGGCTTCGGCACGCTCGTGGACGTGGCTTGCGGCGCTGAGATTCGCGGCATGGACTGGCGATCGCAAGTCGCCGTGCCGCCAGATAGCGTCCTGGCATCGGACGGCTCCCGTCGAGGCAAGGCCTACCAAGAATGGAAATCCACCCTGCCCTCCGGCTTCTGCGAGTGTAACGCCACGGACTACGCGAAGGTGCAGGAAATCATCGACGCGATCCGTGAGCATGACGCCGCGAGGTTGCTCGTCGAAGCCGCGAGGCACTCGCAGTACAGCGTGTTCTGGACGGACGCGGAAGGACACGCTCGAAAAGCCCGCGCTGACGGCGTCACGCCGCGAGAGTGGTTCGATCTCAAGACCACGAGCAGCGACTGGCGAGACTTGAAGTTCTCGTTCCGGAGATTCGGCTACGACTGGCAGGCTGTCTGGTATGCCGACGCTGCCCGCGTGGCTGGCTTCGAGCCGTTCGACTTCAAGTTCATCGTCGTGCAGACCTTCGCGCCGTTCAACGTCAAGGTCGTGACGCTGCCGGGCGATGCCATGGCGAGGGCGGCCGACGAAATCACGCGGACGCTCAATGCGATCCGCACCCGACGCGAAACGGGCTCGTACGTGCCCGCTTCGTATCACGCCGTGCAAGAGTTGGTGTTTTAGTTGTCTGGATACGATTCCCCAAGGAGGCTCAAAAATGAGCAACGATCTGGCAGTTGTGGGTTCTTTCCGTGCCCTCGAAGAAGGAAACGCCGCGGCGGCCCTTCTCGAAGCCAATCTCGGCGGCGCGGCTCTTCGCAGTAGCGACCTGACGTGGGTGAAAATCCCCACTGGCGGCGCGACTCGATGGTCGTGGTCGAACAAGGCCGGGGCTGAGTTCAGCGAGAAGGCGATCACGGGCTTGCTCGTCGTCGTCTCCAAGACTGAGCAAGTCTTGTGGCCGCACGTTGACGCCGCGAGCGGCAGCAGGCCTCTGCTCGTTTCGCTCGACGGCGTGACTGGCCACAAGATCGGCAGCGACTACGGCGACCTCGATCCGAACGTGATCGAGGCGGCCAAGCGTGCCGACGGCACCTACGACTGGAAGAAGATTCCGTACTGCCAGTGGCAGGGCCAGGGCAAGGGCGCCAAGCCGCCCCGCGCCAAGAGCAGTCGCGTGCTGGGTGTTCTCCGCGAGGAGGACAATCAGCCGGTGTTCGTGCGAGTGAGTTCGACGAGCCTGCGGGCCGTCGACGATCTCCTGCGTGGCATCACGGCCGAGGGCCTGTTCCACTTCCGAGCGATCGTGGAACTGACCCTGGAGAAGCGGAAGGGAGCGAGGGCGGACTACGCCGTCCTCGTCGCCAAGTCCATTGGCTCCGTCGACGAGCAGACCGGCATGCTCGCCAAGGGGCGGTTCACGGACACGATGACCAACATCGTGTGTCCACCGATTGAGGACCGCGTCTCGCGGGCTCAGTCGAGCGTCTTGTCTGCGGACGAGGCGAGCGAAGTCCCCTTCTGATCTAGGCGGCGCGGGTTTTTCTCCTTTCCCCGCGAACCCCTCGCCGTGCATACGCCGTCAAAAAGCGACACGGCGAGGGGGCCGCTTCTTCGTTTTTTCATTTTTTCATTCCAACCACGGAGGGTTCTATCGTGAACTACAACGCTGATCGTATTTTTTCAGAAGTCTCGTCGCTCGCTGCTAGGGGCTGGAAGATCGTTCGACTGTGGGGCGTGCGTGACAACTTCACCTGCACTTGTGGCCGCCCTGAATGCCCGACGCCCGGCAAGCATCCGCACGGTGGCAGCGGCTGGCCGGATCGAGCCACCGACGACGAGTCGCAAATCTGGTCATGGCTCGAAGACGTCGAGGAACACACCCGCTCGAACTTTGGCGTCAGGCTCGGAGCCTCTTCGGGCGTGATCGACGTCGAGTTCGACTCACCGGAGGCCGAGCAAGTCCTGAAACGGTTCGGCCTGGACACGATCGACACGCCCACGTACTCCAGCGGACGTGGCGAGCATCGGATTTTTCAGTACTCGCCTGGCCTGCCTGACGCGGGTGTAGTCAAGGTCGAGGGCCTGGAGGTCCGCATCGGCGGCGGGGATGCCGCCAGCCAGTCGGTGATTCCGCCGTCGTGGCACAAAAGTGGCAAGCAGTACCAGTGGCTGCCTGGCAAGTCTCCAGACGATTGCAATCCAGCCGTGCTGCCGGACGCCTTCATGGCTGCGATCCTCGATTCGTCGAAACGCAAGGGCTCTGGCCTTGTGGCCCAAGCCCGCGAGACTCTCGGAGGAGACGAGGCAGTCAAAGAGGGCGGGCGGCATGCGTTCTTGGTCGGGGCGGCCAGTTGGCTGTGCGCTCGCGTCGGTGAATACACGACGGCCAACCTCAAGATGGTCGCTACCCTGCTCGAAGGGGCGAACGCCGCGAGGTGTCAGCCGCCGAAGAGCCAGGACGAGGTCGTGAAGATCGCGAAAGACCAGTTCCTCCACTACCAGCAGAAGCAGATCGAGCGGAAGTCCAAGCGGCCGTTCGAGCGATACGGCCTCGCGTGGAACCACGAGGACGGGTGCTGGGAGCCTGGGTCGTGGCGGCTCACGATCGTCGAGAGCGATCCGCCGGAGTACAAACTCCACGTCCCGTCGCCCAGCAATCAGAAGAGGAGCGTGACAGTCCTGCTCGACGCTGATGAGATCACGAGGTCGCGAGACGTCGCCGTGGCGATTCTGGAGGCCACGAAGAGCGTCGACGTGCTTGATCCGAACCCGGCCCGCTGGTCGAAGACCTGGGACGGAGAGAACCTCCGGAACGAGGACGGAGGCTGGCGGACGATTCGCGGGCTGAAATGCAAACTGTTCGACGACGCGGATCGTGAAATCCCGCCGATCGAGGCCAACGAAGCGGTCAACCACGCGCAGATTCTTCACCAGTACCTCCGATTTGGGTTCGCCAAGACCGAGGGCGGCGAGAGCGAGAGCGACAGGCTCCCGAACCACTCCGGAGTGCCGAAGTGGATTTACGACAAGAAGAAGGACAAGTGGGGCCTCTGGCTCAAATGGAACGAGGCCGTATACGCCGCGTGGCGTAAGAGGGGCCTCCCGCAGCCTGGGCAGAAGATCACCCGCGCCCTGAAGCGGATGGTGCTGGAAGAGGTCAACGAGATGGATTTCGAGACCGACGCGAAGCGGTTCGACGGCGGTTCGTCGCGATGGTTCATCCTTCGCGACCATCATCTGGCGGCCCTCGAACGTCTTTCTGGGTCTATATAGGGAAATAATTAGGACTATGAAAGTAAAAGTCTAAGTCTACAAGTCAAAAACGGGAGTAAGTCCTTATATGGTAATGGCTTTTGACTCCTATATAGACAAGAACTTGGACGGTACTTGAGCGGTTTCTGGGTCTCATTCATCCACGGAGGGAAAGAGCATGGCAATGGTAGAGCGGGCGATTGGCGGGGCTGGCACCGGGAAGACGAGGCTGATCCTCGATCGGCTCTCCCAGGCCAAGCGGGAACTGGGCCTGGGCGTCCACGAGATCGGCTTCTGCACGTTCACCAGGGCCGGCAGGGCCGAGATCGCGGCGAGGGCCGCCGCCGAGTGGAACGTCGGCGTCGATGCCCTGACGAGCCACGGATGGTTCCGGACGGCTCACGCGATCGCGTACCGGCAGATCAGCGTGGCCGACGGCCAACTGATCCAGGGCCGCGACGGCGACGAGTTCGTCTCGGACGCCGTTGGGGGCGTGATCAGCACGAGGATCGACGGTCGAGGGGAGAGGCAGTACATCTCCGGCGAAGGAGACGACAGGGCGATCCCGCAGGCCCTGAAAGCCTGGGAACTGGCCCGGAGCAAGATGACGAGCGTCCAGGCGATTCTGGCTCGCTGGGATTTGTGCGGCGAGGAGACGCCGACGCTCGCCGACGCCCGTCGGACGATCGAGAAGTACGAGAACGCCAAGAAGATGCAGGGCAGGCTCGACTTCACGGACGTGATCGCCAAGTTCGCAGGCGTCCGCTACACGGTGGACGGGCCGTACAAGGCCGAGCCAGAAGGAGACGTGCCAGAGGGGCTTCGTGTTCTGGCGATCGACGAGGCTCAGGACTCGTCGACTCTCGTCGACATGGTCTGCAAGCGGCTCGCTGCCAGCCCGTCGATCGAGCGAATCTGGCTGTGTGGCGATCCGTACCAGTCCATCCACAGTTTCGCCGGCGGCGACTACACGCATTTCATGTCCTGGGAGGCCACCGAGTCGACCATGCAACGGTCGTACCGCTGCCCGCGGCAGGTGCTGGCCCTGGGGGAGGCCTGCCTGCGGCAGATGACGAAGGGATACCGGGATCGGCAAATCCAGCACGCAGGCCACGACGGCTCCGTAAGTCGCGTCGGCAGTGCCGAAGAGGCCCTGTCTCGCCTGTCTGCCAACACGTCGGCCCTCATTCTGGGCCGCTGCGCCTACTCCCTCGAAGAGTACGAGTCGATCCTCCAAGCCAAAGGCATGCCGTACCTGTGGATCGACAAGTCTTCAGGCTCTTCGGCATTGTCTGGATACGCTGCCCTGTGGGGGCTCCAGCACGGCCGCACGATCTCGGGCGACGACTGGGCGAATGCCGTCCAGGCGATCGCCGTGAAGAGTGGCGACTACGGCGAACTGCTCGCTCGCGGCATCAAGACAGCGTGGAAGTCCGGAAAGATGTCGCACATTGACCTGATTCGTCCCACTCCAGACGACTACGAACTGATCGGCGTCACGCCTGCCCTGGCGTCGCTGATCTCGCAGGGGCGGTGGCATCTCGCGATTGAGCCGAAGTCCTCTGATCGAGCGAAGACTTGGCTGGATACGGCAACTCGCTACGGCGAAGAAGTTGCCTCAAACCCTCCGATCCGTCTCTCGACGATCCACGGCGCGAAGGGGCTAGAGGCCGACACGGTGATCCTGTCGTCGATCACGAGCCCGAGCGTCGAGCGGTCTCGCAACGCCCTGTCTGACCTGCACGACGAAGAGTGCCGCGTGGCTTACGTGGCAGTCACCAGGGCCAAGAAAGACTTCATGTTCGTCGACGACGGATATCGCTACCGAATGGAGTTGCCGCTGTGAAACTTGCCCGCCTAAAACTCGTTGCCGTTTCCATGGTCGTCGTTGCAATTGCCGCGATCGCCGGAACGATCGACCCCCGCAAAGACGACGAGCGGCACCGCGAGTACGGTGAAAAGTTCAAGTGCGTCGCCAAACTCGTGTGCCGCAATGCCAAAACTGGAAACGAGCAGACGGCCAGTTGCGTGATTGTTTCGCCGAGATTCGTAATCACGTCCGCTCACGTCGTGGATGGATGCGTTGACTGTTTCGTGTTGTGCGACGACGGATCGAAGCACGAGATCGCCGAGATTGTCTCGCATCCTGACTTCGGCCAGAAAGCACGCAGCGAGGGAGACCTGGCAGTCGGCAAGGTCGAGAAGCCTTTCTCGCTGGACTTCTACCCTCCTCTGCACGGGCTCAAGGATGAACCAGGCCGCGTCGCAAGCATTGCCGGGTACGGAATGAACGGCACGTTCCACACGGGGGCCGCAGACTTTGACGGCAAGAAGCGGGCCGGCAGCAACGTCATCGACCGCGCCGAGCGAGACCTGCTGATCTGCTCCGTTGGCTCGCATCGCAGGACAGAACTTGAGTTCTTAATTTCCCCAGGCGACTCAGGCGGCGGACTGTTTCTCGGAAACGAACTGGCTGGCATCAATTCGTTCCTGATGGTCGAGGGCCGCAGCCCAAGGGCAAAAATGGGGGAAGAGTCTGCCCACGCGCGAATCAGTCACTACAAAGAGTGGATCGAAGGGGTTCTCAATGACCGCAAAAAATAGCCTGCTGTTCGAGATCGCTCCCACGCAGGACGAGGACGGCAAGAAAAAGAAGGCCAGCCGCAAGAAGCAGGCGGAAGAACACCCGCAGCCGAAGGCATGGGAGCCGCCGCCGTCGCCGCCTGTTGGGTTCATGCTCTCGATCGAGGGCCACGTCTCGTGCGAGACGTGCGGCCTGCAAGTCGTCGACCTCGTCGAAGTCTTGAAGATCGACGGCGAGCCCAAGTGGAAAGTCATGTGCGGGTGGTGGTGTATGACGACCTGGCTCATTAATCCCATCCCTGGCCTGCTCGACGAGGCGGACAAGTCTGCCAGGCAGTTCGTACTTCGCGAGGGACGATTCGCTGGCAAGACGTTCGACGAAGTCTGGAACTCTGGCAATGAGTGGTACGTTCGCGATCTTGTGAAGATGGCGAAGCGGACGGTCGTGGCCGAGGCAGCCGCCGAGTGGCTGTCGAAAAAAAAGATTGACTGATCGGGTTGTACGGATACGCTACGCACGCCATTGGATGGCGACTCCGAGCGTCGCGGGGCTGGTTGTGCGAGCCGCCCCGCGACGTTTTGACATCGACGGATCGAATCGAAGCATGATTCTCCACGGCGACGCCACGACGGTTCTCCGCAGCATGGACGACGCAAGCGTCCATTGCGTTGTCACGAGCCCGCCGTACTACGCCCAGCGGTCGTACCTGGGCGAGGCCGACCCGCTCAAGCCGCAGGAGATCGGACTCAAAGGCGGCGAGTACATCGCGGACCTCGTGGCAGTGTTCCACGAAGTCAAGCGGGTGCTTCGCGACGACGGCACGCTGTGGCTGAATCTCGGTGACGTCTACGAGAACGGCGAACTGCTCGGCCTCCCGTGGATGGTCGCCCGCTCGCTCCAGTCAGACGGCTGGATGCTTCGCCAGGACATCGTGTGGGCCAAGCCCTCCCCGATGCCCGAGAGCGTCTCTGACCGCTGCACGCGGGCCCACGAGTACGTGTTCATGTTCACCAAGTCTCGCGACTACTTCTACGACGCCGAGGCGATCAAGGAAGAGTCCGACTCGTCGCCGACTGGCAAGAACCGCCGCAGCGTCTGGCGGATCGCTTCGACGCCGTACGCCGGGGCTCACTTCGCCACGATGCCGACGGCCCTGGCGGAACTCTGCATCCAGGCTGGAACGAGCGAGTACGGAGCCTGCTCGGCCTGCGGGGCTCCGCACGAGCGTCAGATCGAGAAGCGGAAGATCGCCCGCAAGCGGCCCAACCAGTACGTGAAGCGAACGGGCGAGAGGGGCACGGGAAACTCGTGTGCCAACACGGTGGCCGGCGTCGAGACCAAGACCATCGGCTGGAGCCCGGCGTGTCAGTGCAATGCGTCCGTCTCTCCGTGTGTCGTGCTGGACCCGTTCGCCGGAAGCGGCACGACGCTGGCCGTCGCCAAGGCTCTAGGCCGCGACGGCATGGGCATCGAACTCAACGCTGAGTACGTGGAGTTGGCGAGGAAGAGGGTCTCCCAGGTTGGCGCATAGAAGGAGAAGAAGCATGGCAACCGCTCCATTCAAGAGAAACGCAGAAGGCTCAAAGGTCGGGCTGGTGTACGAACTCATCGACCCAAGGAATGGGCAGTGCCGCTACGTTGGATGCACGACGCGGGTTGAGGATCGCAAAAAGTACCACACCACTCTCGGGTGGGCGTTCGGAACAAATGTCGAATACGACCGCTGGAGGCAGGAACTCTACGAGTGCCGACTGGTTCCAGTGTTCAAAGTCATCGAAGAAGACGTCGCAATGCTGGAACTGCGAGAGCGAGAGCAGTTCTGGTGCAGAGCCAGAGCAGAAGGCGGGTGTCGCCTCGTAAATAAGCCAGCCGGAAAGATCACGAGAAGCGACCTATTTCCAGCCAGCGACGCAATGCTGTGCTGCGACTTTGCAGAAGAGATACTGGCAGTTATTGCTTTGATCAAAGAGCGATGCGATACGAATCGGATTCCTACGCGAGCAAGTAAGCAACTTCTTGCGATGATGAGAGCGGCCGAATCTTTCAAGATCGCGATGGGTAAATGAACCCCACCATCACTCTCACGCCCTGGGAATACGAGCGAGCCTTCGCCGTAGGCATCGGCCGCTTCACGGCTAACTGGGGCGTCGGCGACGCGGACTACTACGACCGCAGTCTCATGGAAGAAGACCGCAACGCCCAGCCTGCCGCGGCGATCTGCGAACTTGCCGTTGCTAAATACACCGGCAAGTACTGGCACGCTGGTATCTGGGCTCGACGCGATCACGCCAAGTACAAGCACCTGGCTGACGTTGGCGACGACATCGAGGTCCGGAGAGTCCGGACGCGAAATGCGGTCAAGGTCCGATGCAAGGACGCTGGAAAAATCGTGTGGGCCGCCAGGACGGCTGATCCCGAGTACAGAACGGTCGAGATTCTCGGATTCATCTCAGCCGAAGAGGTCATCAAGTCTCTCGTCGGCACGTATCAGTCAGAGAAGTACGTGGAACTCGAATCGCTGCATCGGCCGTGGGTGATTGCATGAGCATCTCATGGACTACAGCGTCCGTGCAGGTCCCGGCAGAAAAGGCAGTCGTGGTCGTCTCACAGCGATTGCGAGAAGGCGGCAGCCGTGTGTTTGCAGGCTGGATCGAAGACGGCACTTGGTACATGTTCCTTCCAAACCCGTCCCCAGCCATGCCCGGCGAAGACGGGTTCGTGGCCGAGATGGGCGACGTCCACGGCGACGACCGCTGGACTCCTCTATCGGAAGACGCTGCTCGATACGACGAGATCGTCGAGGCCCTGTCAGAGATCAATCCAGACGCCCTCCTCGCCGACGGCTTCGAGCGGGCCCTGATCGGGCACACGAGCAACCATCACCGCCCGCACGTCGCCGTGTACAGCGTGAAGAAGTGCATCGCGATCCTCGTCAGGCGTGACGGCATGACCGAGGACGAGGCTGAAGAGTTCTTCTCGCTCAATACGCTCGGGGCGTATGTGGGAGAGAACGGACCTCTATTTATCTGAAACGGAGTGTAAGCAATGAGAAACCAACCGCCTTGGCTGTCCGTCGGGTTTGAGTATTACAAGAAACACGAGTCGCTTGGGGGGGCTTTCAACTGGAACGCAGCCTCGATACACAACGCAGACGGCGACGATGTCCCGATCAACGCGAGCGGCGATGGCTGTCAAGTTCAACGCCATGAAGACATCAAGAGTTTCTCGACTTTGACGGGAAACCTTGAGCATGAAATGGCAGATTGGATTCGCAAGGCTGACTTTGTATTTTGCTGCTTTGCGTGGCTGACAAACCGCAATGTTCTTGACGCCCTTGCTGGCCTCGAAAAAGGGTGCCAAGTCATTGTCCAAAAAGAAGACTTTCTGCGACCGGACAGCGGCCATTCGCCACAGTCGAACGCAGAACTTCGCGCTGCGTACGGTCGACTGCGATGCGGAGTATATCGACACAGTCTCCCTTCAATTGCAAGCAGTCTGTCAACATCATGGGACGACGCAGTGGACGCTGTTCGCTGTGCGGGGCTCTCAATCGCAAGTCGCAAGGTGGCGGTGCCTCGAATGCACCACAAGTTTGCCGTAGCCTGCAAGTGCCACTTCGACGATCGGTCGATGTCGCACTGCTTTGAGCCGTACTCCGTATGGACCGGATCGTTCAACCCGACCTCCAACGGAACTCGCAGTAGAGAAAATGCCGTAATTATCGAGTCAGAGTCTACTGCAAACTTCTACCTAAAAGAGTGGGCGAAGATGTTTGCGATGAGCGAACCGCTTGACTGGTATCACGAGTGGTGTGCGCCTCAATACAGGATTGGAACGTAAAAAGCGTCGCATCGTCATTCGCGGAGGGGAACCCGCGAGGACTGATTCGTGCCCTGGATCGTCTACGAGACCATCAACAAGGTCAACGGCAAGAAGTACATCGGCGTCCACCGTCAGAGTGGAACTGAGTTCGACGGATACTTAGGCAGCGGCGCGATTCTTGAGGCCGCAGTTGCCAAGCACGGCCGAGATGCGTTCGAGAGACGCACGCTCTTTGTTTTCAGGACTGCCGAGAAGGCCTACGCCAAAGAGAAGGAACTCGTGTCGGAGTTGTGGGTCTCTTCTACGGCGACCTACAACATCAAGCACGGCGGGCTTGGCGGAACTGGCTATCGCCAAAGCGAAGAGTCTCGCCAGAAGATCAGAGAATACCGCACAGGGCAGCCTCACTCTGAGCAGACCAGGGAGAAGATTCGGCAAGCCAGGACTGGCAAGCCTCTTTCGTTAAGTGCGAGAGAGAAGTTACGGCAGACAATGCTCGGCAGGACTCATTCTCCTGAAATCCGAGAAAAGATCAGCAAAGGGGTGGCTCGCGCCTGGGAGGCTAAAAGAAATGCCCCTTGAGACTGCGATCACCAAGTCTATCGTCAAGTCTGCCAAGTCTCATGGCTGGTGGACGTTCAAGATCGCCGGTGGCGCGTTTCAGCGAGCCGGCATCCCAGACTTGCTCTGCGTCAAGGCTGGCCGGGCCGTGTTTCTTGAGGTCAAACAGCCCGGCAAGAAGCCGACGCCGCTCCAGCAGCACGTCATGCAAGAGATTCGTGAACAAGCCGGCGCCGTTGCCGAGGTCGTCACGAGTAAAGAAGAAGCCCAGAAGGTTCTCGACTCAGTATGGGAAGCATAACTTCGAGAAAAAACTGGCCGCCAGAGCCAGAAAAGCCGTCTCGGAAGCCGGTCTACGAGTTGGTTCTCGTCGACGGAGTCTGGCGGAAAGTCATTAGACCAAAAGGAAGGCAGCATGATCGCCGCCAGAAGGCCGGAAGAGCGTGAAGTGTATCAAGAGTTGCTGGCGGTCAACCCAAAAGCCCTCGTTGCCAAGGGTCTTTCGGAAGCCTACATCGGCCATTCGTCTGGAGTCAGGCCAGTCGCAGTCTACGACTACGAGGCATGCGTCGAGATCGTCATGGCGAACAAGGGGCTCTCGCACGAGCAAGCAGTGGACTACCTCAGCGAACACACGGTGCCTGAGTTGGTTGGCCGAGACCTGCCGATTTTTGTGATCACGACGAACTGAAAAAGCCATTGACAGAGAGAAGTATGGAAGCGATAACCACGGCCGTCGGAAGGCTCTCTGACCTCGACGCAAGGGCGATAGTCGCGAGCCTGACGAAGCACGGAAGCCAGTTCCAGCGAGAGGTTCAGAGTCGACTCGGGTCGACGACACCGATCGCGATTGTGCGGGACGGGTCATGGAGGATCGTAGCGTGGGCAGCAACGCACGAGTGGCGATCGTGGCAGACCCTCGAAGGGTTCACGCTCGAATCACATCGGCGTCGCGGCATCGCTCGCCTGGCCGCTGCGATGCTGGTCGCAGACGGCTCGATCAATCCGCAACTGCCGCTGGCCGTGTTTGCACCGTACTGCGTCACGATTGCACGCAGCGTCGGCTGTCGGGATGTTCGTCTCTTCGAGCGTCACGGCGACGACTGGTTCGAGAACTCCTAACGCGAGGTAGTTGTATGGATACACGCACCGCGATCTTTCTGCTCTTGACCATGTTCGCTGCGACGGCTGTCGCAAACGACGGGACGTGCAGCGTCCTCACGCCAGGTGAAGCCCAGGTCGTGTCCAAGACAAACGAAGCACGCGCAAGCAACGGCGCTCCTGTTCTCGTCGTCGACTGCGGACTCATGTCGTCGGCGAGGCGGCACGCCCGCAGGATGGCTCGCGAAATGTCGCTGCGGCACAGCGCAGATCGCGTTGCTGAGAACGTCGCCACTGGCCAGCCGACGGCAGCCGAAGCCGTCGAAGTGTGGCTGGCGTCTCCTGGGCATCGCGCCAACATCCTGAACCGTGGCTATCGCCGCATCGGCGTGGCTGGGTTCATCGGTCCAGACGGTCGAGCGTACTGGGTGCAGCAGTTCGCTCCGTGACAAGCCCCTCCGGTGGTCCCGCCCCGCGAGCATCGGATCGGCCGAACTCGCGGGGTGGGCCATTCGACAGAACCAATCACACCAAAAGGAGAGCCGACGATGATCCAGAAAAGCGAACTGGTGCAAGTCTGGACGACCATGAAGGTAACGGACATTGCAGCGAAGCACTCGATGACGATTCAGGCTGTCTACTCGCTCGCCAGGCGGTGCGGCCTGCCTGGAAAGATGGAACTCGCAGAGTTGCATGACGGCCCAGGAGAGGACGATCCGACTCCAGAGCAGATCGCAGAGCGAGCCAAGGTCATTCGCGACTCTTGGAGTGACGCGGAATGCGAGCGACGGTGGATGGGCAAGCGTCGTATTCGGTACGAGTTTCCTCGCATCGAGACGGCGGCCATCTTCGGTACGAGCGAGGCTGCTTCTTACTCAAGGGTATAGCGAGTGCCAATCGAAGAGACATGGCTGATTGATGCAGTTGGTCAGGCGATCGCAGGCCTTGGCGAGCGGCAACTGGCCCTCGACATTGGGGCCAACCGTGGTGACTGGGCCTGCGAGTTGGCCCTGGCTTTTGCGAAAGTGATCGCCGTTGAGCCAGACGATCGGAATCCGCTGGCTCAAAAAGCAGCGGACGGCGTCGAGGTCGTCACGGCAGCGGCGTGGAAGGTCGACGGCTTCGTGACCCTCTACATGAGGCCGAGCCCTGACCAGAACTCGCTCCTTGAGACGCATCCGATCGGGGCTGGGGCGTGCGCTCCAGCCCCGGCGATTGAGGAGCGGCTCGTGCCGTGTCGGACACTGGACAGCATCGCCCCAGGCGGGGCTGACTTTGTGAAGATCGACGTCGAAGGAGTCGAGGCCGACATCCTGTCGGCGTGCAGTCGTGATGGGAACTGGTCTCGCACGGTGTTTGTGGTCGAGTGCCACAACACGTACGACGCCGTGGAGGCCGAGTTGACGTCGCTCGGTAAGTCTGTGCGGCGGGTGCCGCACCCGTCTGGCACGGCGCACCCTGGTCACTGCTGGGCGATTGGGCTGCCGACTGAATGAACGTCAGAGTTGTCATCGCGAGGCACGCAGAGCCTATTGGGTGGGTCCGCATGCTGCCACGAGACTGGGATGTTGTGATCTACAACAAAGGCTCCAGCATTAAGGAATGCTTTGGCGCAACGGTCGTTGACAGGCCGAACATCGGTAGGGAGGCAGAGACGTTTTGCTTCCATAACTCCTCCGTTTTGCCGTGCGACTACACGATCTACTTGCAGGGCAACCCGTTCGACCACTGCATCGGGCTCGTCGAGATAGCCGAAGCCGTCATGCTCAGGCGAGATCGCGTCGGCTGGCTTGGGTTTCACTTCGACACGTCATGGAACGGTCATCCGCACACTCCAGAGGACTTGGGCCTGCGTAACGTGTGGGCGAGACTTGGGCTGCGAGGGGCATGCCCGCGGTCGCTAGCGTTTTCTGCTGGAGCCCAAATGGTTGTCTCCGGAGAGTACGTTTCCAGCCGCAGTGCAGCGTGGTGGGCGATGGCGACAGACATCTCGGCGACCGAAGACTGGAGGGTCGCGCATTGCTTTGAGCGACTCTGGCCCACCATCTACAGCAAAGGGGAGCCGTCGTGAGCCAAATTGCCGTTGTCGTTCCGACGTGCAGGCCTGAACAACTCGAAGCGTTCTGCGCCTCGTGGCGAGAGCAATTCTCCCAGCACGACGCTACGGTTGTGGTTGTGCGAGACGACACGGACGCAGGAGAGATTCACGTCCTGGGAAAAGGCGCCGTCGGGGACGAGGCTTCTGTGCTTGGAAAGAACTGCGGCATCGTGGCCCGCAAGTCTCCGGCCTGCCGGTGTCTTGGGTTCGCGTACATCGCCAGGAGTCTGCCTGAAGTGCGGTATGTCGTCACCCTTGACGACGACGTCGCACCAGACGGCGACACGATCGGCGACCACATTGCTGCTCTCTCTCGCCGTACGCACACGTCGTGGATGTCAAGCGTCATGCGTGGCCCTCACATGCGAGGATTTCCGTATGGAGTACGCGACGAGTCGCCAGTGTTTGTTAGCCACGGCGTGTGGAAGAACATTCCAGACCTTGACGCGCCGACGCAACTCGTGATTGGCAACTCTCCGGAGGTCGCGTTCTACTCCGGGCCAGTCCCTCGCGGCGTGTTCTTTCCCGTCTGCGGCATGAACCTCGCGTTTCGTGTGGAAGCAATGCCGTACATGCTCTGGTGCCCAGCCAAGTGGCTCCCAGGGGCAGAACGGTTTGACGACATCTGGATGGGTGTCGAACTCGTCAAGGACTTGTCAAAAATCAACGCTGCGATGGTCACAGGCTTCTCGTCCTGCGTGCATACTCGGCTGTCTAATGTGTATGCGAACCTTCGAGCAGAGGCCTACGGAATTGGACTCAACGAACGGCTCTGGGCAGGGAAGCCAATGCCGCCGGATGCCAAAGAGTTTTTTGAGTCGTACAGGGAGTGTCGCGCCGCGTGGGCGGCCATGATCACAAAAGCGAGAGGCGCGATCGCATGAATCTCTTATCCCAGTGGTGGAACCCCAGCAGCAAAGAGCGGCGAGTTGAGATTCTGGAATGCCGAGAAGCGAATGAGTCGAGCGGCTTGTTTCGAGACGTCCACTACGTTGATGCACGCGACAAGACGAAGACATACAAGGAGTTGTTTTCGCTCTGCGCTGATAAATGGCCCGGCCAACTCTGCGTTGTCGCCAACACGGACATCATCTTTGACGAGACGATTCGCCTGCTAGAGCCGCACGTTGACGATTCGACGTTCGTGGCGCTCACGCGATGGGATAGTCCTGTATCGCCACGCATGATCGGGCACGTTCTGCACGTCCCGAAAACGACGACTTTCGCGCAGAAGCAGCACTACGACGACTTTTGTTTCTTCGCAGGATCGCAGGACGTCTGGGCGTTCATCGCAACGGACAAAGTGCGAAGCGCGCCGGATATTCCGCTCGGTATCCAAGCCTGCGACCAGGGAGTCGCAGCGTGGGCGATTGCGGAGGCATTTCGGATCGTAAACCCGTGCCTGTCGGTCAAGACTTGGCACCGGCACAAGACTCCCAGGCAAACGGGCGATGGCGACCTTATTTACATGGGGCTCTACGCCTACCCGCAGGCAACAACGATCGACGGCATCCACGAGACGATGGTCGGCTCGCATGAATGGACGAAGGAGTCGGCTGGAAAGCCTATTCAGTGGAGTGTAACAAGGAGCCAAGGCCGCGATGCTGATCACAGTTAGCGCGTACAACCGCCCGCACTATCTCAGCAAGTCTCTTGCGTCGCTGTCCCGGTGTCGCGGAATAGGCGCATGCAGAGTGTTCGTGATCCTAGACAAAAGCGATCGCACAGACGAATGCCTGGAAATTGTAAGGCAGCACGGGTTTGACTCGTTGACGCTTGCGGAAAGAGTTGGGTGCAACGAAGCGATATGCAAATCGCTTCGCGTCGGATTCGATTTTGCTGGAACCGACTTCAACTTGCACGTAGAAGACGACGTGGTTCTGTCGCGTGATGCGATTCACTGGTTCTGGTGGGCAAGGGACACGTACCGGAACGATAAGTCAATCTTTTCCGTTAGTGGCTGGCAAAGAAAGCCGTGCGGGCTCATTACACAATGCGGCCGAAGGATGGGCTTCTGTCCTTGGGGTTGGGGTACATGGAGAGATCGCTGGGACGAGATCAAAGCAGCGTGGCCTCCGGCTGAAGGGACGTCGTGGGACGTTCACGTCACCAACAACGTGCGAGGAACTAGGTTCGAGGCTTACCCGGCAGTGTCTCGCGTGCAAAACATCGGCGAATCCGGCGGCGAGCATATAAACTGCCCAGACTGGCACGAGATTTTTCATGCTGCTGTCAGCACTTCAGACGACGCGCCCGAGAGCGGCAACCTTTACTTCACCGAGGCGAACATCTAAGAAGCCATGCCGTCGCTTACGTTTGCAGAGATTAACCGACACGCCCCTGACTTGATTCTTCCGCCAGACCCGGAGTTCGTCGACGCCTACTGGGGCCGCGTCGAGCGTGGACGCCTGATCGCCAAAAAGAGAAGGGCCGCTTTCGTTGCCATCTGCCGCAACGCGATGCCGTTTCTGCCGCTGACGCTGGAGTTGGTATCGCGTACGGGCGAGTTATTCGCTGACTGGAGAGCCTTTGTCTTCGAGAACGACAGCGAAGACGGAACTAAAGACGTGCTGTCGGCAGCCAAGGTCGCTGACTCGCGGCTCAGTGTGGCGATGACAGACAACGGCCGACCGCACCTGAACTACACCAAGTCGTCTGACCGGACGATCGCCCTGGCCGAGTATCGCAACAACTGCCGACTTTGGTGCGAAGCGAACTGCCGGGGCTACGACTACGCCATCGTGTTTGATACGGACGCCTGGGGCGGCTGGAGCATCGACGGCATCGCCAACACGATCGGGCACCTCGAAGACGACGAATACAGCAACGCATCGGGGATGGGGTCGTACTCGTGGGCGGTATGGGGCCCTCCTGTGTGGCCGCAGCCGACCGAGTGCCAATACGACGCCTGGGCTTGCCGGTGGACGTGGTGGCAAGAGCGACAGAACATGCTCTGGTTCCACCTCTGGCACCCACCCGTCGGGTCACCACCCGTGCGGATGAACTCGTGCTTCGGGCAACTGGGCGTGTACCGCATGGGAGACTACATCTCAGGCACCTACGCCGGCGGAGACTGCGAGCATGTCGCCCACTGGAAGTCCATGGGCGGGGACTGCTATCTCAATCCGTCGCAGCGGGTAGTTTCGTTCTGGGTTCCAGAGGAAGGCGAATGACTCGGGCTATCGTCTCTGGCTTTTCAGGCAGCACATACAAGAACCTCGCTGACATAACGTGGCCTGCCATGGTGCAGTACGCCAGGACGATCGGGGTCGAGTTTCACGGCGTTGAACTCTCGTCAGGAAAAAGACCGCCGTCATGGGGGAAGTTGGCGGCCGTCGCCGGGGCTCTTGCGAAGCACGACGAAGTTCTCTGGATCGACGTCGACGTCGACGTGTCGCGAGCGACGCGAAACATATTCAATGACTTCCGGCCTGGGTTTCAGGCCGCCGCGTGCTGGCTGACGGACGAGCGAGGGAGGGGGCACTACAACTGCGGCATTTTCCTGGCCCGCAGGGACTTTCTGGAGACGATCGTCATGGCTGCGATGCAAGACGACTGCATACACGACGACTGGTGGGAGCAGGCGGCAATCAACAGGCTCGCCAGCGAGCAGACCGTCCACAGGCTAGGGGAGGAATGGAACTCTTGGAGAGGGACGAGCAAGGAGGTTGTTCCGCAGTTTAGGCACGCCTGCGGGATCGAGACCCCAGAACTGCGTGTCGCCTGGCTGGTGGGGGAGAAAGCAAAGACGGCTGCATGCCAAGAGGACCGACAGTAACCGTCTGCACGGCTACGTTTTCGAAAATGTGGTTGGCAGGGACGCCAACTCGGGTGATTGCTGAGACTCTGAAAATCTCGGCCGACAAGTGCGACGCGATTCGTCGCAAAATGGGCCTGCCGCGGCGACAGAGTTGGCACGGCTCCAAGACGGGGCACCGAAAAGCCTACCTCCCCTCGGAGGCCGAAATAAGGCAAAAATGCCTGGAGTTCCAGGCCGGCTGGAGCGACGAAGAGCGGGCGAGACGCCGTGTGGGCTGGTCCCCCGCCCCGAAGTCGGTCGAGATTCGGGTCATCCCAGAGTCGGCTTTCGGATGGGCCAGCAACGCCCACCTTTCTGAAGAGGGCGGCCCAGGCTGGAGTCTCGAAGAACTTACTGATCTCGGAACTTCGGGTGACTGAGAATCTCCGTGTAGCCTGAACCATGGCTCTGACACACGGAGGTTTTCAAGCCATGAATGAACCGAACTACGGCTCAGTCTCGATCTGGGAAAAGATTCGCATCCTGCAAGAGTGGTCGCCGGTTGTGACCTACGTGCAGGCTTTTTTGGCCGAGCATGACCCGCACGCCAAGTCCCTGATCGTTGCGGACGCCTGCGAGTGGCTGGCGGCTAAATCCAAGAACACCAAGGTCGACGACGAACTCGTCGATCACGTTACGGCGATCCTCAAGTCTCCACAGGGAGAGGCTTTCTTGCGGTGGATCGTCGCCAAAGTTGACGGAGACAAGTGATGCCCGATGTCGAGTTCATGCTTCGCGCCGCTGCCGTCGTGGCGGCGGCTGCTCTTGTGGCGGGTGCGCCCCTGGTGGCAGCAGGTCAAGCACTCCTGGCGTGGCGGCCGGTCTCGTTCGCGAGCAAGGCCTCGAAGCCGGAGCCAGAGGTGACGGACGACGCCCACGTCGTGCTGGAGATCGCCCGTCGGCTCCAGAAATCAGGCAACGTCGAGGGAGTGCGGCTGTGCAAGAGCCTCATCGACGTGCTGCTCAAGCCGGAGAAGAAGCCGTGAAGCGGGTGAAAGTGATCGTGGCCCTGCTCTTGGCCGCGTACGGCGTGTTTGGGGTGCCGTCGCTGCCGAGTTTCAGCGTCCGGACGCAGCCCGCCACGGTCGTCAAGGAGCCGAGCGAGGCCATGAAAAGCACAGTCAAGCCTGTCATCCGCGTCGTGAGCAAGATGTCGCCGATTGATCGGCTCTGGCTCCAGACGATCTACAGCAACGCGGCCAAAGTCGTGGCCGCAGATGGCGTCGTGGAACCGCAGGTCATCGTCACGACAGAGGGCCTGCGGGCTATCCATGTGGCGATCCTCAAGTTCATCTGGCGAGGCATGGCCGGGAATCCGCCTGGTGAGTACGAAGGCCTGAGCGAGGCCGTTGACGGTGCGATTGCTGAGGTTATCAGCGACAAACAGCGTCCCCTGACTCCTGAGTTGCGAGCGAAGGCCGTCGAGGTCTTCGATGCCATTGCATGGGCTGGGCTTGGAAAGGATCAGTGATGCCTGCTCCGTGGCGGCCCCAGGGGTACGTGCCCGACCGGGCAGCGACCGAGAAGTTCGTCTCGTCGCTCAAGTATCCGACGCTGGCTGAAGCCGGGCCAAAACTCGCCAACAACGACAACCAAGACGTCGTTCTCTACCCGGCGATTCTTCGCGTAGACCCGCTCTACAAGCGAACCGCCCAGGCCATCGGCTCGTGCGTCGGCCATGGGTGGGCAGGCTGCGGAGACGCCCTTGCTGCGACGGAAATCGTCGTCCACGGCGAGGCCGAAGACTGGAAAGGGCGTATCCTCGAAGCCTCGATTTACGGCGTGAGCCGGGTCGAGGCCAGAGGCAAGACTCGTGCGGGCACTGCCGACGGCTCTTATGGCGCCGGGGCGGCGAAGGCCGTCATGCAGTGGGGCGTCCTGCACTACGGCGTTGACTACGCAGGCGCGGTCTTCAAAGACTACTCCGGCATTCGGGAGAAGCAGTGGGGCGACACTGGCATGCCCGACGAACTGGAGAAGTTCGCCAAGCAGAGGCGAATCAAGACAACGACTCTCGTCACAGACTTTGACTCCTACTGCAAAGCCATATCCAGCGGATTTTCGGTTGCAATTTGTTCGGGACAGGGATTCACGATGTCCCGCTCAAACGGAAAGAGCGACGACGACATTGTCAATCGCGGCTTCGCCACTCCCAGGGGCGAGTGGCTGCATTGCATGGCTGGAATCGGAAAAAGAGGCGGCAGGAGGCCTGGCGGCCTCATCTGGAACTCGTGGGGAAATAAAGCCCACACGGGACCGCACTATTCGGGGATTCCAGACCGTCCGGATGACATGCCTGCGGAGTTTCGGGGCTCGACGTTCTGGGTGGACGCCGAAGTCTTGGACAAGATGCTCAAGTCTTGGCAAGACTCGTTTGCTCTCTCGTCCTACGACGGTTTCCCTCCCAGGAAACTTCCCTCTTGGACCGGGGGCATCCTGTGAACAGCAAGAAGTTCCTGCTTCTCGCCTTGGTGACGCTGGCTGGATGCCAGCCAAGCCTGACGCCGAATCAGGTGGAACTGCTCGGCGAATGCTTCTCGTGCGCCGCCTATGAGGTAATTCGGGCTGAATCGGCCGCTTCTCTGGCCCCGCAGCCTCCTCAGAAATGCTGCGGCAAGTGCAAAGGCGGCCTGGTTCGCTCGGGAGACGGCCTGGAGTGGGTGTCCTGCCCGTGCGATGACTCGTGCCCGTGCAAGACAAACAGGCAGTTTCTCATTCCGCCGAAGACGCTTCCATGACGCAGCAAGAGTTGCGGGACAAACTGTGGCAGGAACTGCCCGTCTTGCGGCGAAATCTCGTCGGACGCGAGCGGATTGATGACGTCATTACGATCGCCATCGAGCAGTGCCCGCTGGAGTTTTTTCAGCATATCTCGCAGGGCTCGAACGAGCAGGAAGTGGCCCTTGCAGCCTGGGGGCAGTCTGTGAAACGCGGCTACGGCCTGCTCTACGGCGAAGAGGCCCAGTTCGGGCCGCTGTTCTGGATTCTGATCAGCCCCCTGATCCAGTACCTGCTCAAGCGGCTCTTGGAGTGGTGGTTCGAGTCACGGGCTAATCGCGTGAAAATGGCCGGATGGAGAAGGGAGTTGACGAAATGACCGATGCGACCAAGCAAACAATCGTCGACACGGCGATCAAAGTAGCCGGAGACTTTGGCGTCCCCGTGGTCATCTTGGCTGCGTTCATCTGGATGGCCCGCGAAGCAGCCACGACCCTGCACGGCACGGTTGTCATCCCCATCGTGTCGTCGCACACGGAGTTTCTCGAATCGACTCGGGACACTCTCAAAGAGATCGGCAAGACGCAGTCTCAGCAAGCCGAGACGCTCAAGGAACTGGCGATTTCGCAGATCGAAATCAAGCAGGCCGTCTTACGGTCGGGCACCCGCGCAACTTTAGAATAGACCTCACCGAAAGTCTGACGGCGTTTTGGCGCGATACTGAAGGCTTGATGATGAGCAGCACATTTTCCCAGCAGCCTGGCACGCTGAACTTTGTCTTCAGCAGGGGCGACGACTTCAGCACGCTCGTGGACTTCTCGCCCATCAGCATGGCGGGATACATCGTCTCGGCCTCGATGCACAGTCTCGTGACTGGCAACGAAGTGCAGCCGCTCACGGTGGTCTTCGTGTCTGCTCAAGACGGGAGGGTGAACGTAAGCCTGACCGACGCACAGACGGCGGCACTGGCTCGCGGCACATACGGCTGGCAGATGCGATGGACTGAGAACAACGCCACGCGAACGGCTCTCACCGGGGTTGTCGAGGTACTCTGATGCCGATCAACGCAACCGTCAGCGGCGGGCAACAGATCACGGCGAGCGTCGGCGAGACGCAGATCGACGTGAGCGTGTCTGGTGGCGTCGGGCCTACGGGAACTGCTGGCGCGGCTGCGTCCGTGGCGGTTGGCACCGTGACCACGGGTGCGCCGGGTTCGTCGGCGAGCGTGGTCAACGCTGGCACGACATCGGCGGCTGTGCTGAACTTCACGATCCCGGCTGGGGCGCAAGGCATCCAAGGGCCGCAAGGCATCCAAGGGATTCAGGGCGTCGCCGGGGCGAAGGGCGACCAGGGTGAACCGGGCGTCCAAGGCCCGGCCGGCGTCGCTGGCCCGCAAGGTGCGAAGGGTGACCAGGGTGAACCGGGGATCCAAGGCCCGGCCGGCGTCGCTGGCCCGCAAGGTGCGAAGGGTGACCAGGGTGAACCGGGAATCCAAGGCCCTGCCGGCGTCGCTGGCCCGCAAGGTGCGAAGGGCGACCAGGGTGAACCGGGCGTCCAAGGCCCGGCCGGCGTCGCTGGCCCGCAAGGTGCGAAGGGTGACCAGGGTGAACCGGGAATCCAAGGCCCGGCCGGCGTCGCTGGCCCGCAAGGTGCGAAGGGCGATCCAGGCGAGCAGGGAATCCAAGGCCCGGCCGGGGCTGCGGGGGCCACTGGTGCCACAGGCCCGCAAGGCCCGCAGGGCGATCCCGGCGTCGTGTCTGCTACGGCCCCGATCACCTACTCGTCGCAGACGGTCGGCATCTCGGTCGGCACGGGCCTGGCGACCTCGGGCGGCTCGCTCGTGTTGGCCTCGCACAACCACTCCGCAGCCGACATCACATCCGGCACCGTCGCCACGGCAAGGCTCGGCAGCGGGACGGCTGATGCGACTACGTTCCTGCGGGGCGACGGGGCATGGGCCGCGGCGGGCAGCACAAATGCCAGCGACCTGACCACCGGCACGCTCTCAAACGCCCGCCTGACAGCCCGCGCGAGGGCCGCCGTCAACGTCTTCAATTGGTCCACATTTCGCTAGGAGCAATCATGGCCGACAATCCAGCCTTCGCCGTCACGCCGCGCGTCGCGTCAGTCAACATCGCGACCGCGAATACCAACCGCGACGGGACTGGGACCGTTGCCGCGTTGATCACCGGAGCCAGCACCGGGACGCGCATCGCGGAGATCGTCATCAAGGCCCGCGTTACCACCACGGCGGGGCAGGTGCGAGTATTCCTGCATGATGGCACCAACTTCTTCATCTTCGATGAAATCATCGTCGCGGCGGCAACGCCGTCGAATAGCGTGCAGTCAATTCGCGTTTCGACTCGCTACGACAACCTTGTGCTGCCGAACGCATCTTGGAGCATTCGCGTCTGCACGCACAACGCGGAAAGCATCGACGTTACGGCACTTGGGGCCGACTTGTGAATCCCGGCATCCTGAAGACCGAGTACGCATCGCCACAGACGCCCTACGGGTTGCTTGGAGTCCCGCAGCCAGTGCCGATGGTCGATCCTCGCCGCGAGCCGAACTGGCGAATTGTCGGCAGCAGCGTATGGAGCCTGTACAGGTCGTCTATTTTGCGGACGATGCGGACTGCGGCGGTTCGCGACACGCTCACTACGCCCAGCGGCTCGTATCCGGGCGGCGCCGCCTACTTCGGTGGCGTGCTGCTCCCGGATGGTCGCGTGTTTTGCGTGCCGCGCGGCGCGACGACTGCGCGCATTTACGACCCAGTCACCAACACGCTCACTACGCCCAGCGGCTCGTATCCGGGCGGCGCCGCCTACAACGG